CCATACCATACCATTGATAAACACAAGTAGTGGTACTGATTTCTCTTATATGTTCAACTATTGCTATTCACTCCAGACCATACCATTGATAAACATAAGTAAGGGTACTAATTTCTCTTATATGTTCAACTATTGCTATTCACTCCAATTTATTGATGCTGGTATACCTACGGTGCATGTATACAATTATTCAGTTGATTTTAGCTCTTCTAGTTTCTTATCAAAAGACAGTATCATAAATATATTCAACAACCTACCTACAAAGACAGGTCAAACTATAACTATTGATACACTTACAAATGCAAAACTAGACGACACAGACAGGGAGATAGTTACAAATAAGGGTTGGGCACTAGCTGTAGCATAAAGGAGGGAACAATGAAAACATATATAGCAGATGAAGGTAAGGTTTGGAAAAAGGGTGATGAGATTATAGGAGTTATTCTATACACATCAGATGATTTCAATGATAGTGATTTAGTACAAGTAGATGAAGTGGAAGACGCAATAGATGGGGAAGAAGGAATTAGATAAATATCTGATTGCCGATGGTATGGGGGATTGAAACATGGATTATACAAGGCTATTTGATACACAGAATTGGCAAACAATAGGCGATGATACACAATACCAAATTATTGATAATACAGATGAATTTATAATTATATTTTGTGGTTCTAATTCATCTCAGGATTGGAAGAATAATTTTAACTTTACTAAACAACCTTATAAGAATATGAATATTCCCTTTAAGGTTCATAGAGGATTTCTTAAAGTTTGGAAACTAATTAATGATTTCTTTCTAGATGAGGTAAAAGATGTAACTAAGCCTATTACAATTGTTGGACATTCCTATGGAGGAGCAATAGCAACTCTATGTATGGAAGATATTTGGTTCCATTATCCAGAAAAAAGAGATACTTTAAAACTTATAACTTTTGGCTCTCCAAGAACTATTGGGTGGAAAAATTATAAAAAAGTTAAGAATCGTTGGGAGAATTCAATTATCTATTGTAACCAGCTAGACTTGGTTTCGAATGTTCCTCCATTCTTATTGGGCTATCATCATGTTAAAAAAAGAACATTTATCAATAAAGAAAAAACAATAAAGCAATTTTTCAGATTTATCAATAACCATGAATTGCATAATTATAAGGAAATAACATGAAACGAATACTATTATTTATAGAAAACACATTGACAAAGTAGCATATTTTGCTATCACCTATGGCATTGTTTACACTTTAGCAGACAAATGGGAAATCAATGGGGCAATTGCTGTTGGTATCTTATTAGGTGTCATTAAAGAGATATGGGATAAATACACAGATGTCAAATTATCTATTACAGATTTGATTGTTGATATGTTAGGTATAGTACTTGCTTGCTTAATTTTCTAGGACTTGACAATGGCTTACCATCTATGATACTATATTCTTACATAGGAGTAATGAATGACTGTATATTTTGATAAATTAATCGATAACTACTTACCCACAGACTCTGGATGGACATTTCATCCAGATAATATAGTTGAATTGCCCACTGTAGAATCTGACAATAAACTAGTTATTGATACTAATAATCCTTTACCTAATGCCTATTCACAGTTAATGTTCAGCACTACATCCAGTACTGGAAATGCCTATATCTATTATCTAAATCTCATTACTTCTACTAATGGTGAATTACCACAGATTATACAAGACCCTAATGCTAGTAATGCAAAAGCCATTAAAATTGGTGCAAATACTAAGTTAATCTTTAAAACAAACTATCCATATAATAAAGATAGATTAAAGAAAGTAGTATGTAGGTGTAGGAAAGAGTCAAATGCTACCGCTTCATTACGTGTAGGAGTTATAAGTGTTAAAGATGGAGCATATCTTACTCCTTCAGGTTCTATTGGTACTGATGATTTCTACGATGTAACTATTAATTCCACTACTATGATAAAGGAAACATATGCTACATATATGGGTTATATATTAGATACTACAACAAATGCATATGTAGCTTCAATACCTAGCGTAGATTATCCTGTAGCGTTATATGATGGCACCACTGATATTGCCTTAGTAATAGAAGTGACTGGTGGTACAGGTAATTACTATATAGATAGCATTGAATTGCAAGATACTGAGAATAGTATTGCTGATTTGCCGAATGGTAGATTTGTAGTGGACAGTCTGGAAGGATTGACTGATGACAACAAATTGAGTCCGGTTGAGAAGACGTATATCAAAACCCTGATAACGGAGATTGATGCTGAATATACTGGCGTGCTGGCAGACGGAACAGCATCCGGTGTAAGTGGTACATTGTTGACCACACTGACGACCAAGTGGGACGCGTTACATGCAATTGTTGACCCATTGTTGGATAATATGGGTACTGCAAGTGACATTACGTCCGAGTTTGATGTTGCTTTTGCTGAATACTACGCTGCAGTGAATGCTCTTGAGGAACAGATATCCATCCACACTGCAGGTCTCATCGAAGGCCTTGACGACCGGAGCAGGTGGGAAATTCAAATCAGCGGAGGGCCAACTGTTCCTCTTGATTCCACACCAATAACACTGAGCGTTAAACTACTAAGAGATAGCGTCGATGTGACGAACGATTACGCAGAATCCGACTTCGATTGGCTCAGGATAACCAGTAACACACCGGCCGACTTCGCTTGGAGAGGGGGGGTGTCCCCTATAGGAAAAACCTTGACAATCACCAACGCTGACCTTGAAGCCGGGTATGCTACCTTCCTGTGCAAGTTCAAATACCTATATGGGGGGTCGAGTTATTACTTCAAGACCGGCACGGTGGCAATCTCAGAGGAAGTCCCCGGTCCTCAGGGAGAGGCGTATGTGGTCGTGGTCTCATCATCGAACGGAGACAAATTTAAGCCCGGAGAATCTATGACTACGCAACTCAGAGCGCACGTATTTCTCAACGGAGAAGAGATTACTGCAGATATCCCTGACTCGTGGTTCAGGTGGAGAAGGAAGAGCTTCTATGAACCGAATGACGATGCGCTTTGGAACTCCAACCATATGGCTGGATATAGGACGATAGAGGTCACTGCGAATGACGTGCTTGCAAGAGCGACATTCTTTTGTGACATCGTGAGATAGGAGAAAAAAATGGCAACATTAGTATCAACCGGTCAGTTTACGATTACCGACCACAATGATGCAGTAAGCATCACAAGTTTCATCAATGCAAGCCGTGGTGTATCACAGGTATTTGCGAACAACGACGGCACCAACGTATATGTTCCGAGCTGGACCAGTGGCGGAAATCAGGTTCTGAAGGCCTATGTATATGCTGGTGCAGGAAACATCGCGGCAAGCCTTTCCAACAAGAAATGGTCTGCGGACACCCCGGAAGGCTCATCCATTGGAAGTAGCGATACTTACACCATCACTACAAACATACTGACCGAGGCGGCACCCACGAAGACTTATTACTTCCAAGGTGACTACATCGACTCTGTTACCGGCCTTTCCAGCCATGTGATTACGGCGGTAACCCTCACCCTCACCAAGAAAGGTGACGCCGCGGTATTCGCTCGCGTAGAGGGTATGACGGTCATCAATAAATCCACAACCACAACTCAGGCGTCGTGCCAAGTACAGGGTAGCCTTTACCGTAACTCAGGTACCCGGGATACCACTAACGTTTCATACAAGTGGTACAAAATTATTGCCGGGAGCCCTGTTGCTCTCGTATCCGGGCAGGCTGATGTCACTGCAGGGAATATCGTGTTCAAGAATGATGCAGGTGCTACCCAGAGCGCTCCTACTGACTTTTCCACAACCTGTACGCAGATTGAAATCAAGGAGAACGCAGTCAATGATATTCAGCTGTTCAAGCTGGAAATCAAGGATACTACCGTCAATATCACCTACGGTGAAACCTTTGCGGTGTACGACGTTTCAGACCCGTACGATGTGCAGATTGCATCCACCGGAGGTGACAAGTTTCAGAACGGGCAAGGGACCACGAATCTTACCCCGATTGTGAAGAATGGAGCCGTTACCGTCAACGTCACCGGGTGGTCTTTCCTCTGGACGTTGTACGACAAGGACGGTGTGCGCTCCGGATTCGTTGATACCGACAAGACTCCTTCCGCAAAGACCGTGTCGGCCAACACAACCACGACCTTCACTATCTCCGCGGCACTTGCTGTTGCTCCTGTGACAGGAAGCCTTATCAAGGTCACCAATGCCGCAGGTACCACCATCAGGGTGTATGAGGTCGCTTCAGCAACCACCACGACAATCACCATCAGGACCACAGGGCTCACCAATACTTGGGCATCGACTGTTGCTCCTACTGCATCTGAGTTCCAGAACGGTCAGCTGTTCTGCGTGCTACCGACCAGAACCACCTCCGGAGCGACGCCAATTACCCTGACGGGCAATGACGTCGATGTGAAGGGGACTGTGTACTGCGAAGCTTCCAAGCCAATATAAGGAGTTATTTATGCCTACACCTGTATCTACCGGTTCTTTGACTATAGCTGATTTGAATGACGGACTATACGCCCTGCTCTCTTCGGAGACAGGGCTGGTCCATTGTGATTCTGCAGGAACACCTACCACCCCACTTACGACCACCCCGCTCACTACGATGATGACAGTATACAAAGGGAACTCAGTTCAGACGGGATTTTCTTTTACAAGGACTGCGAGTAGTGGGGTTACCTCTGCTGTAAACGCTTCCGGCGTTCTGTCTGTCACTGGCCTTACGGTGGGTGTGGATAGCGGGTGGGTTGATATTACAGCCTCCAAGTCTGGGGAGCCTTCGATTACCAAGCGCTATGTTATCTCTAAGGTTAAGCAGGGCATACAAGGTCCAGCCGGTACTTCAATAACCTCTGTAGATGTTGAATATGCAATCAGCACATCAAATATCACAGCACCAACTACAGGTTGGTCCACTACTTCTCCAGCGTGGGAAGACGGTAAATACCTCTGGGCAAGGACGAAGACAACGTATAGTGTGGGTGAACCGACTTACACAAATCCTGCTTGTATCACTGGAGGTAAGGGAGAAACTGGAGACCCGGGTCAGTTGCTTGGATTGAATGCTGACACCAATATTATTGGTGTACAGGTTCGTGGTAGTGAATTAATTACGCAACAGATTGTATTCACATTGTCAGGAAGAGATGTGGTGCTTTCTGATGTAGATTGGGTGCGTTCTGATTATGGTAATCCAGAAGAAGGATTTGAATATGTTTATGACGCGTTAGGTGAGATAGATTACACACAGAGATACATTGACTGTAGTACAGTACTTAATGATAATATTAGTGTTTCTGTCAGTTATGTGTCTGGAACACAGGTTTTAACTTCTTCAGTGACCATATCCAAAATATTGGTTGGGACCGCACAGCCTATATACCTTGAAGCAACTGATACTATTCCTATAATAACTGAAGAAGGAGCATTAATAGAAGGTGATTTCTTCTTGTATGTCGGCCCATACTCTGGCCCGAATAGTGACCCCGGAGACCAAGGGCTTAATCCTGCTGTGGCTGAGACAAATGAATTTATCTATGGCCGTATTTATGAGTATAAAGGGAAGGACTCTGGAGGTGTTGACCAATGGGACGAATCCAGAAAGAGTGAACACTTTTCTGCTGCACAAAAGGACGCTCTTGAGATAGCAAAGAACTCAGGAGTTTATCTATATGCTGCTGTGGTCGTGGCTCAGCTCGGCCTATTCATGGATTTGATTTTTTCAGGCTCTCTGATGAGCGCCGATTACATAGAATATACATCGGCCCAAATCGGTACTGTTGTTGATGGACACTTAGTGACTGAAGAAGATGTTGCATTAAAAAGACCGTACAAAGGCATCTATATGGATGGCAATAAGGGTTTGATAAAATTGCTATCTCTGATGGTTAAAGATATTGATGCTTTTGGCTTCCTTACATCCTCAGGGTTTAGGACGCTCCGGGGTGAGGATGGACAAACCATAGGGGTTTCTACAGTCTCTCCCACTCTATGGAAACACTCCGAAATGGAAGCCTTGATTGCCAGTCAAGATACACTGGCTACGCTGTCAGGTACTATTGAAGGATATAGTTTTACAAGAGCTTCCAGACGGACAAATCAGCGGATATTATTGGCAAGCCATGGGTATGAGAGTGAAGAAATAAGTGCAGGGGAGGTCCATTATTTTACCAGACTATACCCAAGTAAAGTTTTTTCTAATAGTACATTTTATTGTGAGTATAAAGGATATTATGATGGTTATGCTTCCGAGAGACTCTATTGTGGATATATAAGAGATGATGAACAGCAGATTGGTGAGCATCTTGGTGTTAGTTATACTGTAGCAAAAACATACAGTTTTGCCATTCCTAGAGATGGGCATCCTGTATATCCATCTTTTAGGATACTGCATAAATCTGCTGCCCTCTGGGGTAATCGTGGCTCTCATGTTGATTATCATAAAGTCTGGACAAACCAAGTTTTCTCTGGCCTTGTATTAGTGAATGGAGAAACATCATACGAAGTAATAGCTCCAGAGCCAAGTGCTTACTATCCCAATACCAAGACGTGGACAATCGGGTCGTACAACCAAAACAGCATTGATAACTATTGTTCGGGCACTGATTTCTACAACCTTTTCTCCGGCCTCGCAGTAGGCGCCGACGGCTTCTGCGATGGCGGTCAAATTCGGGTAAACGGGACACTGTATACAGTAACCCGTCTCACCAAGAATGCCAACTCGATTACCTTCTACACCTCTGGTGGTGTGGTCACAGTAGATAAATTCCAAGAAGGAACCAGCGTTGGCGTCTATACTTCTTTGGCAGTTACCCAAGCAATCAACTTCCAAGCTGTTGCAGGTGGTATCGAGACAAAGCACATATTCCCTTGGGGGACGCAAGCGGGTACTCCGGGGAGTTATGATATTGGAACGAATGATGAACGGTTTAATACAGCATATCTTAGCGGAGCAAATATAAAACCTGCTGGGCAATCAGTAGGCATGTCTCCTTTACTTACAAAAAGTCTCAATGGTTACCCAGGAATGGTGCATTCTGATGGAACCGATTCTAATTGGCTTAGGACACCTCTGAATGGCCTTATTCCTTATGCTTCTGGTGGAGCAAGCGCATTAGGAACGTCAAGTTGGCCTTTCAACAGCGGGTATTTCAAGAACCTTAATGTTACTGAGTCTATTTCAGTTTCTGTTACAGCAGGTACATATACAGTTTTTAGTCGCCTTGAGACACAGACTGTTGTACCGACAAGCTTTACTAAATATTTTGAATGTAGATTATGGTATAGTGGCACGATTAATGTAATGTTTACGATGAAAATTCCTAGCGGTTCCGGTTCAAGCTATTTTAGAGCTAGGGTATATGTTAATGGTGTTGCCGTTGGTACAGAAAGAATAATATCTAGTGGTTCTACTACATTCTCAAATACTATATCTATTGTTTCTGGTGATAAAGTTCAGGTATATGCGAGGAGAGTAGGTACTGCACTGACTTGTGAAATAAGTGGGATAAAGGTAAATACTGCACAGTATGGAGTTGAATAATGAAATATTGGAAACTAGGAAATGATGTTTTTGCAGGGGATTACATTGAGGGTGCTATAGAACTCACAGAAGAAGAATTTGGTATATATCAAGAAGAAAAAATTGGTATAGCCATTAGGGCACGCCGTAACACCCTCCTCAAGGAAGTTGTCGATTCAGTCAATCCCATGCGTTGGGAAGCCATGACAGATATACAGAAGGACGCTTGGAGAGCCTATAGGCAAGCTCTTCTGGACGTTCCCCAGCAGGAAGGCTTCCCTATGACAATAGTTTGGCCTATAGCACCGGAGGTGTGATATGGAAGACAAAAAACCGTTAGGATTTCTTAAAGACAATTCAGGAGATAATAGTTCAAAACGTTTGGCTGCATTTATACTACTTGCACTTTTTATAGTAGTTTCAGTTTATGGCGTTATTGTTGATTCTGTAATTGGAGCGAAATCAATAGAGTTTATAAAATATATATCCACAATATCTCTAGGTGGTGTTCTCACATTATTAGGATTCACACTACCAGAAGTATTGAGTAAGAAATAAAAGGGGGACTAAATGACGAACACAAAATTAGAGCAAATACGTTATTATCTAGAACGTTTATATAAGCGCACTAGCTATGGAAAATCTACTGATACAAAACCTACTGATGCATCAATCGGAGATAAATTTATTGAAGTGGATACAAATAAGGAATATTATTTCTATGATGATTCATGGAATGAGATTACCATTTAGGAGATATGATGTGTGGAAAAAGATTTGGGAATGGCTTAAGGAATATGGTGGCTACATTCTTGCTTTTATTGGCGGTATTGCATCCTATTTCTTCATTGACCGTAGAGGAAACGCAAGAACTGACGAGTATATTGCAACCCTTAATGCAAGACTGGCAGAGTACGAAGACCTCGTTGAACGACTTGAGTATCACACTGGGGAACTTACAAGAAACATCAATTCTATGGAAGCAACCAGTGGAGAACTTAGAGCAGAGAACAACAAACTTAGAGATATCCTTGGGACAAGCAACCGAGATATCTCAGAAGCAAGACACTCGCTTACAGAACTTCGAACTAGACTTGAGTCTGCTGAAGGGGACATCGACAGACTTGCAGAAATTGACAGGGAACTTGGAAAACAATCAACAAGAATTGACGGAGGTTTCCAAAGACTTGCAGAGTTCATTGAAAAGTATGGAGCGACAGATAGCCCTATATAAAACAATAACAAAGGTGCTTATTGGTATTGTCATAGTAACAGGCACTATATCAGGAGTTTCAATATACCTATAAAAATAACCCCGGAATTAACTTCCGGGGCTTTTCTTTTATCTAATGCCTGATATGTAATCCATATACCATTCAGACAAACTCTTTTCTTCTGATGGAGCTTCTGGAATGTCTATGGTTTCATCATCTTCCATAACTTCTGTAGTTTCCTCATCATCGTCTACAATAAAATCATCGATTCCATATACATCTTCACTCTCTTCAAAAAAATCATCGTAGGGCACTTTTACCTGCCTTCCCATGAACTACTTCATAGAATGTTTCCATATTCAGATACATAACTGGCACACCTCGCATTTCAGCCAACTTCTTTGCTGACTTCAATAACCCAGTTTCTTTACTATACATAATAATCAATGTACTGTTTTTATCCAGTTGCCGTATCATATGGTCATAGGCGATATTCACTGCAGTTCTCCCGTTCCCCCAGTGAATTCTTTCTGGCTGGAAGGTACAATTCTTGCTATGGGCAAAGTTGCTTACCAGTGGTCCATTTGGACCCTGCATTACTGCATAATACTTCTTCTTATTAGGATATACTTTATCTCTCCATTCAGCCAATCTCAATACTAAATTAATCGTATACTTATTGTAAGCTTTCATGTCTGTAATAACCGCAATCTTTACAATATCATTTTCATTGGTAGGTGCTGGTTGTACTTTAATGCCTAGACGGTCAAAGTAGTTACTCTGGAAGAAAGTAAATCCTTTATCTTCTTCCTCTTCATCTACAGCGTCATCCAATACTTCTTTTTCGTCAACCTCTTCCTCACCCTCAATAAGCTCTTCTACAGTAGTTTCCTCTACTTCTTCAAGCAGTTCCTCATCTGGTAGTTCTACCTCAATGTCAGCCATTACTTCATCCTCTACTTTCTTTTCTACAGGTTCTACTACCTTCTTAGGTCTTCCTCTTTTCTTTCCAGTACTTGTTGCCATGTTAATTTTCTCCTATATGTATCTTTGTTTTATCAATCCATCTACTATCCAATACCATCCTACTGATATCCAAACAGTTAAGACAAACAACTGTATCGGATTCATTGAATTGTTGGTTTCTCATAACTATTGGAGACAATCTCCAATACTTAGCCTGTTTCTCCTCATCAGTATAGTTCATTGCAAATGCTGATGTTACGGTAGCTAACTTACGAATATCTTCTGATACCGTAGTAGCTGAATTTCCTTTCTTAAAGCTTTCCCTATTACCTTGTGATACAGTAATAATAGCACAACCTTTCTCTTGAGACAATCCTCGTAATGATTTAAATATCTCATTCAATTTATGTCTTTCATCTAACCTACTATTTTCTGCTAATAGTAAATCAGCATAGTCTAGGATAATAACATCAAACACAATATTATGTTTTGTCTCATATTTATCCAACAGCATTCGAATATCACGTACACCCATACTATTTTGTGGTCTGGCTTCTACTACTAACCTTCCTCCCTTAGATTGCATTCTCAAATCAAAAGACTTCTCTACAATTTCTTCACCAGTAAGCAAATCTGGGGTATATTCTCTATACTCAATATCTCCCTCATTAGTGAAGTAAGGTATCATTATTGTTTTATTTCCCCTATAGTAGTTTGTTGGTTTACCGGTAAAAGAAGAGTAGTATCTATCCTTTACTTGTAATTCCAACATTTCTAGTGATATATGAAGTACATTGAGATTAGCACCAATAGATGCCCATGTACCCATTTGTTGAAGAAGCATTGTTTTACCTGCTTTAGCCTTGGCTAAAAACATCATAAAATCACCTCTTCGTACAGGACCAGTCATTTCACCGAAATCTCCGGGTGGAGTGAATAATACTGTGTTTTCGCTCAACCCCATTATTCCTAGTTTATCTGTATCTCTGAACAAATCAATACCAGTACTTTCTTCTTTATCAAGTTTCATGTATTGAATAACTTGGTCTTCAGCACTCTCTACTTTACCACTCATTAAATCATTATTGATTCTTCCTACTAACTTCTCTAGCTTTCTACTTGAAAAGAATGTATATGCTTGGTCTAATTGGTATTCAACATTGAATGATTCATTTGCTACGCTAGCACTTAATTCTCCAATCTTCGCCAATAGCCCTGCAATGTATGTTCTTTCTGTTTCTCCAATTTCTAACTCACTATATTCAAAAATAGTATTTAAGTTATTTGCCGGAGATTCGTTGTACCTTGTATAATAATCCTTACACCACTTTGCTACTGTTTTAGAAGCTTTACTTGAAAACAGAGAAATATCTAGTTTATCAAATATTCTTCCCATAAATTCAGAGGATACTATCATAGCCAACAATACCCTCTCTTCCCTTTTTGTATCCAGCTTCTCTACTTTTACATCAACCATTTAGTATATTTTCCTTCTTAAATCATTCATCAACATAGTAGCATCATCGTTACTCAAATCATCTGGGTCACCTGATGGTAAGGTAATATTATACACAGAACCACCACTGATATTGCTAATCATTATAGCAGCTTTCTTAGCTTTCTCTTGTGCAGGTACTTCACTATCATATAACATAAATATTCGTTTATACCTACGCAGTAACAATAATTGTTCAGACATAAAACTTGTACCAAAAGATGCACAAACATCATACTTTCCTAATCGTAAAGCATCAAATACACCTTCCACCATAACAACTATATCACTTGTGCAGTTATCTATATTATATAACAATGATTTATGGAATATTTTCTCCTCATCTGGGCTTGCAGTTAAGTAACGCAAATAAGCGTCTTTACTAATAGCACGCCCTTGGTATGAAACTATTTCATTATTGTACTCTATAGGAAAGTATATCCTTGAACTATCTTTCCCCGGAGGTGTTCCCTTAACATGGTATTCTCTTTCAATATACTCGGGGTCATATCTTCTTCCTTCTAAATATTGTTTATGATACCACTGCAGAGGATATCCCGGCACTATTACCTTTCTGTCAGGGTGCACCAATACTCTTTGTTCTTTAATAACTGTAGACGCACCATCATCATACCTATTTAATACTTCTTCTATATTTGGTAGAGAAGTAATTCTTCGCATAGTAGCAATTAAGGAATGGTTACCACATCTCCAACAAGAAAATGTATGTGCTCCATTTCTAGGTACACCTCCATGGTATGAAGTATCTCCACACCATGGACACATAACACCTATATAATTGCTTCCTACGTTTGGACCTTCTAGTGCATAATCTACACCATAGTCATCAAAAAATGAAATATAGTCTAACATCACCACTTTACCAATTGAATAAAGATGAAGAACAGGAGGCTAATTCCTGTACCTATAAAGAAGCCGAGCCACCCTTCTAATAGAATACCAGCAATAGGTATTACTACACCGAAGAAATTCTGTGCCCACATACTAAATGCAAAGAATGCATCATTTACTACATCTACTTCATTCTCTTCCATTAAAACCTCACTTTTTGTTCTTCAATATATAGTTCTTCGTACTCGTCTTCCAAATAACCATACTCTTCTTCAATTCGTTCCTTCTCTTCCCGAATTCTTTCTTCCGCTTCATTGTAATCCGAAAATGTCATTCTGTGTAATCTCCTTGATTATGAATATAGCATAAATATTAAAGATTGTCAAGTCCCTTTTCTTTCAAAATACTTTGAACTTGTCGAGTAATATGCATAATATCTGTTTCATTGTCCATTACTGCTAAAATATCATTTTGCTTATTGACCAACATATCAATTACCTCTTCTTCAATAGTGGAAAGTAATACAGGAAAGTATACATTAACTGTATCCCACTTACTCCCATCTCTTTCTAATCTTCCATTACATTGTTTAATAGTACTAGGCACATAAGGAAATTCAGCATAGAGAATAGTGTGTGCGACATATTGCCAGCCATCATTTCCAATACCTGCTGATTTAAATTGACCAAATAGTATTCTAATTTTAGGGTCATCAATGAAAGCATTCTTTGCCTCATCCTTTTTCTTTCTACCAGATACTCTCCCATCGAGTTTTACTGATATTTTGGGAAACGCATTATATAAAGTATCAATCACACTATGGTGTTCAGTAAAGACAATAATTTTCTCGTCTGTGGACTTAATAAAGTCTTTGAGGAATGAGATAACAAAGTCTAATTTTGCATTAGCTGAAAACTCTTTTAGTTGCATTGCTCTTATTGCACTATTTGTAAGTTCTACATCACCTCTCGTGTACGTAGAGACGTCAGCACGGCCTTCCATAATATCGTCGTATTGTTTCTTATCTTTCTCAGACAAATGCAGTGGGAGAACGTGAGGCACTGCTGTGGGCAGTCCTTCAATCGTTGCGTGATTCAATCTCCTGAACATTACATGTTTGGTCAGTAATGTGTATAATTCCTCTAAGTTTGAAGAACCCTTATCATCAAAATATTCTCTTTTTAACCATTTACCATTTTTCTTATAAGACATTGAAGCCATGTGTCCATTACAATATCTTAATGCAAAGTGTTTCTTATCATGCCATATATCTGGTCTCAATATATTCAATATATTAAAGAACTCAATTGGTTTGTTTTCAATTGGTGTTGCTGATAATGCTAGTATATTTGGTGTATCTTTGATAATGTATCTAATGCTATGGTTCCATAGTGTTGTTTCTTCTTTTAAATATTGGCATTCATCAAAAATTACTCCTTGAAAATGCATGTTCTTTAATTCTTCAACACCCGGACTATAATAGTATCTTTTTCCACGTTTTTCAGTATTGAGACTAAATAATTCATAGTTAGCGATTATGACATCAGCGTCATATGCATGAATAGAATCTACTCCATCACATACTACTACTCTTTTACTATCAGTATCAAACCTAGTAAACTCTCTTTCCCATTGAGTTTTTGTAGATGCTTGGCATACAATAAGTAATGGATAATTAATCTTTGTGTATAGAAAGTAACTACTCGCGGTAATGGTTTTACCTAGCCCCACGTCATCAGCCAATAACATTCTTCCACCGTGCGCTATAGCATATTCTAATGGAGATACTTGATAGTCTCGTAAATGAGGAACTCTATACCGTTTTAATGGTCTAGTAGGATATTGCTTATTTACATAGGCATATTTATTAATAGCACCAATAGCATGAAGCTTTTTTATATTTTCATCATTGAATTGAAACTCAACTTCAGATGTATTTCTATTATAATGCCCACCCATCTCCACAAGTTCTGCTACTTGTTCTCGTTTCTTCTTTGGACCCCTATCTTGAGGGGATATATAAATAGTGTTATTGTCTACTCTTGTTTTATACAATGCTTACTCCTTTCATTATCGTCATTTACAAAATTGGATGCATCTATAAGTGTTTCAAGTGCCTCTTCACTACCAATTTGTCTTCCTTGTTTATCATATCTTCTTACATAATATGTTCCAGTCTTTTGGCTATAAGATATAGTGTAATTATATAATTCTCCAAAAGCATCATAATGATTATAACTCGCAGTCAGTAAATGCCATGGAAGGATTTCTTTATTCAGTGAAACTTTATCATCCATCTATTTCTTTCTCCTCTTCTTCACCAGTCTCTCCAATATCGTAGTAATCTTCTTTTGATAGAAAATCATCCTTATTGTACGACCATTCTCCATTGCCTCCCATACCCCAAGAGACAGCTTTTCTCAATAAAGCATATAAAGCCCAATACTCTAATTCATAGTTCATTTGAAAAGTATATCTACTTTCATCAACAGATTTTGTAAATTTTTTACCTTTAACAATTTCTACTGAACCATCATTGTATACATAAATTAATCCCCATTTAGGAGGAACTTCTTCTGGTTGTATAACACCTTCCGGGCAAGCATAATATCTCCACTTACCTATACCTTCTTTTGGTCTTTTTCTAAATGGTTTTTTAGCATCAGCTAAGAAGTCTTTATGGCTTACTTTTACTTCTATCATATATGTACCTCGTCTATCAATAGCATATACATCAGGTACTTCTTTTAATTTACTTCGCATTTCTTTGCAGATAATTCTGATTCTTCCAGAAGCCATGAAATATGCTGTAATGATATCAGCTACTTCCTTATGGGTAAATTTACGCCCTACTTCTTTTTTCTTTCTTCCCAACTTTAGCCTCCATTAGTCCATCCATAAATCTAGTTATCTCTTCTAAGCAACGAGAATCATAAGTAGTATTTTCTAAAGGAAAGAATGTGTATTTTCTCCATTTAGCAAACCACTTTACTTGACCTAAACACATTGATTCATTGTACACATCAAATATATAAGTCTTTCTCCTATAATCCTCTAGTAACAGAAATGTTAAGCTTTGTTTACTCATTCTAACTCCTTACATACCAATACTAAGCATTGCTTCAATCTCTTCTTTCGTAGCTGGTTTTGCTTTAATTGCAGGTTTAGTATATTTCGTAATAAACTGCTCATATTCTGAATCTTTCATACTGATATTAAAATTGTGCTCATTACGAATCCAAGCTTTAAAGTTATCAAAGGTGTACCCATATGGGGATACTTTTCTGATATCTGGGGTACCTGCATTTTCTCTTAAATAATCAACAAATGTTTTAAGAAATATTGTTGGATTCTCATCACCGAAATATGACCTCCATGTAGTATTCTTAGCATAGTATTGCCCATAGCTTTCCCAAATCTTTTTATGTTCTTCTATCAGTTTAGATATCTTTACTTTAAGTGATAGTTTTTGCAAATCACTGAGTGCAAAGTCGTACTCATCCCACCATTTTGCAAAGATTTCATAATACTTGTCTTTATAATCCTCACTTACACTCTTTTCCAACATCACTTCTCTAGTTTTTGATGGTCCTTCATCAAGGCATTTCAAAAACCATGAAAATCCATTTGTAGGGTTCATTAACCAAGCGTTAATGGTCTTTGGTAACTTGCTTTTATCTACAGGCCATACAGATATATCATTTTTCATTACTTCAAAAGCATCCAAAGCATCATACAAACATTGTTTGTAATTACTAGCAGATAGATTTTTACTTGTTAATCCATAGGTAGTAAGGAATGTACTGTCTTTCATCCTAAACATATTCTGTATTGCATTCAATACTGTTTTAGTTACAGCTAATGGTGTTTCATCACCTACCTCTTTTGGCAGTCTATTATTAAACAGATTCTTTTCTTGAGCATAATAAAAAACATCTTTGACTTCTTCCCATACTTCAGGCTGAATAAAATTTTCTTTTTGACCTCGCAAAGGCTTTGCCTCCTTAGAAGAATATTTATATTCTTCTTTCTTTTCTTTTATATTATCTGTATTACTATTATATAGGGGGATTTTACCTACACCCAAAAACTCGTTACCCGATAACCGGGGATGGTCTGCAGGGTATACGGTTAATAATGAGATTTGTTTACCTGCAAAATGACCATTTGTGTCGCGTACATTTTCTGTTTTAATAAGCTTGTCTTCTTCTAATGTACGCAGACCTTTAGGCACCCAGTCTTTACTCAAGTGGGTGTATTCAATGAGGTCTTGTGTTGTAGTATAAAAGTCTGAACCAAAACTTTGAAATGATTTCATAGTTAGTGCTACATATAAGCTTATTAAATTCCTAGATTCTACTCCTGTATGCGTTTCATATAAAATACGCATAGCATCCATTTGTTGCCAACAGAAATATGCTTGTCTTGCATCTCTCAATTGGATGTTATCATTTACTTCCTGCAATTTTTATTACTCCTTAATCCTTCGTTCAACCACAGCATATCATATAATCATGCTTTTGTCAACTGCTCGCGAGAAAACTATAGCATATTTCATTTGCCACTGTCAAGCCTATTGACAAAAGTGTAGAAATATGCTAATATAGGCTCATCTATGGAGGATAAAAGAATGAATGAATTAAGAATTGTAGAACCCAGTGTTGAACTGATTACCGAGCTACCTATGCTTGAACGTATTGAGAAAGCAGGTAGAATATGTTATAGGTCTGAGGAGAGAATTAAAGAAGGAAGTGCGTCAAAGTTTGTACGAATGATTGTGAATAAAGGACATTGGTCTGTATTAGGGCACTCACAACTGTATGTAGAAATTCCGTTTGAGGACTGGCTTTGTGTAGAGATTGAATTGCCGTTTAATCTTAAAGGACAATTTTATACTGTGTATTCAAAGACATCTGACGTAGTATTAGTAGGTGCAGGAGTGGATGCATGGTTAGAGTTATTTACTACTGTGTATCATGATATGGGGTATTACTTTATACAAGAATTCCCAGATGTGTTCTTTAAACTACTTGACCATGAATCATTTGGTGAAGCATATGGTAAAGAACAAGAAGATGCAGTAAAGCCAAACTTTTATACTAATAGTATTATTGAAATGAGCTTGAATGATGCTATGTGGATGTTGAAAGAGACTATGATACTTACATTGGACAGAGCGTCAGCTATGCAACTACGAACACACAGACTAGCTACTCATTCAGTAATGAGTCAACGGTATATCAATTTTGAGAAATATGGTTTTCCTTATATCATTCCTGAAGAGGTAATGAATAAAGCAGGGGCATTACTTCAATGGTATGATTGTAAGTATGATGAAATAGAAAAGTACTCTCAGTGGATTAATTTAGGTTTTAAACCAGAGATTGCTCGTACATCATTAGGCTCAGATATTGAATCGACAATGGCAGTAACAGCAAGTCTATGGGAGTGGAAGCATATTTTTGAGATGCGACTAGACCCTCACGCTCAACCAGCTATTCAGAAGGTTATGAAAATGGCGTATGATTTGTTGCTAGATAAATACTCTGGTACTGAATTAGAAAAGCTCTTGACAATTTCTTAAATTTATGCTATTGTATGTGACAAGGAGACACACGTGACATTTACATTTGAAAAAGAACAGAAAGAAGTAGTTGACTTGTCACTACAGTTACAAGAGAACCCTTCAATAGCAAGTACTCCTATTTGTAATACTTGCCCTTTGGCTGACCATATGGATATGATGCCTGTACAAGGCGAGGGTAGAATGAGAATACTGGTTGTACTCTCTCATCCTACTAAAGGTGACTTTGACATGGGTGGCTATATGGCTTCCCAACAATTTACCCACATGGCAAATTATCTTGATAAGTTTGGAGTAGATATCAATAGAGATTGTTGGATTACTTCAGCAGTTAGATGTAAAACCAAAGGGCAGGTTCCTGAGAAGAAAGTATTTGACTGTTGTAGACCTATGCTATATAGAACAGTACAACAAAAGAAACCTTTTGTAGTATTCATTGTTGGCAGAAATGCCATGTATGGTTGGAAAGGGCACCAATTCTCTATTCCACCAAGAGCACCGAACGGATACAATACCTATGGAAATGACTCTGATTATACCCGATGGGTGATGAATCAGATACCTGATGCTGAGTATGCTTTTGATTATAATGGATACCCTATTAGACCAGTGGTAATGCCATTGTTTAATCCTGCAGATGTTTCAAATGCCGAAAGAAGTAATATGAAGAGAAACCGTACTACTTCTGTGTTGCCTTCTAGACAAATGCGTATGATTGAAAATGGTATTAACTTAGCTGTGCAGATTAATAAAGACCCTATTGCTCATAGTAGAAACCAGCAGAGTCTTTATAGTAAGCATTCAAAAACTGTGGTTATTAAGTCTGAAGTAGAAGCTATTAAAGTATTGAAAGAACTTAATACTCGGAGAATGATTGCATTTGATTATGAAACGACAGGTATTAAACCATATAACAAAGCACATGCAATTAAGATGGTTGGTATTGCTGATGGAGAGTATTCTTATGCAATACCATTTTTCAATTCATCTGCGTTTCTTAACGCATATGAAGCATTAATGACTAATCCCTCAGTAAAGAAGATTGCACATAACTTTAAATTTGAGTATGTGTGGACTAAGATTAAATTAGGGTTCGAAGTTACTCCTGTGTATTGGGATACTATGCTTGCTGCTCATATTATTGATATGAGAGAAGGTGTTACAGGATTGAAAATGCAAGGGTATTTACAATTTGGGGATGCTGGTTATGAAAAGGTAACAAAGAAATTGCTTGGTCCAGTAGAAAAGCAGAAGAAGGGAAGGAAAAATACGAATGCGATAAACTGGCTTTCGTATCTCAATCCGTATAATCTGCACGAGAATGAAAAAACATGGGACTTGCTATTAAACTATGTAGCTGAAGATGCTTCATTAACCTTTGCTTTGTACCACAGACAGAAACAGTTGATGGCTAATCTAGATTTACCTCATTTGATGAAGGGAATGAAACTCTTTATGGAGAGTACAGTTACCTTAGCTGATATGGAGATGAATGGGTTTGTATTGGACATTGATGCACTTCATGCCAATAAGTTAGAAATTAAGAAGCGTATGGATAGTCTTAAGCAAGAGATGTTTACTACTAAGGAGTATGGGGCTTGGATAGAGGCACATCCAGATAAAGACATTAATTTCAATAGTCCAAAGCAATTACAGGAATTCTTCTTTGAGTTGTTGAAATATAGGCCTACAAAGTTTACGAAGAGTGGATTGCCCTCTACCGATAAAGAAGCATTAACTGATATTGGTTCTGAATTTGGTAATAAGTTGTTGGAGTATAACGTATTGGATAAGTTAGCCAATTCATTCCTTACTTCCTATGAGATGGAAATGAATGAAGACGGGCATATACGTTCTATCTTCAATCTGAATAATGTTACTTCATATAGAACATCTGCTTCGAATATTAATGCCCAACAGGTGAGTCATCATTCTGTTGAGTCTAAATATGTGCTTAATTTACTGAAGCCACATTTTGGGCACAGGATGATGAACATGGACTTCAAATCACTGGAGGTTTATACTTCTGGTGCACATACTTGGATGGTGCATGATAAAGATAATAAATCACTTGAGGGGACATTAAAGAGGTATCTTGATGATTTAGCTACAGATATGCATAGAGATATTGCTTCTGAGATATTTATGGTAGCCCCAGAAGAGATAACTAAGGACCAACGAAATAGAGCAAAGAAGTTTACGTTTGGTACTACCTATGGTGCCGGAGTAAAGTCTCGTGCTCATAATCAGTGGAAAGATATGACTTCACAGGAGAAAGCACATCTTGCAGAAAATGGGATTAAGAACTATGATGATTTTGTCAATCATATTAAACAAATTGATTATAATTTCTGGAATGTTCGTTTTAAGGAGTACGGTATTTGGAAACGTAGAATTTGGGAGTTCTATGTAAAATATGGGTACTTTGTAGGAATGACCGGATTTTTATATACTGCTCCTGATTTGAATGAAAGAAATTGCTTGAACTTTGGTAGTCAGGGAGATAGTGCACATATCCTTTTGTCGATGGCAAATTTTGTGAATGCAGAATTAAAGAAGCATAAATTACAGTCTAGGCTAATCTGTCAAGTACATGATTCCTTAATGATTTCAGTTATCGATAGTGAAATTCCTTTTATATTTAGTAAGGTATCAGAATTCTTGAAAAACTTATACAAAGTATATCCTTTTACTGAAGGTTTTAATTACATGATAGAATGTGAGTTATCTGATATTAACGGAAATTGGGGTGAAGTAAAAGAGGTAGCTAAGATTAATGGAGATGGAGTGATTTACCTTAACAAGGAGGAGTAAATGCCAACAGTAGATAATGGCTACACAGTATACGAATATAAGGGATACAAAATTTATCTTATACGAGATAATGATTATACTTCATACACAGTGTTTCGTATATGTGATGGGTATGAAGTAGATTCCGGGTATCTTTATGTATCAATGCCAAAGACATTAAAAGATATTAAAACATCTATTGATGATTTTGATTATGATTGTATAAGTGAAGATGATGATTATGAATAGGGGCTTGACAAAAGATTAAAAATATGATAGTATTAATCATGGAGGATTAAGAATGGTAAAAGCGTTTGGTTTAGTGTATTTGACTGAAGAAGAGATGGAAAATGAGAAGTTGAGGAAGAAATATCCTGATGCGTTGTTAGCCCGTCCGTATACTATGTTGTATGGCACAGGAAAATTTACTCATGAGGTAACCTTTACTTCTTCTGGGTATAATCGTAAGGAAAGGCGTGCTTTGGCTAATAAGAGAAAGTATAATACCCGTGGATTTCCTTCTGGATATAATGCAAATACGGTACATAAGTATTGGGAGTAAGGCATCAATCCAAAGCCAATAGGCGTAGAAGAAAGAATAAATGCGCTCTATGTGGTAGAGGCAGAAATGATGGAGTAACTTTAACTACTCATCATGTCTTTCACGGCAAGAAATTTAAAGGAGTGTCAGACAAAAACGGGTTTGTTTTGACACTATGCTGGGATTGTCATAAGAAACTTCATTCCTCTCGTGTCATAGATAAGAAAGTACAACAAATGATGCAGTATGAGTATGAAAAGACTCATACACGAGAAGAATTTATTGAGTTGATGAGTAAGAGTTGGCTTACTGAAGAAGATGAAAGAAGGATTGAAGAGGACAGAAGATTGGCAATGGCGGTTTCTGTTGCAATTAAAGAAATAGCCCTTGACAAAAGTAGAAAAGTATGATACTATATAGAAAGTATAGGACGGAGGAATAAATGGAAATGGAACTATTGTCCTTAGAGACAATTAAAACAGTATTCTCACAAATAAATTTTAACAAAGAAGATGGTGTTGTTGTACGTTCTAATTTTAACTTAGAAGTAGATAGACAAGGCGGTCTAACTGTTGAATATGGGTATATCTGGGCACAGGCTGGAAAGATGAAACTGAAAGCTGAGCGTCAGGTGAAAATGGTTCGGGCACAGGTAGAGTTAGAATATCGCTCTGGTGAACGAGGTAATCCAAATGAGAAGAAGACAGAAGCATCTATTAAAGCATTGGTAGAGACTGATGCAGATGTAGCTATGGCAGAGAAGATTCTTATTGAAGCCACTTACTGGTATAACATTGCCACGAATTATGATAAGGCAATTAGTCAGAGAATGGATTTGATTAGAATTATTAGTAAAGATATGAATAAAGACACTACACAGTATAGCAATTAATCTACGTTGTAGATTGCGCAAAATTAGTAGTAACGTAATAGGAGAAACAAAATGCAAACAATTCAGCAGTATTATTCAGAGAGCTATGAAGGAAGTTCAAGCTTGGGTAAGGGAGATAAGGAATTCTCTCTTAAGTTTCCGGAAGATGTATCGGTATTCAAACTGAAACCCGATGTAACAAATGTGATTGATATTATCCCATTTAAGATTGTAGGGGACAAGCATCCACTTGTACACGCAAGAAAGATTCAGGGTGATGGTTCTGAATATGACGATATCTTCATGTACTATGAACACAGTTATATGAATGATAATGGAGATAGTGTACTCTGTCCTAACAAGATGTACGGTGAACCATGTCCTATTTGCGAAGAGAGAAAGAGGATTGCAGAAATTTCACCAGATGGTTGGAAGGATGAGCGAGTGAAGGCATTGAAGCCTAAAGCTAAGGTAGCTATGAATGTCATTGATTGGAAGGAACGTTCCAAAGGTATTCAGATTTGGACTGGTTCTGCTTTCAGGGATAGAAATGGTTTGCTTGACGGTTCTAAGTTGAATCGTGATGACCAGTTTGATACAAATGTTCAACTTGCAAAAGAAGGAGATACATTTAAGATTGCGGTTAGGGATTGGAGAACAAAGCAGGTTATTGAAACTGAGCATATTTACTTCCAGTCACCTACCAATGGTTTCGGTGTAGCAATTCCTGCTAAGAGTGATACATTTGACGGGCATGAGTTTGTAAAGCCTGTATCGTTTAGCCTTAAGCCTCGTGAACAGCAGTACAAGAGAGATATCGTTGACAAGGCATACAATATTCCAGAATTCTTGAATATTAAGACCTATGATGAAATTGCTTCCCTGTTCTTCGATGTTGATAAGCCAGATATGGACGACGATGGTGATTACTCCCCAAGTGCTCCAGCATTGGATGTAATGCCAACGAAGCCACAGGAAACTGTTACCGAAGAAGCTCCGATTAAGCCAGTGAGCGCAGTTGCTGAACCAGCAGAAGCTCCAGAGCTGAGTGGGAAACTTTGTTCTTACGGTAAGAAGTTTGGTCTTGATTATGAGAAGTGCTCTGAGTGTGATGACTGCTTGGAAAACAATGTGGCTCAATATTCAAAGTGTGCTAAAGCAAGTCAAGCATTGGCAAAGCTGTAAGGCTAAGGAGTAGTGTGTGGAAGATAAAGACGTTAAAATTTTAAAAGAGTTTTATGAAATCGACCCTGACGCCCCGTATTATCCTACGGGCGTCACACTTCTCGACGAAGTGGCTGGTGGAGGTCTCGGAATGGGACTTCCCGGCGGTAAATTCATAAATGTAGCAGGCGCGGAAGGTGGCGGCAAAACTTTTCTGGCTTGGCATATCATTGCAGCAAATGTATATTACTGGAAAAAGCGTGGAGTTAATTTCAAATGGATGTATGATGATGCAGAGCATGGCTCTACTCTAGATGTATATTCGTTGTATGGCATTGAAGATTATGAGGACCATATTGTTTCTTCTTCAACGGTAGAAGAGTATCATTTGAATATGAATAAATTCTTAGATACGATTGAGGAAGGGGAGAGAGGTATTTATATCCTAGATTCTTTTGACCCACTGAAGACAGAGAATGATGTTAGTGAGGTTAATAAAGACTTGGATAAGATGGCTGATGGTAAGTTTGAGAAACGTGGCTCATATGATATGGCGAAACAAAAGTACATGTCGTCTCGATTCTTTCCTCAAATTACTACAAAGCTAGCTAACAAGCACGCTATTGGTATTGTGATATCACAGGTGAGATATAATGTCAGTGGCATGGGAGCGCAGTTTACTATCAGTGGTGGAAAAGCATTAGACCATGGATACAATACTCGCTTGATGCTTACGAAACAGAGACCTATCCAAATTACCTCTGAAGGGGAAACACTAGATATTGGTGCCGGAGTAAAGATTAAATTGTTGAAGAATAAATGTCCTAGACCAAACAGAGAGTGCCAACTTGACATCTTCTTCACCAAAGGTGTTGATGATGTAGGAGCTTGTGTTGATTATCTCTATCAGTTGAAAACCACTACAGGTCAGGTTTCTAAGCGAGCAAGTATTGAGTGGGATGACCAAACATTCAAAACAAGAGAATCTTTTATTAAGTATATTTATGAAAATAAGTTAGTGAAAGAATTGAGGAAAAGGACTATTGAACGCTGGGAAAGGTTAGAAGAAGTAGCAAAAGAAAAAGCATCTTCTAGTATACCAGAACAGCAATTTGATTGGGATTAAAGGAGTAAATTATGACATTGATGGCAAAAACAAAAACAACTGATGCGGTATTTACTGATGTCCGCTATTATGTCATAACTTCTCGTCCAGATGGAACCGTTGGGGCTAACATTAGCTTCAACGGTAGTCCACCCGGAACATCTGAATTCCATCTTGAGTTAGATGATATGAAGGATTTGAGTGTAAGAAGTTATGATAAGTAGGGATAAAGAGAAAGAGATTAGAGATTTATTTCAGCAAGTGGTAGAAGGTAAGCCAATAAGCAAGAAAGATGCTCAACGAATTCTCAATTACATGAATAAGAAGTTAAAACCCATTAAACCTAGAAGCGCTAAGAATAAAGGTGCGAGATTACAGAAGATTACTTGTGAGATGATTAGTAAATATACACATATTCCTTGGGGGAGTGGTGATGACTTTCTTATTCGTTCACGAGAGATGGGTCTTAATGGTGTGGATGTGGTATTGAGGGGGGAAGCAAGAAAAGCTTTTCCCTTCAGTATTGAATGTAAGAATACTGAGTCTTTCTCATTGGTTGCAACAATTAAACAAGCATCAGAGAATACAAAAGAAGGAGATGATTGGCTAATTGTGCATAATAGTTCTAAATTAGAAAAACCAATAGTTATATTGGATATGGAAGCATTTTTCAAAGCATATTTTAAGGAGAACAGAAATGAATTGGAACAAGGCATTAGATAAAGCATTAACTGAATTCATGTCCACAATGATTTTTACTCAAGTAGATTACAAAGTAAGCTGTGAAGTATGTGAAGAAAATGATAAATTTGCGTATGTAGTAATTCATGATAAGGACAGTAGTGCAAAAACTAAATTTTATGATGCCTCCTCCTTAGAAGATGTGCTTGTGTTTATACTAGGTGTTGTAGCTAAATATAAAGAAACTCATGTAGTAGATAATGATATGCTCATGAGTATTTGGATTTGGCAAGTAATTGCTAAAGAAACCCAAGATATGGATGTTTATACAGTAGCGTCCTTTGCTGAAAGTCTTATAGATACTGTAATGGATGGAGTAATGTAATGGATAATAGAAAGATACAGGATAAAGAATTAATGGAAGGATACTCCGTATTGACAAATAATCTCTTTCCTATTAAATCAAAATATGTGTTCCAGTTAGAAACACTAACTGAGAAGGATACCATGTATGATAATGATTTATATGCAAGGATTAGTGTATTTTATAAAAATGGTGAACATTATGGGTTTACTAAGTTTTATCGGAGAAAAGTTCTAGAATCTGCATTGTTAATCCTTCTTGGAATGTTTTCACCGGATAAAGATGAAAAACTGACTGATGCACAAAAAGTAACAGAAGAAGCTTTAATGGAATGGTTAGCCAACTGTTCATTAAGTTTTAAGCAACGAAGAATGTTTGGAGAAGGACGGGCATTATTTACTGATGAAGGTACACCTTACGTTTTAGCTTTTATTGATGCAATGGCAGAAAGTGTACAGAACGTTATGGGGGATGAATATGCTTGAGAAAGTAATAGTACGGGGGTTTCAATCACATATTGACACAGAAATTGAGTTTGATGTGGGTATGAACCTCGTGAGAGGAGATAATGCTTCAGGCAAATCAGCTTTACGAAGAGCTATCTTTTGGGTATTGAAGAACAAACCATCTGGTGCAAGTTTTATAAACTGGAACTATGATGACAATGAAGTATGTGAAGTTACTATTGTATATAATGGTAATACTATTACTCGGCGTAGGTCTAGGAATGGTAAGGTAAATGAGTATGTATTGAATGGTGAAGTACTTACTGGATTTGGAGTAAATGTACCAGAACCCATACAAGACTTGCTAGGTCTTGATGATACTAATATTGAACTTCAACATTCATCATTATTTATGCTTACTGAATCACCACCAGAGATGGCTCGGAGATTGAATAAGTTGACTAACCTAGAGGATATTGATAAGGCTTTTACTTCTATCAGGAGAAGAAAACTTGATAATTCTAGAGAGATAAAAAATGCTGAACAGAAACTTGAAGATTTAAATACTGAGTTAGCATCTTATGCGTTTCTCGAAGAAGCTGGAAAAGTAATAGCTGAACTAGAAGAAAAACAGGCATTATTGAAAGGCATTGAACAGAAGTATAATACTATTAATGCCTTGATTGAAGAGATTATTGAAGCAAAGAGTAAACTTACTGAAGAGGCTCCGGTTGATGTAAAAACATTAGATACGGCTGTCACGTTAGTAAAAACTCTGTATAAAGAGTATGATGAAATTGATACATTGCTTATGACTATCAATAAATTAACAGTACTTCCTGTTCCTCATCATATTAGTTTAGAGACAATCAGTAATTCAAGAGATAATCTGGTAGCGTTGTCTATGGATATTAGGCAATTAAATATGTTGTTTAGTGATATTAGAGAAAATACTATACTTCCTCTTCCACCTGTAAGTCTTGATGAACTTAACTTAACAAATGTAAAGAAAGCGATTAATGAATACATGGAAGTACAGACATTGCTTAATCGATTGGATGAAACAAAAACTATGTTGGAAGCAGGTAAATTTAAACTTTCTCATTTAGAAGAAGAGTATGATAAGATAAAACCAGAGACTTGTCCACTGTGTGGAAGCCCATTTGGAGGAAACCATGAAAGTAATCATGTTGGCTGATTTGCATTTTAAGACAGATAACCCTATTTGTAGAACAGATAACTATTTTGAGACAGCATTGAGGAAGTTCAGTTGGGTGAAAGAGCAAGCTGGAGAAGATGGTATTATTCTTATCGCTGGAGATATTTTTGATACAGGAAAGCCACAGTCTTATTTGAAGATGTATCACAGTATGAATACTCCCTTTTCAAAGAATGTAAAAACTATTGCCGGTAACCATGATATTAGTTATAAGTCAATGTCTTATGTGAATGAAACAGCATATGGTGCATTATCAGCAATTACTGGTATGCACATAGACAAGCCGTTCATTCTCAATGATGAGTATGAAGTACATGGTTTTAACTTTGGTGAAGAGATTGAACACAGGAAGCCAGTGTTTGGCAGAAAGATGATTGCAATGACTCATCAATTTGTATATACACAAAAACTTCCGTTCGATATTGGAATACATGCCTTAGACCTCTTGACAAATTATCCAGAATATGATATTATATTAAGTGGTGATAACCATCAACATTTTATCTATAACTATGATGGAAGAACGTTAGTAAACCCCGGTTCATTGTTGCGTATGGATGCTGACCAGATTGACTTCAAACCTCAGATGGTTGTATTGGAAGATGGAAAAATTTCTACGGTACCAATTCCTATTGAGGAAAATGCTGTAAGTAGAAAACATTTGGATTTACGAGAATCTGCTAGTCTTGCTAGAGATAACATGATAGCATATTTGGAATTGGCAAAATCATCAGATAAAGAAACCTATGATTTTCTTTCTCTTTTACAGGAACGGATTCTTACTATTGATGATATGAAAACAAAAGAAATTCTCACAGATGTGTATGTAGAATTAAAAGACGCTAAATAAGGAGTATGGATATGGAACATGATAATGAGATTAGACGACTAGAAGAATTTAAGAAGAAGATTGAAGAGCGTGTTGCTGAAAATCAAAGAACGGAAGCAAGACTTGAAACATTGTTAGACCAAGCGAATTCTCGCTATGGTAAGAAGACTGTTGAAGAATTGGAAGCATATAGAGATGAAGTATATGCGAAGTATAATAAGGCCATGGAAGAGGTAAAGAGTCTTAATGCACAACTAAGCACATTCTTTGCAGGAGTATAATAATGAATATATTGGAAACTTTAGATGTAGGGCAAACAATTGCAAAGTACCATAAATTGGTAGGTATGCAAAGTATGTTAACTGCACAGAAAGAGAAGACAGAGCATGAGGTAGAAGCATTACGTGAACTCAGTTTAGCTATTGAATCAGCAAGTACATTAATCCAAGATACTGCTAAAGAAACACAGGAAAAGATACGAGTTCATTTAAATAGTCTGGTTACTAAAGCATTGCAAGCGGTTTATCCAGAAGATATTCATTTCTTTGACTTGAAGTTTGTTTCCGAAAGAGGTCAAACAAGTATATATCCTACGTTAATTAAAGGTGAAAATGAGCTTGACCCACTAGATAATTCTGGAGGAATGGCGGAGATTATAGCATTTGCGTTACGTATTGCATTAATGACTATTGGTAAAAAAGCGAAGATATTAATTCTTGATGAACCTTTTACGGGAGTGTCTGCAATCCGAATTCCTTTAGTGCAAGATTTTCTTCAGGAGATATCTAAAGATTTAGGTATCCAAATATTAATTACTTCTCATATACCGGGGTTTACTTCAGATAATTGTAGGCTATTGGAAATTAGGAAAGAAGATGATGTGAGTGTAGTGACAATAAAGTAAGAGGGGTACATGCAATATACGATTGAGCAATTAAGTAAACTACTGAATAGAAGACCACGTACATTATATCGTATGCATGTAGAACATGGTATTGGTACACTTGGAGAGGTCGCTGAAGGAAGAAGGTTAGTATTCACTGAAGAAGAATATGCATATTTGGCTGATTTGTTTGCTGATAAATCTAGAGATAGGTTGTTAACTAATCAGACCGTTGCAGAGGTAATTGATGTGCTGATGCAAACACCAATGACCGTATATGATTTGGCAAGGAAACTAAAAGTAAAGAAGAGTAGTATGCAAACACTTATTACTACAATGACCATAGAGTTTGAAGAGCTGGTAGAGAACTATAAAGGCATACTCTATTGGAAAGGGGCTTCTATGCCTGACATGGATGAAGGTGCAAGAATACGCCACGTATATAAATCTTACATTTCTGATAAAGTCATTAGATGGTACACATACTCTAATGTAGGTATAGGAAATGACCCCGGATATTTATATATCGCCACAGACAAATGTTTATATGAAGAAGATGTTACTGGTAGATTAGCATATGAGCATGACATTATTCTTATTGGTGATACTAAGATAGAAGCATATGAAGATATTGGTAGAGAATTTAAAATAATTGGAGATATTTATGGAGAATAAACAAATTCCAAAGAGACTGGCTGTAGATTTTGATAACACATTGTTCCATGCAGTGAGTTTCCCAGAGATTTATAGTGTTACATGGATGAATAAGTTAGTACATATGTATGTGAGGCACATGAAGAAAAAGGGCTGGTATATTATCCTTAATACCTGTAGAGATGAAACGAAAGGATTGGATATTGCAAAACGAGCATGTGAAGCACACAGCATCCCTATTGATGCATATAATGAACAAGAACCTACTGCAGTAGAAGTATGGGGTCCAACGAATAAGATTGCATGTGATAGAAGTATTGATGATACACAGGTAGGTTTTATTGGCTATCTGCTTCGGAAGTTCGGGTGATAACTATGGAGTTGACAAAAGAGAATATTGTAGCATTAGTCAAGCAGATTAATGAACGGCTCCCAGATAATACATTTGGTGCTTCTAAAGTATTACTCAACCCATATTTTGATAATGAAGAAGAAGAGGCACGTAGACTGGCTATTGAAGAAGAGATAAAGTTTGATTACGAGTCTACGATTGCTGATTATAAAGGATGGCTGAAGCGCTGTAGGTTTAGAAATAAACAGTATAAGAAGATGGAAGCCTTGATTGACGAATTAAAGCAAGAAGGCTTAATTGTTTCAAGTTCACCTCGTAATGAAAACGGGGTGGTTATCGGACCTAGATATTTTTATAAGGATTATAGCATTGATACAGAAATTTGAAGTTGGTAAATGGTACCGATATTTAGGTAAAAACGTTTGGGTATTAGGAAGTTTACAGGCACGGGTATTGGATAAAAAACCTAGACAGTGTGTTGCAGTAGCTAAGAAAGGTAAGTTTGTAGGTTTGTCTAACATGCCTAAAAATCGAAAGCAGAAGGATGGCTTATGGAGCTATGGAGATAACTTAGAAGGTTGGCAAGAAATACCAGCATCAGTTATTGATGATATCCTGATATTTGATTGCCCTATATGCGGGAAGAAACCTATTGTAACGGATACTGGTGATGTGGGGACATTTAGTTTAAAACGTACTGCGAGAAAACAAACCTATTCTTGTTGTACACTCTTTACTTCAGGAGAATACCCTACTGCCAGTGAAGCATGGAATCAGGCTGTATTAAGAGTATATGATAATAAACTAGAGGTAGAAGACTTTGCATTGTTCTTGAAACAAGAGATAGAGCTAATGGAAGACAAAGAGATTAAAATGAGATGGACAAAGCAATTAGGCAAAGTCAATACATATTTGAGAACACACTATAGTACAGGAGATATCTATGGCAATAAACAGAAAGTCTTACAAAGGTGAAGTAGTATGCAAATGTGGAACTACCATGAAGGCTGTAGGCTGGTCTGAGCATGAAGGGCATATTTGGATTTGTTCCTCTTGTGGTAAGAAGAAGTTTGAATTCCATCCAAATAAGATAATCTATTCAGATACCAGTGCGCCACGAGGGAGGAAGAAACGTGCGAAAAAAGAAGCCATGTGAGTATTGTAAAGAATGGACTACTTATGATGACAGGAACTATCTACATGAGGATGAATATCTATCGGTATTTATAGACCATATGAAGAATTCGTTAACTATTATCTACGGAAGTAATGATATAGATGAGGATATTGAAATTAGTTACTGTCCAATGTGTGGAAGGAAACTAGAAGACAGCATAGACGATAAAGCACAATTGATGCTTAATTTATAAGGAGAATTATATGAATGAATCAACGATAACCGGAAATATTACTACCGGAAATATTACTACCGGAAATATTACTACTGGGTATACAAACAGAAAGCCAGAGCCGACAATTACTGTAGCTGGAAGAGTATTTACCTTTGATGAAGCTATTGAGCTATATGAGGCATTAAAGAAACTCTTTGCTCGTGGAACCCCTACGTATACATGGACTAGTACTTCATTACCGTATGACTATGAAGATTTACTGAAGATGGTCGATGATACAGGAACTAAAGACTGGGGGTTTACACAAAAGTATAATAAAGGTTAAATCCCGGACTTGACAAAGGCTACTCCTTCATGCTATTATACACTATAATTATGGAGGAGTATTTTTATGGCCGGAAATGACTTGATTAGTGTTGATGTAGAAGAATTAGCAGACTTAGAGTTAACTGGACAGGAGCTACGTTTTGTGATGGCTTATTTATCCCCACAGTGTAACTTTGATTCAAAGAAAGCTTTACGTGTTGTTACCCCTGATGATGAGTTTATGTCATTAAAGAAAGCTACATTCTATGCACGAGCTAGGGCAATGATGAATAAGCAACCTGTCAAAGATGCAATCAGTCGGTTGTTATCAAAAGAAGTTGAACAAAAGAAAAATGAAATAATGCCTGTATTGGTTGATAATTTATTGTTAGCTGCAACGTATGACCCTGCAGAAATTATTGATGATGATGGTGATTTTAGGTACGGTGATTTAAAGTCTGTACCTCTGAAACTACGCCAGACGGCAATAGAAGGTGTGAGTGTAAAGTACTGGGGTAAAGAATGTAATGTGAGGACAAGAGAAGTGAAATTGGCTTCAAAGTCCAAAGCACGTAGTGATTTATTAAATATCATGAAATTTTATGCTCAGTTGGATAATCAACAGGAAGAAGATAAGACACCACATTTTACATTAAATATTGGTAGTGCAAATATAGAAGGAATGCCTTCTGCTAAGGATTTATTTTCCATGGCAAATGATATGGAAAATGACGTAGAAGATATTATGGAGGAAGAGGAAGAAGATGATAGCGAAGTTTGAGGGTTATGATGAAGAAGGTAAACAAATTCAACATGGAGTTGATTCATTTACCAAGTATACTATCTATAGAAATATAGAGTTAGATGAAGTGGGAGATACACCAGATATTATTTTATATAGTTCTAAATTAGCAAATGATGAATTATGTAATCTAGTGTATTTCGATGACAAAGATGATAATTTAATAGCATTGGTTCAATCAAGTAGCGTATGTTACTTAATGGATGACAATGGGAAAACATTTGAAGTAGTGAGGATGAAGAAATGAAAGGAAAATTAATGATTATGTTACTTCTTATCGGAAGTATTCTATTTGGTGCTCCAGTAATACGGGATAGTAAATCTTTTAATATAGAACTTACTATAAACCCTGTACATGAAGTAAAGATATTGGAAGCAGTGCCTACTAATGTAGGAGCTTTTAATTTAGCTACCACTATTACTAACCATGGTTTTACAGAGTCAGCGACAACAGTTAGTACTTATTATATGGTAGTTAAAACAAATAATAAGAGTGCGGTTAATATTGATGTGGTAGTGGAGAATATGAAGAGTACTGGTATTGATACACAGATTGCCTATACAATCAGTGCTGGGGCTATTGATATTACCTCTGCTGATACTGCGGTCACAGGGACTTTGTTTACGGAAGTAATACCTTTAGCTAGCAATGGTATGAGGATTGTCTCACAGCCTTTTACGATAGCACTGGATGACTCTAATGTTAATGATGCAACCTCTGCTACGTATACAAGCGATATTATATTTAAACTGATGGCTCCTTGATACTATATAGATACAAAAATAACCCACCTTGAAAAAGGTGGGTTTTCTTATTTTACAATAGTTTTAAATCTTTTGTTATAGGGTCTATCCTCTCAGAAGCATCTGGACCAATTGCAATACAGGTAATGGTCTTTACTCCTCCAAATTCAGTCCATCCATTATCCTCAATCAACGCTACCGGAAGTCCAGCTTCTTCTGCTTTGCTTTTAATTTCCAATAGTTCCTCTAATGAATTAACCCCTAGCACAATTTTAGTAAAATCTCCCTCAATCCATTCTACCATTTCTTTCGTTACATTTTCTATCTCATAACTAATGACTTCAGTAGTGTCATCTCCTATTGAAGAAAAAGGATAACTTACTGACTGCTTCATTCTATCAAAGAATATCTTCATGGAAGCGTGAGCTGACTGAGAACAGGCTTTTCCTTTTCTCATGTTTAAATCTTTTCTCATTACAATAACTTGTTTAATCATTTAATGCTCCTTATCGGTTATACCACAAAATATACTTTGCATTCTTTGGCTTTTCACCCTCATAATTTGAAGGATAGTACCTTCTCTTTATAATGTTGTACTTTTCATCAAGAATATCCCCATAGCCGTCATCATCAGTAAACCCTCCTCCGTCCACACATTTTACCCAAAATTCAAAAAGCATGAGACTCCCAATATCTCCATTTATTTTATGGTCTATCCAATTATCAGGGTAATTATCTTCAATCCAAGCTTCTGCCTCTTCATTACAAGAGAATACCTTTTTAGTAGGGGAACCTTGCTTATACATGTAGTTGATAGTACACGTAAGGTCTTTCCTTATTTCAATTACAAAATATTCTACAACTAGGTTATTCTTTTCCATCTATAATCTCCCTCATAGTCTCATCTAACTCTTCACTATCCATATCCATAGCTTCCGCAGTTACTTGCTCACTGAAAGCTAACTGCAAATCTGGACTCTTCCTTACTTCATTTCTCACCTTAGCCCATACCTTCTTCCAGTAATCATTCCCTTCATCTGTATTAGACCATTCAAACGAATACATCAGCAACCAATCTGGATTCAATGTATTCGTATCTGGAATAGCATAGTGAGCTTTTCTTGAATTATCTCCTATTACTCTCTTATTTTTAAGAGCTGATGCATAGTGCGCCAACTCCTCCTCATCCAATATATCTAGTAGCATTTCAATATTTGTCATTTATACTTCCTTATACTAAGTTAATAAAGTCTTCAACCCTCTTTTCTTCTATGTCATATTCAGTACTTACAATGTATTTAGAGATAAGTACTACTACATTCTCACCCACTACCTTGTGTTCATTATCATCATTACTAATTCCTAACCATGAACCATCAGTATAATCCACTCTCCAGAATTTACCAAATACTTTCACCATGTCATTCCGTTTCATTTGTCACTCCTTTTTTCATTAATGGTACATACATCCAAGCAATTACGTCACACCTATGTACAAAATCAACCCACGCTTCTTGTGTACCAAGAAAATATGGACTTGTTTCATCATATGTTTCTATCCTATTTTCGTTAATCCAGCATTTGTATAAAATCCATCCATTCTTCTTTGGCTTCTCACTCACTGGTTTCCACATAAGTTGGGATTTTAAATTACTGTTTTCTTTCTTAAGCTCTAGTAGTTTTCGATAAAGACCCCAATAAGCATGTTTGTTTAATTCTTTCATAATTATTTCCCTACCAAATACTATAACCGCTATCATCAAACGCAGTATACAGTGTTATTACTAATGCACCAAGTAAAACCGGTATTGCGAGCACTGCTAACACTTTTGGGAACAGTGCTCCTAAAAACCCCATACCACAAAGGATAAGTATCGTTATTATAGCTTTCACTAATGCAACTTTATTAATCATCCCAATTTCTCTACGAATCGCATCCATTATTTTATGCTTATTGTCCATCATAACCTCCTTATGCAGTCACAAAATCCATTACATTATTTCTCATAAACTCTACCGCTTCATCATTTACTACAATATCCCTATTAGTAATATTCCTCGATAGCCCAATGCCTTCTAAGGTAGTACACCGAGATAGAGCGAGATAGACTCCAGACTCTGGAACCCAGCTTGCCGTTAAATCAACGTATAATGCATCAAGGGTCAATCCCTGACTCTTATGAAAAGTCACAGCATATGCAGGTTTACAGGCAATTTGCGTGAATGTACCAATAACCATGTGGTCTATTCTTCCACTGTTTTCATTGTAGGAAAAGGCGTATTCTTTCCATGTTGCTTTTCCAACACTTACATGAGTGTTATTCTTTGTTACAATCTGTACAGAATCTTCCGACATGCTCTCTACTACACCAAGTGTACCATTCTGGTACCCACCGGACTTATTATTCGCTGTACACATAACCTGTTGCCCTACAGACAGAGATATATGTGACTCCAGATGTGGATATTTAGACAAATGGAATTCATCTTCAATACGTGCTCTATAATGTTTCTTCATCTTAAACTTAGGGTCAGAGCAATACTTCTCATTCAGACGATTAACCACAGCATTAGTAGAAGCTAGGTACAGAAGTACGGGGTGTTTCTCCATATGATTATCGGCTTTCAATACTCGTGTATTCACTAACTTTAAATCCCTTGAGGTTTGCATCCCAACTCTGATTCTGAACAATGCGTCCTTAAATGCTTCATCTTCCTGTCTATATACTTGGTCTAAGTGTATAGTTTTAAAGCCCATCTTTTTATACAGATTAGCATTGAAGAAGAAGTACTTGCCATTATACATACGTTCAAAATAAGCATGTTCTTCACTATAGCGTTTAGGAGCTACAGGAGGAAGTTGAAAAATATCTCCAAATAGAATAAGTCTTGGTCTTCGTGTCTTAGGAGCATTGATAATGATGCTCAAGATATAATCCATTAATGAAGCATTTACCATGGATACCTCATCAATAAGGATTACTTTCGCATTGAGTAACATAGCTCGTGTCTTACTTGTGACTTTCAACCCAGCATAAATATCCAGTGGAGGTATCGTTAACGCCGAATGGATGGTAGTGGCTGGAATATCATCTTGTACCAAGTTTGATGCACTAATTCCCGTGCTACCCATTACTAATACATTATCCAAATGGTCGTATGCCATTCTCAACATGATAGACTTCCCTACCCCACCCGGTCCCATGATAAACAAATTCTCATTCGTATTCAATATCATATCTAATGCTTTCTCAAATATAGGGGAAGAGGTTTCTACCCAATCCCATTTCTCGTTTAATTCCATTATTCTCTCCTCTATATGTATATCATATCATGGAATACAAAAAATGTCAAGAACTATTGCTCTTAACATTTAATTTATTTCATACTTATTCATATCCTTCTATATGCATAAACTTTCCTTTTTGTACACCAATACCATAGGGTAGCTCCTTCGCATAATAGTGCAATTCTGTTTCAGCAATGCAATTAAATCTCTTTACTATCCCATCTTCATCAGTTACAGTAATAGGTGTATCAAACACCTCACCGTCATACACCGGACGGTCATACTCATTCCATTCTTCTGCATACCTCTCCACTACATCTTTAAAATCTTTCCCCCACATGACAGTTTCGTCTCCACCATCAGTAATAGTAAATTTTTCACATGTATGAAATTTAGTCATACACTTATAGCACCTAGGGCAATAATCCATATCTTTCTCCTTTAATTTACAAAATACACTGGGTATTCTGCTTGCCAAGTACCCGGAACTGGAATCATTCTATTCTTATTTATCACAACTTCCTTATACAACACTTCACGTTCCTCTAATTGATTCTCCAGTGAGGTTACAAGCTTCAGAGGGTCAAAATTAATATCTTTATAGCTTACTAGTACATGGAATCCAGATTTGGTAGATACAATCTTATAATCAGTAATAGAGTAATCTAGCATAACACTATCAATACCTAATTCAGTAAACATGTTCACAGTGTTATTCTTGGTCACTAAGTCTATATCAATATCTAGATACAATCCTTTCGCATGTGCTTGCTGATAACATGTTAGTAAATTATTGTCAATCTTATTCAATCTACGAATGAAGTTTTCCCCATTACTTCCTCCAGTAGCTATTGCAATAGCTTCTGTCTGGTATTCTCCTATTAACTTCATAAACGCCTGTAGTGCTTTCGTAGTGCTTGACGGGTCAATATTTGAATAACACACCATACACTTTTGTGGAATTTCTTCTCCGGTCCTTGTGGTGTATCCTCGTTCATCACATTCTAACCGTCTGATATGCTTAACAAACTCATCTTCACTATCGTGCCTTACAATAGTCTTAGCATACATTTCTGTTCTTCCTAAGTCATACTTCTTTCTCTCATCGTCATTCAGATATTTATTCCTTGCTGACATGGAAAGAAAATATACTTCAGTAGGTTTTAGTCTAGGTAAACACTCTCTGTAAAATCTTCTTACCTGTTCTTCATCATGAATTATCTTATACATTATCCTAATTTACTCCTAAATAATCTACCAGTACTCCCCAAGACATGCCCATAGGGATTGTCTTGAACCCACACTGGTCTAACTGGCCACTAATCCATTCTGCTACTTGTTCATTTGTCTTATCTTTGAAAGAATCAGAATTGTTAGCTATTACAATACCAATCTCAAAACAAAGGTCTACCAATGCTTGTTCTCTCGTTCTCATACTGTTGCTCCTTTAATCCCACCATGTAAGACTATGCTTTTTTATTATGTTTGTCAATAGCTCCAGATGAAATTTGTAACTATTTTCTGTAAATTCACGTAGTCGTTTATAATCCTTATCATCAGTATCCAAATAATCTGGACCAAATACCACAATGTGTGCATTATCTTCAATATACCCATTAGATAATCGTTCACACACTTCAGAAGCAATCAGCATCTCTCTAGCGGTTTTCTCGCTACGCATTAACGTACCATTCTTTTTGTGTTCTAAAGACGAATTATATAACCAGTTACCCATAAGTTCAAAAAAGAAGGTAAAGTCATACCATGGATATGCTTTCTTCATTACAAATAAGAAGATATGTTGCCATATCTTCCTTTTCATATTTTCTTTCCAAAATACATATTTCATATTAGCCCTCAAACAGATGGTAAAAATCCCTTTTTGTAATTTTCATCCACCATACTGCTACACTAGATGGTTCAGTACCGTCCTTATCATATTCGTACTTCTCCGTATAGCTAAATAACTCTATCCACGACAGCCCTAACAGTAATGCAATAATTATAATTACCCACATATTAGTTTATCTTTATCCCAAAAGGACGTGTATCTCCATATTCTCCGAGACAAAGTGTTTTAAATGCTTCAGAATATGAGAGGAAGCGATAATCCTTGGATTGTCCACTCATTGCCTCTGGATATCTAACCATTACACCAGTCTTATAAATGCCACAATAACCCAAGCTTCTACCAGTCTTCTTGTCATATACTTTTTGACCAATGACAGTCAAAGCTTCAACTGCTGTTTTAAAAGGCCTGTAAGCTGGTGTTGGTTCAACAACACAAAGATATTTATTAAAATACACAGGTACTTTATATTCACCTGTATTACTGCAATATTCTTTTACTGCTGGTTCAGTATTAGTACTAATAAAACATTTAGTCCTATCTTTTGCTGTACCTAAATAATACCTTTCTTTCCATGTCTTTCTATCATCACTTACCCAAACTTTTGTACCAAATGCTATATATTCCATGTATTCCTTCCTTATGTTTTAATTCTACCACACCATTACTTATTTGTCAAGTATATACGAGAAAAAAGTTTCCATTATCAACTACATTATTCATTCTTCCCCTCCCATGATTACTGCTTGGTCATAACCTGCTTCATATCCTTCTTTATAACCTTCCCCGTATCCCTCGTCGTAAGAAGTCTGTGAAGTATCTTCACATCCTTCCTCATAACCATCTCCATAACCTTCATGGTATCTATCATCTAATCCAACATCTAAGTTGTCTTCAATCTCCCTAGCCAATTTTCGCAGAATAGCCCTAATATCGATTTCTGCCAATGCTTCATTACCTTTTGTATTATTCATACAATCCAGAATTTCTGCTACATAATTTGCTACATTCATTTCTTACTCCTTATACTTTCGTAAGTAATACACTCTGTATATTACGTTCTTGAAGCACACCGTTTTTATCAAAATATGTTACCTGTACATAACCAGTTACTATAGTGTCTGGAACATTCCAGCTTACAGTCATGTATGTTGCACTTTCTGGTACATACTTGTCACTCTTTAATACTACTACATCTCCTACAGCAAATGAATTATCATTTCTATTGGTTTTTGTAATATCTACTTCTACACAATCAAATATACTAATAAGTCGCAACCTATCCTCTACTAATTCATATTGGTTTTCATGTCTTTCACATGGTTTTACCTCATATACTTTTCCAATCTTATCACTGTACCAATATGATGGTAATTTACTTTTAATTATTCTTACGTACATTGTTTACCTCTCACTCCATGTAATAGTCAGATGTTTAAATTCTGTATGACCAGCCATATACCCAGCATCTCTTAGCTCATCAATAAGAGAAAGTACTATATCTTTAGGCCAATCAACAATATTCAATCGTGTACGTCCATATAGCACACAACTTTCTATAGTAGTAATAATTTTTTCCTTACATGCGTTATATGTATATTCTCTCATTTTCTCCGCACTAAGAAACGTTTTTTCTTCTGCATTAAATTCCATAACTTAACTCCTAAATATTGTATAAAACGTATCGAATATCCATGCGATACTATAGCCAATCAACACACTAATAAGTGTAACCAAAGATTCTAATGGAAAGTACCATGCTATAGTAATTAATCCACCGAATAATAAAACTACTAGTAATGTAGCCAGTACTGCTTTAATTACTGCTCCCATTATACTTCCTCCTTTATACCAAATGGTACTTCTTTCTCAAAATGATATCTTTCAAAAGCTGTATCCCAATCCATAATTTCTTGGTCTATGATAATACCTTCTTCAGTGTACCCTTCATGCTTGAATGTTATGCCATTATAACAAATCCACTCATCTCTGTACGGTTTAAACTCTTCTGCATTCTTGAAAGCTCTGTATGGGTTATTAATGACTTCGAGCACTGTGAATGGGCATCTCCAATTTCCTACAGGTACTTCGACAATAATACAATCATAATAAATACCAGTTACTCGCCCAATTTCCCCAACAATTTTTTTCTTCCCAACATTTTCTGTCCCAAAAATACAGTTTGAACCGTCTTCCTTAGGTGTAAAATCTCTCGTTACTCGTACTTTTGTACCTATGCATACCTTGTTCTTCACCACCCATTCCGTTTGACGTTCCTTGTATGTTGGTTCTGGTGCAGGGTAGAAATACCTATAACAGCTATTTTCTATTTTGAATGGATAATCAATTGCACTCTTGTCTCGTGTAACTAACTGTGGTTTTTCCTTTCTGACACTATCCTCTAACCACTCCACATCATCATCTGCCCAACCAAGTTGTTCGCCTACAAATTGGTCTACGGTAATCGGGGTCAAAATTTTGTTCTTGTCAAATTTCATTTTTAATTCTCCTTTACTCTGACGCCTTGTAATTCCATACAGGCTTTAACACTTCTACTACCTCTACCGTAGGACCAATCTGACTCAGAATAGCTTCCGGTGCTTTATAAGCAAAAGGTGCTTCATCGATAGTCAATTCACTAATACAAGTAGTATGGATACCTTCCATACTTCTTTTAAAATCTTCTAGAGAAATATTCTCTTTTGCTTGTGTCCTTGACATTACCCTACCAGCACCATGAGGAGCAGAGTAATTCCATTCTTCATTGCCTTTTCCTATTCCTATAATCATTCCATCTCTCATGTTCAATGGGATAACTACTTTCTCTCCCTCATATGCACTAATTGCTCCTTTCCTCAATATCATACTCTTCTGCTCAATGTAATTATGGGTAGAGGAAATATATTCAGTGTAATTAGCGCCACCTAATTCATGTAGAATATTATTAATAATCATGCATCGATTGATATGAGCAAACGCCGTTGCTACTTCAACACAAAAGATGTATTCCAACATATCCCTACCAGTTAAGTACTCTAACCCATTGGCTATTTCAATCTTTGGTAATTCAGCAATCTTCTTCCCTAACTCATAGCTCGTGTACTGTTCTTTCAACTTAGCAATTGCATCATTTCTCTCTTTCTTATGGTTAGTACGCTTAGCAATGTTCTGGAAATGCTTAGCAATCTTACCCCCAAAACTACGGGAACCAGTATGAACACATAGCCACTGATTACCTTCTTTATCCACATCTACCTCAACATAATGATTTCCTCCACCGAGTGTACCTAAGCCCCTAACCGCTTCCTCTGGACTCTGGTTAGTCATCTTACACACTTTATGAAAGGACATAGGAAGCTTATATTCAAGAGAAGGTCTGTAACCTGCATCAAATATTTTTTCAATAATCTCGTCCAATACATTTACGTCAATATTCTTCTCCAACTTTACAGCCAACACACCACACCCAATGTCTGGTCCAATAAGATTAGGTACCACTTTTTTCGTAATCTTCATAGTATACCCAATTACACAATTAGCTCCAGCATGTACATCACTCATAATTCTTGTATGTGCATTTTCACTGATAGGCAAATCAACAATATGCTGTATTTGTTCCTTAGCAGTATCTTCAATTTCAGATGCAAAAATTACTGCTGTATCATACTTTCCTTCTATAATCATCTTAATCTCCTTTATCTAAATACAGTATATCATCTACTAATAATTTTGTCAATAGCTTTTATTCATCTTTTACATCATCTAATGTAATAACCAATTCATCATATGATGCATCTTCTACTTCTTCATCGGATAGTTCATCAATCAAGTCAAAAGAAACATCCCAATCATCGGCTGAACTAATGAGTGCATCAAAATCATATTTCCGCTCGTTCGTTGCCTTCTCAGCTATTGCCATTGCTTTCTCTTCATCTTCCGCCTGTACAATAATACTTGCATATTCATGAAGTACAACTCCTACTCTATAGTTTTTCATTCTTCCTCTCCTAACAATTCATTAAGTGTAAACTTATTTTTATTATCGACAGAATATGAAACTTCTCGTTCGAACCTTTCTTTCTCCGCTTCACTTACATCTGACTTAATTGAGTGCAACACACGTGCTTCCTGCTCGATAGTATCAAGGGCAAACTCATATAAAAGCCCTTCAGAAAAAGCATCATCTACAGCATTCTCAATCTCAATCTTATCTGCGGTATCCTCGCTTTCTACCAATACTGTCATAGCCTGTGTAATTACTACATCTACTAATGTTTTCATTTTTTTCTCCTTACACCCATAGTATATCATGTACTATGGGTGTTGTCAATAGTGTTAATCTACAAATTCCAAATCTTTTGCCGTCAGTCTTTCTACAGGAAGGCTACACTTTTCCCCCCAATAGATAGTTCCCGTACCATCTAATGCAATGTAGAGCTTATCTCCAGCAATCAATCTCACAGCATACACAACCATACCTTCATAGATACTATCATTTTGTATTACCCCATATTCTCCGATATTCAACTCATACATGGGAATAAACTCATTTTTGTCTTTACATCTAGCTCTCATATTACAACGTCTCCTTATTTCCAGCAAACCATAGCTGGTAACTTCTACTCTTAGCTTTAAAACCAATACTCTGGTCAGTCATACTTCTCCACACCAAGCCTTCCCTAGGCACATCAGCCAATACACTTGTACCTTCGCAATCTTTCAATACTTCATCCAATGTATCAGGCAAGGTAACTCCTGTACCTACAAGCGGTACCATTAAAAGGTCGTGCTTAAAACAGAATTGTTGCAACTCATTGAAATTAAATGCTTCCCCTGTATCAACATCTGTGACCTTATAGACAAACAACATAGGCATCTTCAACCCATAAATATTCTTCTGAACATCTGGACCGCAAACCTCACCCTGTATACAAAGATTACGTTTTTCGCTCCTAAGAATTCTCTCAAGTCCGTATATCTTACCGACTCTAGCCCATAGGTTATTGTCGTTAGAATTACGAATTACATTGTGAGAAAACACTAGATACTTCCTTCGCTTTCCATAGAGTAGCCATGCTCCGGCACTTCCCTCACACTTTTCGGTCACATAAAAACGCTCATCTGGTCTCTGCTCTTTATATGCATTAAACAACTTCTCAATATTCGTTTCATCAGACTTCTGTACTGTTTCTGGGTACTGCCTAATTTTCTTACCACGAATCTTTGCATACAGTTTTCTAAACCACTTGAACCGCATGAAAAACAGCATAATAGGGTTCTTATGTTTATTCTGAATCTGTTGCTTACCCTGTAGTTCCTCTGGGTCATATTTACGAATACCTAGTACCTCCGATACATCAGCACCCTCTTTAATTACAAAGTCTTCTGGAAGAATGTCCAAATTGAATGCAATGCCCGAAGAGTACATCCCACACATTTTCATGTTTCTAATTCTGAACCCATCATACAGTTTAGAATATGAATTTTTTCTTAAAAACTCAAACTCTGGTTTAACAGGAAGCAAGGTGTCGTAAAAAATATAAACACACAAATCTCCTTCTTTAAACTGGTCTTTCTGTACAATAACCGGATAGTTTTCAATCGTTGCTTTCACAACCCTATCATACTTTGGAATAGGTTCAATCTTCTGAACCTTTGCTATAATTGCTAAATCTCTTGCCATTGTATTACCTCTATTATTTGTTTTATGAAATACGACTCAATATTTATAAAAATTCTTCACGTACATGCTACTTTTATTAAATAATATTTCCACGAACGTCAATTTTCTTTCCTGTCTTTAGTGCTTCATATATCTCACCAATGCGCTCTGGTTTTGCAACAATATTATAGCAACGCTCAATGTGTTTATTTTTATTACTTCTTTCATACAAGCTATGGTCACTTACTCTATATCTTCTACCCCTTATGGTAAAATAAAATGAGTTATTACATTTATTAATACGATTCTCCCAACAAAATTGTTCAATATCATATTCATCCATTATTCTACAACTCCTCTGCCTTCTTCCTACTTATTTCATACTCATGTTTTTTATATTCTTCATGAAATGATTTATATGCATCTAATGATTCACATGCATAGTCACCAGTTACTTTGCATCTATTACATTCACATCTATACCTAGGTATACCAAATCTTGTGTAGTCCCTACATAAGAATATCTTTCCTCCACACTTACACAACTCAATATATTTTCTCATAATTTACCCCCATGAAGAAAATATCAAATTGACGTACAAAATATTCCCACAAATGATAATTAGCAAAAGTCCTACGGTAATTAATGTTGCAGTCAAAGTAAATCTTCGTACAAATTTTTTAATAGCATAGGTATCACTACGCTTACTTTCTTCATATACTTTTTGTATAAAACCAATATACCAAGTAGAAAACACAAGAAGCAAAATTCCTAATACTAAACCAAATAGCATATATATCCCTCACATTAGGTACAGGCGTTTATTTTACACCTGTACCTTAGTACAAACACTTAATTAAACACTTTTCCTAGTGGGTCACCGTACTTATCAACAAAGTAATACATACAATGTTCTGTGTTGTTAAATTGCAACATTTTATCAGCACCATCATTTCTTACAAAAGCCAAAGTAAATCCATTAATAGTATTAGCAAATGCAAGTCTATACTCTTCATCATCCAACCCATAAACTGGTGTGTTGAAATATTCTTTTACAAATTCTTCAATAGTATATGGGTGATATAGTGTTGCTGGTGCAAGAGTAAATGAATCTGGTTCAAATCCTTGCTTTAGCAATACCTTTGCTACCTTATTAATTTCAGTCAACATGAGTAATGTGGTATTACTAAACATGTTTCCATAATCCAAACTCGTAGATACCTCATTCGCAAGAAATGCATCAGCTCTCTTTTCTGCAATTTCACGACCTGTTTTTCTACTAAATCGTTTAAAATCTTGCGCAGAAAGTGTACTCCACCCTACTACATACCTATTTGTTCCTTCTCTGAGTTTAAAGCACAGAGACCCGACCCACTGCCCATGATACTTCACATGTACAAATACTTTTCCATCTTTGTCAAATTTCATTTACTTACTCCTCATTCTCAAAATCATCTTCATTAAAACATTCTTCGAAACATTTGTCAAGCTCTGATTCATCAATACTCAACGCTTTTACAATCTTTTTCACTTGATTCAAATCACTTTCTGTTGCCTTCTCGTACCCTTGTCTAAAGATATATGCTGTATACCTACATTCGTCAATGTATTCCCCACTATCAATATCCAGAACTAAGTCTTTTGTGTAATCAATTGGTTGCCCGTAGCTATCAATATATTCTATAGCCTTAATCCTTATTACATCTAGATTTACTTCTTCCCCTTTAATAGTAAATGGAGCTTTAAACAAGGTGACTTCCCAGTTCTCTGGCTCAACTGAACAAATCAGTGAAAGTTTACCAACCACTTCATGCAACTCTTTTGTCTCATAACTACTAGAGTTAAACAAAGGACTAGTCTTTACTTTCCTTCTATGTCGTTCGATAACCCCAATTTCATTCTCGGTATCCTCAATAAAGTAGATATCCATGTGCCCATTAATCAGATACTGCATAATTTACACCTCTTCTTCAGTAGTTTCTTCAACTTCTGGTTCTTCACCATTCATTTTTGCTAACGTTTCTAAATCCCACACATCTCCCTCCTTCATTAAATCACCAAGAAACCTTGGTTGCAATGACTTTACTTCCAGTACTTCAAATTTCCAAAAAGCCTCAAGAATGAACAAGTCAATTATTCCCTGTTCCCACTGGCTAATTGCTTTCTCATATAGTTTACCGAATACATCAGTAACTATAGTTGAAGCATACCACTGATTCTTCTTTTTGTCAATAGTTACTGTGTCTTTAAAACCAAATAAATCCAAATCATAAAGTATTGACTCAAAAGCTTTAGCCGAAGTATTTTTAGGGACCGAATCAAAGGTATGGTGTTCAATCAGTTCTCCTTTCTTGAGATTATCAATATCCTTCCCTAGTGCCTTGTACCCATAGAGATTTAGCACACATCTATATTGTTTCTTCATTCGCCCCACTTCCTTGTTGATTCTTTTAGTTTGTACAGTCTTTTCTCTACGTCTGCTTTCCTTTCCCTAATTACGTCGTATTCTTCTTCTAATTCTTTAAGTTCAATAGGGAACTCTTTTACTTCACTGAACGTACTTACCATAAATTCTACTTGCTCAGTATATCCTTTAGCACTGCATCTAGCACAAAGGTATGGAAATGCTATTTCTTCCCCATGATACTTACACACTTTAGTGTCATCATAGGCGATAAACACCACTTCTTCCCAATCACTATCTTTTGCAATCCTAGCTAAAACTGGTTCGCCAAGTTTAAACTCACAACTCATATTAATTACCTCTCTATTTTTCTTCAATAAATGTACCAGCATGGAATTTTATCACTTGTTCACGACTAGTGCCATTGGTCTTAGTACGAATATACGGAAACACCTCTTCTTCCCCGTGATTTATCTGTACTTTTATTCTACCACACGTAAAAGATGGGTTTTTATCTGACTGCCCTACTTTAAACTCACCGCTCATATTGATTACCTCTCTATCTTACTCTCATTTGCATGAGGATTGTCTGTACTGTATCTTCTATATAAAGTTAATAAACTATTTAACTTATTATAACAAATGCAGTACAGATTCATTTTACACTATTTCCCAGCTTACCAGAAAATCCTTCTCAACCTTTGATTTAATCCACAAAAACAATCCTTTCCCTACATACGGTTTTGTATGCATAGTACTGTATACTGGTATCTTATACCCATAGGGAATATCCCCAGTGAAGTTCAACCAGAAATTATACAATTTAAACTTCAAGTACTGCCCCCACTTTTCTACATTATTGGTAGGGAAATACCCACAGTAATGTATATACCAAGCCAACCTTTCATCATATTTAATAGGATACACAACCTCTTTCATTGCTTCCTTCACTTGCCAATCTTGTATATCCTCAATAGGTCGGTCACTCCGGTACAACAACTGTGCTCTAGATGGTTTGAACTTATCGATATTATTGAATGGCTGAGCAAACAACTGGAAATATCTCTTACCATCATCTTCTTCCACCATCCATAATCCAAACAGCCATCTCTTAAGACCCTTTACTTGAAAATGTATAACAGAATACTCGTCAAACGCGAAGACAAAATAGCTATTGTGAAAAACAATGTCTTTCATGACAAATTTATGATTTTTCATCATATCACAAAACATGTCGAACAATTCTTTTCGTCTTTCCATCTCTTATCTCCTTATATCTCCATTATACACCAGTGTTGTCTACTTGTCAAGAGTTATTCTTCAACTTTTTTAAAATCCAATGAAGGGATAAACCAATCGTCATCTATGATATGACCAATAGCATAGATTTTGTTCCAATCACTGTATATCCTCACTGTTTTACCCTTCAAATCTTCCCATCTATCTACTCCTGCAATCTCCAATACTCGGTAAATAAAATGCCCAGCAAACGAATTTACATTATGGTAGGTATATTCTGGTGGTAGGTATAATGACCATCCACCAAATGCTTGATAAAAGCCGTCCTCCACCTGTGTGCCAATGAAACACGAAAGTATTCCATGGTCCTCAATCTCCAGCATTACATTATCGATAACTGCATTCTTAATAGTAGCTTTCTCAGTAACAGGCAAATCATTCTTTGTTGTCTTATATACCATATTGAACCTCCTTTATTGGTTCATACATTAATCGGTACACATAATCTTCATGATTAGTTCCAACTTCCAAACCAGTATACAATGTAGCAATCTCTTTATCTACACTATATACTTTACGTACATGCATATATGACTTAGCAAGAAACGGTTCATCTGACATGTATTGCTCAATGTAATCTGGTGATACACAATAATGAAACAACATACCTTCAACAACCGAAGCCCCTAGATAAAACGTAGGTACCCAACTTTCACTATTTGATTCTCTACACATTACTACCTGTCCGTAATCATACTCATACGGTTCATCAATGATTTTTCTTTGCGTACTTTTTAGTTTTACAAGGTCTTCCTTGTATTTATTCTGCGCTAGAATATCCACTAGTTCAGCAATTGTGTATGTTTTATTGTCACTACAATTCATAAACTGCTCTTGACATGATGAATCAGAAAATCCACCAAGTATACCAAACACTTTAATAAACTCTGGCATTGTCAATATTGCATACCTATTTTCACTTACTTTCAATGAAACTGCTATTGTAGCCATCAATTACTCCTTATATTATGATTGTATCATTCCCATAAAAATATTCACTCTAACTATAATATGTAAAGAGAGTATATATTTTATCAATTCTTTGGAAAAGAATCAATGATTCTTTTTGCAAGTTCTTTTGCGCTTCCCTTGTAAGCAATTTTATTTGCTTCCTTATCCCCCATGTCTGGAACAAGTGCATCCCCTAGGGCAATATTGATATCCAACACGTAAGTAACAATATGAATTACTTTCAACAGCTTGATATAGTCATCTGGATAAAAATTGCTGTCCTCCGGTACTACATAGATATGGTCATCTGGACTGTCTATCCACTGCTCTTGATACTCCCCATTTCCCAAATTCTTCACATCGCTGGTTACAAATCTAAACGCTTTTGTAATACTTACTTTCACATAATACTCCTTATATGTTTTATATATGCATCATATATTTCATTAAAATACATATTTCTTTCTTCAGTGCTTTCAAACACTCCCTTGTAGTTATCAGAAAATCGATGCTGGTATATTGATTCACCGCTTTCATCTGGATACCATGCACTTAATCCCCCATAGCGCAATCTTACATATAGTACTTGCTTGCCTTTCCTATATATCTCGTATTGTTCTGGGCAACCACCACATGACATGGAAACATCAAACTCATTCAATTCAAAATTATTCATTTACTTTCCTCTCATCTTTTACAATCTCTTGTTTAAAAACAAACCCTAGTTCATAGTTTCTGTTCTCTCCCTTTGGGTAAGGAAGAACAGGATAGCGCATTTGCTCTTTCCACAATCTCCTTAACTTCTTATCACTGGTGCAAAAATACACATACCGATGTTTTGGTGTCCGTACTTTCCTCAATCCTGTTTGCTTACTATGTTTATAGTGTCTGGAATGTTTGTTTCCTTCAGTGTACATATCAGTACGCTTTTTTGTTACTCCAGTATACATAAAATTAGTAGCTTGGTATATGTACCCATTATGATTCATCCCTGTATCAGAAAATGAAACCACAATCCAATTCTTACTTCTCAATGAACGTAAGCATAGGCCAACAAACTTACTTAACGGTTCAGTCAAATCCTCTTCTCTACATAATCTATTCAATTCATATACAGAAGCCTTAAACTCCTCACCCATAATTCCCCTACATAAAGAAGGGCTTGCTGGTTTGCCGAACGTACATACCGCCATCAACCTGTCTTGGTCGTACCATCCATATGCTACCGACACAACAGGCTTTCTTCCACTGTAGTGTCTCGGTAGCAAAAAGTCAATAGCGGTTGTATAATCAATCTCCTTGAATACCATACTATGTAAGATACAGGTTACTGTTCTTGGTACTAGAGATACCACCACGAATGGCTACGTTCTTTCCAGCATTGATACCAGAATCATAAGCACCTCTATCACTGACATTTACCTTACTTCTCGTAGTCCTAAAACCACTGAAGCCGTAGATATACTGTTTTGCCAATTTACCATTTTCTTCTTGATATTCCACAACTTCAGTACCTGTAGCTTCAACCTCCTGTTTTTTAAATCTTTCATGCATGGACCTAGATACGCCAGCATAGAAAGAAGTCTTTGAACCATAAGAGAAGTTATTACTCTTCTTTGCTTCCTTGTAGTATCTTTCCAGTTCCTTTTGCAAGTAATCAAAGAGATAAGAGGCAACCTCACATTCTGTTTTTGTTCCATGAGCGTATGCTACACTTGCTACCCCATCATTAGACAACAAGAGCCAACAACCGGAAATTTTACAAGCGATATTTGCAACCGTCTTCAATTCTTGTGTATACTTCTTATACCTCACCAATCCTATGCGATAGATATTTGACTCATTATTTGAAGTATCATGGATACCATACGACTGCATAAGTTCTTTCGCTTTCGCCCAAGCTAAAGAAGCTTCATTCACATTATCACTTTCGGATAGCGCAAGTAGTTTCTTCACTTTATTCAATACATGGGAAGTCTGTTCAACTTGGGTAATCTTATGGGTCAATGAAGCATTACTTTGTTCAATACCTATAGCTTCACAAATGTACTTGAATGAACCATCATGTCCCATATGGTGGTACAATTGCTCGTCAATGAAATGTGCTACCTCATGCTCTACAACTTCCTTGAACGTATCATAGGATACACTCTCTGACAGCAATTCATCAGAAAAGAAGAAATGGTTGTTGTTATATTCTGCATGATAGTAACCAAGGCACTTCTCGGAATTAGGGCTAACCAAATTTGGTGAAAAAGTCACATAGTTTCTGTTAAAGTTCTTAGACAGGTAATGTGAAAAGACCATTGGCTTATCTTCAAGATTATTCCACTTACCTATCGTTGCAAGAATGATATCATCGGCAACCTTAGCCATGAATTTTGTTCTCTTTGAATACTGCTCAAGTTTAAAAGTCATTTGTTTCTCCTTATACCTTCATTCTACCATAGGTTAACTAGTCTGTCAAGAGATATGAAGAATTATTCTTCATCATTACCAAGCACTTCCTCAATATATTCAATTACTAGACCGTTATTCCATAACAACTCATCCATGTAGGCAATGTCCGTTAATGCTTCATTTTTATCTACTGGAATAGATAAATCCCCATAAGCAAATTTCGTTGCTTCTGACTCTCTGATAAAATCTAATGCTTCTTGTTTTGTCATCTTCTCTTCCTTATATATACATTCTACCATGGGTAAGAGATATTGTCAATCCATTTTAATCGGATTTCTAAACGAATTTTTATCAAACCCATGAATAGATGCCTTTTCTTCATCACTCATAGCTAAGGTTACATCCTTGTCATTGTTCAATGAGGAAATATAGGTTGATAGAGTTTTCCACAGTTCAAACTTATCAATCACTTTCGTAACAATTGTATCCTTAAGAATAGGCAATGAAACAATTGTATGGTAAGACACACGTCTTCCCAATTCATCGGTAGAGGCCGGTACGCCGTACTTTCTTGTGAAGATAGGAATATAGTTGTCCACCTGTGCTAACGCCATTACAGTGTCATTAAACAGCTTCTTGTGCTCTCTGTATACTCTTGCTAATTCAATATCAAAAGAAACCTCTGTATAGTAGTCAGTCACTCCCTTGATATGATACAGTTTAAGCAAATATTGGGTATCCCCTACTTCCAACACTAGATACAAATCACGTGCTCTGGTTTCATTATAAAACCCACCATAATTAGCAATATTAAAGAGCATAGTATTAGTAAGATTGATTGAACCACGTCTATCAAACACCACTTTCTTGTCTACTCCATAGATATGAGACAAATAATCATAATAGTCTTTGTTTTTATCAATAATATACATGTATTATGCTCCTAACCAGTTATAATGGTTACAAAAAAATCTTTAGAGAGAATGGTCATGGTGCCAAAGTCATAGCTAAATAGGATATCCTGTTCGAATGTTACAACCTTCCCAAAGTTAATTGGCGCACTTGTGTCAAACTTATCAACTAAACTAATATCAACTAAACCAATGACACCAGCGTCTACAGGGAAGTCACAATCAAAATTTTCACCTCTCCCCCTATAATATCCATCTCCATATGCAGTAGACAATACAGCAAACTGTTTACCATCCACATCATACAAACCATCATCAAAAGAGAATTTCTTACCCCAATACTTTTGGTAAATGTCTTCATTCAATGCATAGCAAATATCACCAATGTAATATGTACCAGCTTTTACTTTCAATAGACTAAATTGTCTTGACTCGGCTTTATCCAATTGCTTAACGTTCATTTGTTTTCCTCTCTTATATATACAGTATATAGTATTTTATATTACTTGTCAATAGGTAAAACATCAATATGATATTTTTTATCTTTATCAAAATCATGATGAAACTGCATTATGTCATCATAATCAAATAAGTTAATGTATGTGAGAATAGTTGTCTTTTTATCATAAAAGTAGGCTATAAACTTACCTCCCCAATTGGTACAATCTTTTTTAGCATTCTTTAATGCTTTATTAAATGTAGGATTACCTAATGTTTCAACGACCTCAAATCCATGCTGATGTGTAATAATCATATATAACCTCTAACTATCTCTATTTGCAATGGTAAGCACTTTAGTTGCCACACTACCTAATACTCTATCACTCGGCATATAAGGTCTAAGCACCTCAACCAATTCTTCTACTGTCCAATCCTCAAACTTCCCTCTATTAACGATATCACCAGTGAGTGCAAACCACGCTCCAAAAGCAGTTACATCATCTTCATGTGCTTCTATTATTTTCGGGTTACCAACTTGTTTAATAATATATAAAGTCATCCCACCGATAGTAACAAACCCTATTTCATAAGCTCTGTCTTTTGCAATCAAATTAAAATCTAATTCTATGTTATCCATAATTATTACCCTTTATACAATCTGCTTTAGCATTGCTACCAATATACGAATAAATTTTGCGTCTACTGACCAGTCCGGTACTCCACCATGCAAATCCAATCCGTAACCGTCTTCAAAATCCACTAAGGTATTCGCAAAATAACAACTGACCATTTGTCCTAATCCATCATTATCATATGGTCCTTGATACCTTGCATCGTAGAAAGTAACCAATGGCATTTCTGGTTTATAATCAGATGAATAATCGCAAACCACATTCCATGGAATACCAGATGTAGTGTCTTTCATATTCAAGGTAAAAACAATATCCTTATGTTTCATAGTAACTCCTCTTTATGTATATATAATACCATGGATAAAAAAGCTTGTCAATACTATTTTAGAAAAAACTATCTTTCCAGTAGTTTATAAATAAATTGTTCTGCGGTTAGCATGGTGCACTCCTTGGAAGGAAACAATCTTCAAGTATATACGTCTCGTGATTCAAATGACGATTGATACCAAAAATATCATGAGCAAAATCAAACCACTCAAAATTTAGTAATTTCTGTAGGTCTAATGACTGCTTTTCCATACAGAAATGTAAATCCATCATAGTTGTCAAGTAAGGCATCTGTAATTCTTTTTCAGCTCTTTTTGCAATCTTTTGCATTAAATCATCTTTATTCATGTTATTTTCCTTTATTGGAGGTAAGGGGAATTGAACCCCTGTCTTATTAACTCTAAGCTTTCGTAATGTAGGCATTTATCGTCGCTTCATGCAAGTTAACAATCGAACCCTGTATACCCCCGTAATTCATTTATGCATTCTGCAAGGTTACAGAACCATCGTAATCTTCAAACATGCCTATAGCCCACATATTTGAATAATGCCCAACATCAATAGCACCCCCCTTATACACCACAACCACACCAGCACCACAAGTACCATTAGAGGAATTCATGAGCACAATGTTACCACTACTGGTTGACTTCATCAATTTTGGAAAATCACTCACATGTTCTCCCTTATCCTTCGCAATTGTTTTAATCATCTTTCTTTCTCCTTATATAGTAAGTATATACTATTTATTATTGTTTGTCAATAACTATTTAATGCTTTTCTTTATAACCTTCTGATTCAAGGTTCCTAATCGCTTCATGCAATCTCTGCTTATTTCTAAACAACCGTATATCATATATAGGTGAACCATCGTCATGTTTCTTCACCCCATCATGGAATGACAATGCATATTTACTTCTCCCAATATTATATTGTACATAATATTCTTTCACCAGTACCACTTCCTTCTTAAAAATTTTGGATAATAAATCTACCATCATGCAACATAATTACTAACGTTTCGTCTTCGATATCCTCAATAGAAGCATATTCTTCGCCATACTCATTCTGGAATTCTTCCAATGATTCGTATTCAATAAAATCACAACAGATAGCAATTACATCCAGTTCCATTTCTTCACCAGTATCTTCCTCCAACTCTTCAAAAAATTCGAAAAGTGCAACCAAACCATCTCTAGAGAAATTATTTCCTCTACCGTAGTCATAAAACGCATTAATAAAATCCTGTTCCGTAACTGTAGTTTTCATTTGTTTTCCTTCTTATATATACAGTATATATTGTTATTTATTGTTTGTCAATAAATTATGAATCAAAATCTACAAATTCCAATGCACATTTTACTTGTTTTTCCAACAAACTCTGACAATATGCCTTTGCTTCATCCACAGTCGGAAAATCTTTTTCCTCTTCTGGATAATCATTCAACATTAATGCTGCAGTATACTCATCACCAAATCCATGATTCGATACACTAATTAAGAAACTACTAAATAAGAAACGACCTAAAAACCCATACGCTTCATATGTTTCTCCATCATCATACTCTTTCCATTGTAGTTGTTTAATTTTCATGATTAGTCCTTTATTTTCAAATATAATTCTAATACTTCATCCACGTCTAAATAATTCATTTCTGCTGTTGGCTCAAAATAGCAACTGTCACAGTACCCGATAACTACTCCGGTGCTTTCCCTTATTACCACAGTAGGTAAATCAGAATCATAACCAGTATTGTCTTCAAATCTTAATTCCATACTCATTCTCCTAATGATAGTACTAATATATAGTATATAATAAATAATACACTACTCCCTAATATAATTATTGACTGTGTATTTCCTTGCAGATAATAACTAGTAAACACACCTGTAAGTATTTGCAATACTATGCCAATGAAAACAAACAACACTCTCATTTTTAATACATCTTTCATACATAATCCCTTGGTGTCAATGTTCCTTCCCTTGGTTCCAAGAACCGTAATGCATAGGACTGCTCTACAGTAAAATGTGTTGCTTTCTTTTCATCAGTAGTCCAACCATCCACTGTTAGGTATAATTTCACACCATGAAATATTCTTGTATAAATATACTCCATTACTCACTCCTCAACAAAGAATGTTCGGTTTAAGCGTTCAACCTTAGGGTACAGAAAGCTATCTGTTTCATATATAGAATAAGTTACATCCATGGTTAACACTCCATTAACCTTTTCCACCACTGTGCATTGAATAGTATCAGTAACCCCGATGGTTTTTTCATTCGCTTCCACAAATTCCATAATAGCTTTCAAATGGTCAATCGACAAACTGAATCGCATAATGTACTTCCTCTTTATAATATTCTACTCGGTACTCTTTGTAATACAAGTCTTCAGTAGCTTGCATTGCACGTACCACTGCATTTGCCTGTGCTTTCTTAAATGGCATTGCTTCTTTTTTATGACTACAAAATCCTGTATCAGAAATAGCGGAAACATAAATACAAGATACTCCTCCCCCTACTGTTACTTTCCTCACCACTACATAGCGTTTACTCATTTACTCTATCTCCTTTATCTATATACAGTATAGCATGTTACATTTATTCTGTCAAGAGCATTTGTAGATTTTTCTCTACATATTCCTTGTACGCTTTCACTGCATTGTTCTCTGCTTTCTCCCTATCCTTACATTTCCCTTTTTTCATCCTGTAATAATAATTATTCATTTCCCAATGCCAAGAATCATTAATTCTCTGGACTACCAATTGCAAACCAAAGGGAACATTAACCACCCCATACTTTTCATCTGAATTATCAAACACAATAGCTTTCATGTCCATTATTAACTCCTTATCTACTTACATTCTACACTATTACTTCTTATTAGTCAATACCCAATAATGTATATTTTTCCATTTCTTTTTCCACATATTTCTTGTAAGCCCTTATTGCATTACTCTTTGCTCTCTCCATTGTCTTACATTCCCCGTCTTTAATCCAGTCTAATTCATTCCCTATATTCCACGCATATTTTCCATACCAATCAAATACTTGTAATTCAATACCGAAAGGCATGTACAGTATATACCTACCATTTCTCACATACCATTCCATTATCAACCCCTTATCTACTTACATTCTACACTATTTCCCTTTGTTAGTCAATACTATTTTCCTAGCTATCGCAATATCTTTTTTCATCCTCTCCATGTACTCAATCTTATTATCCACAAAAACAATTTTCTCATATCCGGTATTTACATTTCTTACGAATACATACACTACCCTTTCCCCCCATTCGGTATTTACATTATACACAACACCATTATCTCTGGTATTCTTATTCAATGCATAATTCACTATTTTCAATATGTCCTCATGATTCAATTTCTCAATTATCATATCAACTCCTTATATACTACTTCTCTTTGTTAGTCAATACCTCTTTTACATATACATCTGAATAATCACTTCTCTCTGATTCCAAACATGCAAAATTATCTACACATGCATTGTCACATAACATACAATACAAACATTTGTTATACCATGATTCTATAGCTTCAGTTATTACCCCATGCTTACCTCGATATCTGACTTTAGTTCCTATTGCTAAATCAACCATTGTTATCTCCTTATATGTACATTCTATACTAGTATTAGTTATTAGTCAAGAGTAAATGAATAAATAGTTTAAATAGATAACATATAATAGATAGATAGGTATAGTGTATATACATTGTGTATACATTGCGTATTATATGGGTTGTACATTACGTATAAGCAGAAGAGGCCCCTTTTGTTGGAAAAACAACATTTTCTTGCCACATGATAGATAACACCTGTTATGTATAGGTTTTATACTACCCTTTATAGGTCTTATATAGGGGAAATACTATGCTATTTTATACCTTTTAGGGGTTGCAATCGCGTCTCTCGGTACATTTTTGTAGCCCAAAGCCCCTATATAGCCCACTGTAGCCTATGCTCCTTTCCCTACACGAGCCTTAGCTACCCTAGGCTGTATCCCTACCTTACTCTACCCCTAAAACGCCGTAGAAGCCCATTTTAGAGCCTTAGAGAGCACCTAAAAACACCCATTTTACCCTTATTTTTAGCAACTTTAGCTCCATTTTACCCTTATTTTTAGCATGTTTGGTCCTATCTGTAACACATATTGCACAAAATATATCTAAGGCACTATTAAATTGTGCGCAATATATCTATGGTGCTAGTGGTGTTTCAGATACTATCTTCTTATAGGGCTATGACTTATGACATATGTTTAATTCCTAGTAACATGGTGGGTTTTGACATATGACATATGACATTGTCAAGTCCGACTCTAGGCATATATCTTATTACCCTGCGTATTGTATAGGTAAAACCCTATATATACCTTGCGTATTGGTCCAGCTACGTTTCCTCTATGGTGTTTTGTTCGTGTGAAGCATGATAGGCAAATAGAGCTGTTATTTAGCTATCGGTTAGCTTTAGCTCATTTCCTCTATGGGGTTTTTTTAGAGTATTTTGTACCTTCATTTGAGAGCGTTATTTGAGGGTGTAAGATTTGCATAGGGGCAAAATATTTTTACCCCGTACAAAAAAGTAGAGATTTCGGGGTGTTGACCCTCAAATAAACGCTCTATTTACAGGTTGGCTGAAATTCAAACAAAAGCAGCGGTACAAAAATGAAGATACAAAGAAAGCCCCTCTACTGGAAATGACTAGAAACCAGTAGAGGGGCAAAGGGTATATAAAGAGAGACTAGGTAATTTTAAGGTTTTGACGTTTCTTAGTAATGGCTTTACTAAGGCTGTGCCAATACTCACATCCTTCATCTGTAGTTTCCCATTCAAACAAACAGTCGACGTTAGAAGATTCAAGAAGTATATTGAATACTTCAGCGTCTACATCATATTTGTATTCAGCATTACACACGTTTCTGATAATCTTATCCAGTACCTCTTCAGTCAACCACTGTGTGTAATGTGCATAACCATTGATATCATCTTTGAAGTAGTTGATATAGTCATCATACTCTTCAATGGGTTTGGCTTCATAGGTGCCATACATGGAGTCTACTCCATTGAGTACTGAAGCAATGAATTCCGCATTCTTCATATCTGTGGTATAGAGATTAGATTTGTCTTTCGTCTTCTTTACAAGCTCTCCATCATTGTCAAGTACAAACTTTTCACCTTGTAATGCACCACACGTTACTTCATGTTCGATATAATATTCCATACTGTTTACTCCTTTAGTCTTCAAACCAAAAGCTTAATCTTGTTTTAGCTTCATTTGTTTTATCTTGTAATTGGTCCTCAAATACCTTCTGTTCTTCCATGATGGTAGGAAGCTCAGAGATATGATGAAAAGTCAAGTATTCACCTAAAGAGTCAATGAACAAGTCAGAGAAAGCATGAGTGATACATAAGGCCATTTCTTCAGTGAATAGCATCGGTTCTGGTATACCATTGTAGTGGAAGTATTTATCCGTTTCCAGAATAGCTACACCAGTGTATGGATTGGTGTATACAATAAAGTATTGTTTCATAGTTTCTCCTTTACACCAAGTACCATATAATCATTACTAAAGGCTTTGGCAATGATTAGTGCTTGTTCTTCAGTGAATAGCAAAGGAGGTGTGTTGTATGTACTATGAAAACAACCATCAGTTCCTAAATACCTATCACCTAATGCTTTAGCGATACCAATGAATGAAGCAACAATCATATATTGAGTATCATCTACGTCTTTCAACCATGCGTCAGAAATTCCATAACCCAATGCCCTACACTGTTCTACAGGCATACCGTCACATGCATGAGGCCAAAGGTACTCACGTCTTCTTTCTTTAGCTTCTGGATATAGACGGTTCATATCCTCTAGGTAAGTCTCTCTATCAAATACTTTCATTTGTCTCTCCTTATACCTGTACTGCATTGTATAGGCATTCGTATGAAGCATCAACATATCTAAGTGCCATACAGATTGCTTCCGCCTGTTCCCTTGTCATGATGAACATGTCTGTTGCATGCTGGTATGTCTTGAACCCCTCATCCATGCACAAGTAGAGGCATGGTTGCTCTTGGTCTGCTGGTGTAAGTTGTACTGTGTATCCCATATTGTTTGTCTCTCCTTATAATTCAAGTATATCATAGGGTTGGTTGTTAGTCAACCCTATTTGTAGAAGTTTTTCTAGTTTCTGTGCCGGAAATACAGTTCTTTGATTGGTGCATACATATCAAAATCTTCTATTTTCTGTATGACTTCATTCATTATCTGTCTTGTCTTCTTTTCCCCTACTTCATTGTACAGGGTTGGTACAATAGCTTCCATCATCATGCTTGACATCAGGGACATACTCTCTTCAATCAATTGCAATACTTTTTCATCACTCATGTTTGTCTCTCCTTATGGTTCTATAATACCATAGTTTATGAATACTGTCAATACCTAAAGATTGAACACTTTATTCAATCTTTCTACTAATAGAAGTACAGGACACGTTTCACAATGGTCATAGGCATTGTTATCTACCGGACAATTTAAACAGAATTCATCCAACTCATTGATGACTTGTTTCGCTTCCTCTTCAGTAGTGGGTACTACGATGGAAGTGTTTCTTCCTTGCGCTTCTAGGTAAATAGTGTTTACGTTCATAATTGCTCCTTATGTTTCTATAATACAATGGTTTAGGTGATTAGTCAATAGGTAAACCGAAGATTTCCCTAACTATATTTCCCAATGGTTCAGTGTACTGGTCAATATCTACAGTTTCGTTAACAATACCTTGTAAGAATGCATTATACTCATAATCTGGCATTGTCTTGGAATTCTTAATCATACGGAAGGTAATGTAGTTTGTACCATCGTGGTGCATACCTTTGGCTTTGAATTCATTCCCCTCTAGGTAATACATACCATAGTCTTGGTGGTGGTTAGGGTGAATACAGTTGCTTAAGTTATAATCCAACAGACTGAAGCCTTGCTTCCTTCCATTCCATAATCCTAGGCTTGCGATAGCAATAATCCTACCTTCCAGTTCCTTATCCAAAGTATATTTCAATTCATCTAATTGGAATTCAAGGTCAGCTGCTATAAAGTTCCATGCCTCATAATCAGATACACTAGCAATAGTTTCTTCCACATCATCTGATAAGTCAAACAATTGCTCTTTTGCTTCCTGTACTGCTTCTTCACTATAAGCGTTTTCATTGCTCCATAAAATAATCATTTGTTTCTCTCCTGTATGTTTTGCATTCTCTTTCTATGAATACGGATACTTTCATTCAACTCTTCAATCATAGTTTCAATAGTACTATAGAAGCTATCCCATTCTAGAGTACGTGCAACCCCTATGGTGGTTTCTGGACTGTAGAATTCAACTTCAAGGTTGTCTTGCTCATAACCGATAAATACTTTCATGGTATCAGTTTCTAGGTCCAAAAGCTCTGCAATCATTCTCTTCACCTTGTCTTGGTAATTCATTTGCTTTCCCTCTCTTTATAACTCTATTGTACCATAGGGGTTGGTTGTTGTCAACCCCTATTTCAGAAGTTTTTCTAAATAATCGCTAGAGCATAAGGTACATAGTTTCCACAGTTGTCACTAATCTCTAGGTTTGCATACAACTTGGCCAAAGCGTCAGTATAAGAGGTTGCATCGTGCACAATCTTCTTGCTTGCTTCAGAAACATGCAGAAGGTTTAAAGCATTCAACAACGCTTGTTGATAGTCATATTTTTGCCACGACCGATTAACCCATGAATACGTTCCACGCACCGCATGTACCATTTCATAATCAGAATCAAACAATGAGATAGTTACAAACTCATAAGAATATGCTTTGGTGGTCTTGTCTCTCGTAGTGAAAATAATTGTGTTAGCCATTTGTTTTCCCTCTTTATAATTCAAGTATACCATAGGGGTTGGTTTAAGTCAACCCCTATTTGATAAGTTTTTTAGAAAAACATAGTAATGTTAGTCCCCAATGTATGATGAATTCGTACAAGGAATTCCCCTGCAAGTGAATTAGCATTCATGATACTGTTTACTTCACTGTACCATCTATTCATACAGAAGCCATCACCATAAAATTGGTAGGCATCATCATAGAACCTAATACCTCTTTGGGTAATTTCCCCGTCTTTGGTGAATTGTACCCCATACAACTCACCTTCCTCACTGGTATTAGTGATATAGCCGAAAGTTGCTTTCTTTTCTTTTACCGCTTCCATTTCTGCAAGTACTCTAAATTTGAATTCTTCTTTAGTCATTGTTGTTTCTCCTTGTTCTCTTTATACCTAATTCTACCATGTATAAGGTATGGTGTCAATAGTATTTGAAAAAATAAATAAAAAAGTTTTTTCTTTTTAGGTATTGACAACGGTGTGAAAGTATGATATACTGAACAAAAAAGACTTTATTTTTTCTTAAATTTGTATACAGATTAACGTATGACTTATGTCATATGTCAGAAGTTCGGAAGTCATAAGTTCTGACATATGTCATAAGCTAACTTCTCACATAAAAAAGCCAACTTTTGACATATGTCATATGACAAGCGCGAAGACCGATATATGATAATATATCGGTCTTCAATTTAATTACACGCTATAAAATAAGGGACTATCTCTAGTCCCTTATCAGTTGTCACCTCATGTACAATTTAATTGGTTCTTTCTCTGATGGAATTTTTACCAAGAAGGTATTGACTCCAGTCTCTCTATCACAGTCAATTTCCATTTGCTCTATCAATTCCCATTTGTCGGAATATTCATCAGAATAAGCAATGAGCCTATCTGGTTGTTTCTTTGAACGTTTGATGTTCATAGTTATTCCGGAATCAGAAACCAAGAATACCCATGAATAATTACCATCATCATCTAATGAATAATCATTGATGACTACCATGTACAAGTATTCGCTTAAGTATTCATTCCATTCTCTATCGTCAACAATCTTCTGGAAGTCTTCCATGGAAGGATTGAACAGCGTAATGTGAGTGTTATGTGCTCCTTCTGTGAAGTTTCCACCATTTTTCTTTTTCCAGTCTTGAATAGTCATTGTTATCTCTCCTTATAATTCAAGTATAGCATAGGGTTGGTTGTTAGTCAACCCTATTTCATAAGTTTTTTAGATAAATTCTACTTTCATGTATTGCTCACTAATCATGATACAATCTTGTTTGAGGATATTTTTCAATACTTGTGCTATGTTGTTAGCTTGGAAGTCATTGTCCATAACTTCCAATACATAGGAAGTCTCTTGTACACCATTCCAATAACCATCAGTGGTATACAGTGTATATCCTTCCCATTGGGTATTGTGTCTGTTGTACGCTTCCCTAGCTATTTCTATAGCGTTTACAACTTCTTCTTTTGTGAAAGTCTGTTTGACTTCTGAATTGCTACCAGTCTGTGAACCAATGTAAAGTTTTGTTACTTTCATGTAGTTTCTCCTTGCTCTCTTTATACTTAATATTACTATATATATAATATAGTGTCAATAGTATTTGAAAAAATAAGTAAAAAAGTTTTTTCTTTTTTAGTATTGACAAAGTAATAAACATATGATATACTATAAAGATATGGTTATTTTTATATCCTAGTGTCAGTGTAGACTATGACTTATGTCATATGTGTAGGGTATGACTTATGACATCAGTATATGGTATGACATATGTCAGAAGTTCGGAATCCAGAAGTTGCACAGTTGTCATATGACATAAGTTTCCCATAAAAAGACCAACTTTTGACACATGTCATATGACAAGCGCGAAGACCAAAAATAATATATTATTTTTGGTCTTTATTAATCAATTCTCTAAATGAAGCATTATCAATGTATTCTTCTATATGCTTGCACGCGCTTACATAAATATTGTGTGCTTCCTCTTCAGTAGCATAACGACCCAAATGTATAACCTTTTTGCCTATCCGTATCTTTGCCTCGTACCTACCCTTATGTTTATCAAAATAACAACCAACAAGTTTACCTTTCCTGTGTACTTTTCGATTTTGATTATTTCCCCTATCAGTAACCAATCTTAAGTTTTCAAACCTATTGTCAATCCTATTTCCGTTAATATGGTCAATCTGCATTCCTTCTGGAATATCTTCACCTGTTGTTAATACCCAAACAATAGTATGATAGTATATCCGCATACTATTGAACCTTACTTGACAATAACCATTATTAGTACCATTGTTCTTAACAAGAACCCATTTAGTACTTGGGTAACTTCTCAGCCTTTCCAAAGTACCATCCTTAAGCCTAAATACTTTCTTCAATTCCTCTACATCAATAGGTTTTCTTTTCATATACACTCCTTGAAATAAAAACCCTATTATACTATCTCCCCCTTTCGGGTCAGCACGGAAACAGTATAATAGGGTAAGATTTTACTCAAGGAAACAAGAAAGTGCTGATGTCTCTTGTTTCCTCAAACCATATAAAGAGTGTATCACATTCCATATGACATTGTCAAGTCCTACTCTAGAAAAAAGTCAACTTATGATATACATATTTCCGGCTTTATAACTAAAGGGGAAGTTACTCCCCTTGTTGATTTAAAGATAGGATACAATGTTCTGGATATCCGTAACTCTAAGACTGTCAGAACACCCGCTTTCCATGTACAACTTCAGTACGTCGATTGGTTTCATTTCGTCAATCTCATACGCTGGTACTCTACCCAATGCTCTGTACTCTGTAAGGTTTTGAATCCTTGAGTAAACGTTTGTGTAATACTTTTGTTTCATCATTTGTCTCTCCTTGTTCATCTTGCCTCTCCTTATAATTCAAGTATATCATAGGGTTAACTAATTGTCAACCCTATATCCAGAAGTTTTACAATGTTTTTATGAAGTTTTGAATACTTGTGATATCCTCATCAAGGTCGTTGTATGCCTGTTTAGCTCTTCCATATGTGTAATCTAGCAGAAGGTTTGGAAGTGCCTTCACAAGTGCCTCATGTACGCTTACCAGCTCAAGGAGCGTAATGTGTCCGTTATTATACTTTTGTTGGTATTCTGCAAGAGTATCCGCTTGGGTACGCATGGCAGTAATGTTCATCTCAAGCTCGTTGGTCAAAGACTTTCCTCTCTTCCTCAACTCTTCCTTCAGGTTTTCTACTGATTTGTTCATCTCTTCTTTTGTGTTCATGTTGTCTCTCCTTGTTCTCTTTATACCTAATTCTACCATGTACTATAGATAATGTCAATAGTTTTTCAAAAAATAAATAAAAAAGTTTTTTCTTTTTTTGGTATTGACATATAGAGTAAAGTATGGTATACTGTAAATAGTATGGTTTGTTTTCATATCCTAGCATGTTGCTTGCCTATGACTTATGACATAAGTGAGTTAGAAGTTCAGAAGTCATAAGCCCTGACATATGACATAAGTAAACTTCTCACATAAAAAAGCCAACTTTTGACATATGTCATATGACAAGCGTGAAGACCAAAAATAATATATTATTTTTGGTCTTTATTTTACTTCACCTCTTTAAGTATCACGTCTGTTTCGATTCCATTGTACTTAAGTTTAAGCTCTGTTACAATCTGTTGTGCAGTACATAAGTGCTCACATACTGCTACACAATTCCAGTCATCTTGACAACCAGCCATTACTAGATATACTTTCATACTCTCTCCTTGTTCTCTTTATACCTTAAGTATATCATAGGGTTGGCTTAACTGTCAACCCTATTTGATAAGTTTCCTAGAAAATTTTATAGATAAGCTCTTCAAACTTCTCTCTTGATGGATACTCATAATCACAATAAATGACTTTCCCTTCTACCATAACAACAAAGCTGAAATAGTTGTCCTTGTTCAAAGAATCTTTTATCACAATGTAGTTATCACTCGTACACTCTGAAGAGATATATACCTTTGTTTTTCCTTCTCCCTCGTAAGTTATGGATACAAGGAACGTAACATTTGTACAAATCGCTTTATCCAGTTTTTGCAATTCCTGCATTAAACTTACAGGTAGGAATGTTTCTTGCACACCAGAACCCGTTCTCACAATCTTTCCATTTACTGAATATACAATCATCTTTGTCCTTCCTTATAATGTAAGTATATCATAGGGATTGATTAATGTCAATCCCTATGTAAGAATGTTTCTACAAGTATTTTACCAGTAGTTCTGTATCGATATACACTGAACCTCCCATCTCAATACAAGCGTACTGACTGTAATTGTTCTTCAGTTCCTCGTAAGCTCTCTGCTTCAGTCCATAAGGAATTTCATCCTTATAATCATCCCAAGCTTTCAATACTGCTTTGTATTCATATTCTGCCACAGCTTCGTCGTCAATTGCTGGATATACTGCTAGGTTTGCCACAACATCATAAATTCTCTGCATGGTATTCAAGGATACCTTATCGAAATCAACGACTACCGCAACTGAACCATAATCACTGAAGAATCTTTTCACTCCCTTGATGTTGCGGAACATTTTCATAAACTCCTGTACGTTGGCTCTTTCCACACCGCAAGAGGAATCATAATCCCCATAGCAACAGAATGGAATTGACGCATAGTTCGTGTTGTCCCAATTTTGATAGCACTTGTCCAGCATTGCAACTTCTTTGATAAGCTCCATAGTCTGTTTTGTGAGTTCTTTTCTAGTCATTGTTCTCTCCTCTATAATGTAAGTATATCATAGGGATTGCTTAATGTCAATCCCTATATTTGAAGTTTTTTCAGAACGGCATCATTTCTCCATCCCTGTACATATGTCGTAACCTTTGACCAACGACCATTGGTTCAATTGTGTATGTATACATACCATACTTGTGATGTAATGTACATTTGGAAGTGTATCCAGCTCGTAAGATACTTGCAATTTCAGCTTGTGCCAACAGGTAGGTTGTGTGAGCTGAGTGAAAGTCCATTTTTCCAGTTGCTGCGTTGTACACGTAGACTCTATTGATTGCTTTATCCGTTGCGTAGCTTGCTTTTCTTGGAACGTTTGTCATTGCCTTTTCTCCTTTACTCTTTAACTATCTATAGTATAGTGGATACTAGTATAAATGTCAATACTATTGTAAAAAAAAAGATTTATTTTTTATTTTCTGTTTTACTATTGACAAAACTGTATTTTTATGATACAGTTTTTTATAGTGGGGAGCTTATGACACATGACATAAGTCATAAGTTCAAAATAGAAGTCACTTATGTCTTATGACTTATGACATAAGTTGGTAAAAAAAGCCGTTTTAAGATATGTCATATGACACAAGCGCGAAGACCAATATAATACTTATGTCATATGACATAAGTTAAGTTCGGAAGTCATAAGTCCTGACATATGACATAGGCAAACTTCTCACATAAAAAAGGCCACTTATGACATATGACATATGACATAAGTCAAGCCGGATATTTACCATATCCGGCTTGTGACATAAGTATAATCCCCATAAGTCATAAGTTCGGAAGTTCGCTATACACATATAGTGGTTGCCTAGTTTCTCCCCAACTTTTGACCAACTTATGACATTGCCTATAGAACAGGTACAAAGCTATATATAGAATGGTAAAAATAGCCAAAAAAAATAGCCAAACCCAACGTATGAAACGTTGGGTTTGGTGGTAGTATGGTATATTACATATTATCCAAAGTAGTATACCATACCAGTTTTCTCATTATAGCATACGCTATAAAGTCCCTCTTTATCCAATATAGCTTGGATACGCTTGTCATCGTACCCAACATACAACTTGTGACGAAACACACGATTGACCCATCTTATTATGTTACTCATATTCAATATCCTTTATATTTTAGGGTAGTACATTACATACTACCCTAGTCATTAATTATAAAGTACCTGTTTTTATACCTCGAAATTTCATTACTGCTAGTACTTTCTTCCCTTCCCTAGTATTGTACTTTTTAGCGCATACAATACTATCAACCCAGTGCAATCCTGTATAGTAAACTCGATACTTGTCTTTCATATACCGGACCTTTATATCACGATATATAATCATCAATAGTACCTTTCATCTTTGGGTACTATATCGTTATACATGTTTTGTATCAACATGTTATTAGTAACCTTATGATACAAGGGTTTATGCTCTCTTGCTTTTCTAGGTTTACTATGTACAGACTTATGAATTCTATACATTGCTGTATCCAAATTGAATAGGTCGTTGAATTTAGCCCGTTCTATACAAGCCTTCTCTACCAGTTCCTTGTAACTGTTACAATTACAAGCTTTAGCTTTCTTGCTACCAGACAATTCTAAAAACCGTACTTTAGTCATTTTTAAATCCCCTTTATATTTTAGGGTAGTACATTACATACTACCCTAGTCATTAACCTAGCAGATAAAACTGTACTCACCTAACTCTATACCACCGTACCCATAAGTGAAACTTACAAGGTTTTCAAAACTGAATGTGTTCCATTCTAATTCAGTAACATACAGGGTATTAATTTTTACCTTGCCATTTAATGCATACAGCCAGTGGTCTACGAATACCAGCCTTGTGCCGCTTGTAAATTCTACAGTAGTGATATCCAAGTGCGTTGATACTTTACTGTATACCCTACCACCATGTGCCATTAGAAACTCAATAATTGTATCCTTGTCAATAGAATTGACAACCGTGTGTTTATCCATTTAAATCCCCTTTATATTCTAGGGTGGTACATTACATACCACCCTAGTCATTAATTTAGTTAAACATAAACTTGTATAACTTCTCTCGTACTACTTTCCTACTAGGGATAGTCCAGTCTGCATATCGAGTATAGTCGACTAGTTTCTCACTATTCTTATGCTGACTATAGGTGAACCTTACTGTATTATCGTAAAATGAGTAATACATAGAATGGCAATGTATATACGGTAAGTCAATATGTTCAACTACCATATATACATCATGGTTGCAATGAGTGTTAATTCTAGCGTTCCAACCAACACCGTTTACTTGCTTATTCAATGTTGCAACCATTGATTCGAATTCGTAAAGCAAATAGCTATACTTGCTCCCGATAGTCTCTACTACCGTCTCTCGACTCGACTCATTGTAATCAACACAATACTGAATTGTAATCATTATAAATACCCTTTATAAAAGCTTGTATAAGGTAGGGTAAAATACCCTACCCTAGAATGTTACCTAACAAGTAGTGTTATTCAATAACCACTGTTTGCTAGCGTTGTCAATATGCTGGACCTTGCTATCTGCTAGTAATGTTTCGTATGCCTCTTTAAGCTCTTTATTGCTATAATCTTTCAACTCTATAGCAAACAGCTCTACATAAGACTTAGAATATAGCTTAGAAGCTAGCTCAATAATTTTTTCTATCATGGTATATGCCTCCCTCTATTGAGATACGATACTACAAAGTAGTATTTTTCAGATATCCTACGGGTTACACGCTGAACTACTAGGGTCAGTCCTCAACTGACGGCTTTTTATCTGGTAACCGGATATCATGCTAGTTAATGTAAAAAAACCTTATCTATACTTAAGAGTATGGGCTGCCAATGTGTTCTTGTGTTGTATGATTTATAGAGTGTTTATGTAGTATGTGTGGTTTATGTGTAGTAGTGTATCTAGTAGCATATACATAAACATGCGATATCATAGTACTATCTAATTTGCTCTCATTTGCACGTGAGGCGGCCTAGAATCAATCTTATATATCAAGTTAAAGAATTACACCGGCCATGTTAATAAAATGCAGTAGCGACAATATACGGGTTTTTACAATATACTACTAGTATAAAAGTTATATAAGAATTATATAGGATAGCATAGTGTATATTTTATGCATAGAGATTGCATAAACAGGTTGTATGGTATTGCTATAGTTGTTGTATAAAAGTTATATAGGTTTTATACAGGTTTTATACAGGTTTTATATAGGACTGATATTTGTCCGATATCAAAGTTATATAGGTTTTATATTAAAATAGTTGAGTTTTTGTATAGGTTTTATATGGGGGGTACTGCGCACTCCCCTCTCGCAATTTTTGCACTATTTTCCATTCCCTATTTAGGAATTTTTGTGCGTAAGTTGCTTATAAGGGTGGTTTAATTCCGGTAAGTTGCTTATAAGGGTGGTTTAATTCCGGTAAGTTGCATATTAGGGTGGTTTAATTCCGGTAAGTTGCTTATAAGGGTGGTTTAATTCCGGTAAGTTGCATATTAGGGTTTTGAATGTCTCTATATAGGTAAGTTGCATACATGATACATAACATCTGTTATATAACAACTACTACGATAATGTTTCTTATATCTCATTTCTTTACTGAACAGCTACTATAGTATTACTTATACCCTATATGGTATATTTAATAAATAACCCTTAAAAGGTATAAGTTCGGATATGAAAAAAGGGAAGTAGTATATAAACTACCTCCCTCTATATTTTTTCCTCCCAATTTTTTATTACTTATTGGGTCAATTTCGCTTCTATGTCATCAACATATGATGTAGGCTCTTTTTTATCATGTTCTTTTCTTATATTCTCTAGTTGCTGGCTATACTTCTCATCTATTGAATCTAATGCTTTACCAATTCTTTTATTAGTTACGATTAAGGATATGATTTCTATAATATCCTTTATTGCTGAGATTAGACCATAGACCCCGAATCCCATAAATACTAATGCTAGTGTTTCCATCTGTATATTCCTTTATATTATACTCTGTTGTTCCAATCATTAACAAGTTTTATTGCCTTCTCTCTTGTGAACTTTTTATCATCACTCCAACAAATATTCAAAGTACAGCCATCAATCCAGCCCCATGCAGTGCCATTTGTGTTTGGGTGCCTATTTGTATGTACTTCTAGTGTTACATTATCGTTTATTGGTATGATTTCTTGCTTACAACAATCAATTCCTAATACAATCTTTTCCATCACACCCTCCTATTCCAGATGTCTATCGCCTCTTGCTTTGTTTTTCCTGTTCCGACCTCTGCTAAACAATCATCATTGGTACAGCAATACCAAAAATACCCATTGTTTTCTAGATTTGGATATTCCCCACAGAACGGGCATGGCAAGCATCCATCCTCGTTGAGGATACCAAGGTCTTTGAAGGAAATTACTTTTGGGTCTGAATTCGAACAACTACTCCCAACATCAAGATTTGCTTCAACCCCATTTCCAGTTTCCCTGTATACCCACCTATAACCAAAGCCATACTCCTCAACCAATTTAAACATGTGACGAGTACCATCCTTTAATGTTTCAACCCACTGTTCACCTAACTTTCTCTTTTCCATCATTTCTCCTCCCATTCGTCGGGCAGGGTGAGTGAATCTTTCCAGTTGCCTGTGTAGTCGATGAGGTTTTTTGGTAGTTCTTCACCAAAACTCCCGAACTGATTGTCATACCAAATCCATGTAACCAACCCTATTTCAGGCTTCTTTGGGAACCACCACAACCTGTTTTCTGCATCGATTGCGACAGGTTTACCGAGAATGTTTGCCCATTCCTTGAGCGATTTCTTCCCACCACTCATTAGCCTGTCATAGGCTTTGGCTTTATTAAAAGCATCTATGCAATATGCCTTCATCCATTCAAGATAGCCTTGTGGTGTCCTTGTGCCATCCCACTCAATCCCCGTCTCTTCCTCAAACCGCTTCATCATTTCAGTCTTTTCCATCATTTTTCCTCCAATCCGTCGGGCAATGTGAGTGAGTCTCGCCAGTCTCCGGTGTAGTAAACCGGAATACCACATATCTCCACATAATCTTCAGAGCTACTGCTCCAAAAATCAAAATAAGCTCCTTTTATGATTTTAGGCATAGATTTGTGGGCTGTGAAAGTGCCATCACTTTCTTGCACCACAGGAAGACCAACAAAATTAGCTAATTCCTTTATAGACATTCCCCCACCACTCATCAGCCTGTCGTAGGCGTCGGCTTTGGCTTCAAGCCATTGAAGATACTGATAATGCCAGATATCAAACCAAACATTATGGATACCGTCAGTTATGCCTCTTACACTCTTCCTACCAGTCTCCGCTTCATACCTCTTCATCATTTCAGTCTTTTCCATCATTTCAACTCCTTGTAATAATCAATCATTTTGTTATAGATGGCAAAGAACGTCTCCGCTATTGTTCCCACATCCTCAACACTAAATTTTGCTCCCCTCCCTGTGTAGAGTTGTTCCAACGGCTTCACACCTTCTTCAAGAATTGAGACAACCTTTTCATAAATCTCATTGGTTTCTTCCATGCAATTCCTCCTTGATTCTCTCTATCAGTTCCTTCGCTTCTATCGGGTGCGTCTTTGGGTCGAGTAGTACAGCATCATTGCACTTCAGACTGCACACGGTAGCTATGTTCAATGGGTGGTGAATCACTTCCTTTCCGTATTGCTTCAAGTAGCTCTTGCTTTTCGCTATCCTATGAGCTATCTGTAGGTTGCCGAGGTGCAACGGTTTCCCGCACACCTCGCATTTACAACCACGCTCTACCATCAAGCGGATACGGTTCTCTTGACAGTCCAATCGTTCTCGTTCTGTCATGAAAGCATCTCGTGGTTGTCGTGAATATTGCCGATGACTTCAAAATCTGCATCACAAAAATTCAATTCTGAGAATGGCGTTAGGTAATCCATATCAAGTTCATCCGCTCCAACAAAATCTCTCCATTCTTTGTTTTTAACGCCTTTAAGCTGGAACGACATATTATCTGATGAATACACAATCGTTCCTGTAAGTTCTGATTCTCTCTCTGCGCCATCAAACCACCACCATATAAATCTAACAATATCACCCTCAAAAATCATTTTTCCATTGCGGTCTTTAAGGCCAGTGAATTGCTCAATTACAACATTGTCACTGAATTTCGTGTTGAATGGAGATAGGCTTGCAGAATCATCTACATCTAATCCACCATTCATTGGATTAATGTAGAACGCTCCAAATTTACCAACCATAACATCATACTCATAGTTTACCCCATTCCAAACCCTAAACAATATCTCTCTCATGCTTTCCTCCTAAAACGGAATTCCTAAATCTGAACTATCATCAGCAAAACTCTCCGGTCCACTCTGTTGCTTCAGGTATCGGTTCTCTTCCTTCGGCTCGCTCTTACCACTCATCAGCCTGTCATAGGCTTCGGCTTCTAGCCATCGAGTATACTCATCAAACGGGTATTCAGTAAGGTAGTCCACAGCCTCCCTACCAGTCTCCGCCTCATACCTCTTCATCATTTCAGTCTTTTCCATCACACCCTCCAGTTCCATGCGTCTATAATCTGCTTTAAGAAATAGGCCATATCTGTGGAATAACCCCTCATAATATGCTCATAATACCCACAAGTAAGTTTGATAAAATGCCAACCCCCTATTGGCTCAATACCTCTTTCAATCTTTGGATACTCCCCACAGAACGGGCAGGGAAGCAAGCCATCGTCATTAAGTATGCCAAGGTCTTTGATGATAAAAAAACTTCCCATCTGACAGTCGTCAAAACCCTTCCAGCAACAACCACCTTGATTGCAGTTGAATAGGCATCCTTTGCACAGTTCAATAGGTGCCACCGCCTTCACCATATGCTTCTGCCCGTCGATAATCTCTATCCACTGCTCTCCTAGTTCTCTCATATTGGTTCTCCCTCTGGTACTGGTGGGATGGGGACATATCTAATTACTTGATAACGACCTAGCCATCCACCAACGTATTGGCATAGGTTGTAATGAACACTTCCTGTCTCGTTATCAAGTAACTCGCACCAATATAGTCCTGCCTTTTCCGGCTTCTCAGTTGTTGGTCGCCAGCGGAGTTGGGCTTTCAGTTTAGTATTTTCTAATTTCATAATAGAAAATTTCTCTCTTAACATACGAATCTCTTGATACATATTTTTCTCAAAGTCATTCATTTCAAACACACCCCTCTATCATAGCTTCTCCAATAATGCATCCACCATTTCAAAGGTTTCTTTATCTGCGTAATCAATATGGTAGTCAGTACATAATGATACTAATGCTTCTTCAAAACCATCAACATCACCTATGTAATTGAATATATCATAGAGATTGTATTCTGCGGTTACTTTTGCACAGTTATTGCAAACCCTCCACGTGTAGATATCATCATTCTCTTCCACCACTTCTTTCAGATATTCAGTACCTGTAGTAATAGATTGAGAACAATAGCTACAGAAATATTGTTTGTCTGCTTTAACTATTTCACAGCTTAGTGTCATAGTTTACTCACATACCTCATAAGTCTTTTCAAAGATATCAGGTTTACATGGGTAGAATTCACCATTTACACCCCGAATAATCCAGTCCCCTTCATTAGCTTTCATAACTCCCTCTAGTGTTTCAATATTTAAAGAAAATATTGGAGGAGCAATACCTGCTACATATGCGGTTTCGGATTCTAGATTTTCCTCAAGTTCCTTGCCGATAAATGCTTCAATCTCTTGCCTATTGTATTTTGTATATTGAATCGCTTCAATTACCACTGGTTTCTTTCTAAATTTCATGAATTAACTCCTAAATACTCTTCGCCCATATAATCGTTATATCTACTAGTACTCTCAGCATAAGCCAAGGCTTCAAATAAAGCATCTTTAGTAATAAATGTTCTAATACTTACTTCATTAGAAGTATTTTTTAAATCAATCTGATAGGCATTTCTATATACCTCGATGTCTGTAATTATGTAGCTATCTCCCATATTATTTATCTCCTATAATTGTATGCTTTGGCTCTACTTGATGGTCACAATCAATCATAATGTTCTCATTTCTATCAATGATGATATCTTCATTCAATAACTGTCGTGACTCTTTATCAAATGAAGAGTAAATAAGAACATTTGCACTGTCAGATAAATCTGCCAATAGGTGTTTCAGTTCATATACTAACATTATCTACTACCTCCAATTTAGTACCAAAAGTATTAGCATAATACTCTTGTTCTTCAGTCAAATTATCTTCAAATACATGTCCGTGTTCCCATAAACTATCATTTACTTTATCAAAAGCAATTGGTCTGGTGTTATAGCTCACAATTGTTTGTGTATAGAGAGTGAACGGTCTCCCACAACGGTCGCATTCGGTTATCTGACTATCTTCATCCATATACTCCCAAGAGTCTGAGAATTTATGCCCACAGTAAGGGCAGATAATGGCATCGGTATAGGCGCAGTCTACAAAACTCGTCTTTACTTTAACTTTCATTCTTTAATCCTTCTTCACAGTACTCTTTACGGTTATACACAGTGCCTTGTTGCATATCCACCCTATACCAGTTATGTTCCCCTACATCTTTATTACCTTCAATATTTTTATTAGGTAACACATTTATTTCAAATGTATCATCTCGCATACAAATAGCTATTTCATTACCTTCTTCTGTTCTCATAACAAAATTACTATATACTTCCTCAATAATAAAGCATCTATCTTCATCTACACTAACTTTCATTCTTTCCTCCGTTTGGAACCCATTCCATTGCTTGATAATCCTCTTCTACTTCATAAACCGGAACAAAATGATGCTTTTCATAAAACCCTTGCACATCTTTGTGAGCATATAAAAGTAACTTTTGCTGTAAGTTCTTTGCCATGACTTTAAATGCAAATACAGCGAGTGAGCCAAAACCCTGTCCTCTGTAAGACTCATGAACACAAAGAGGACCAATATAAATCATTTCTCCACTCCGCTCACTGAATCCATATTCAAAACCAAATACACATGCTACATTATCGTCTTGAAAAATAGCAGAGAAAGTAGTTTTTCGTTTACCACTTATATAATCTGGGTCATATTTTCTACACGCTACTGCGGTGACTAACATAGGCCATTCCCCGGTATTTGCTAATTCTTCAACCTCTTGGAATGTTATCTCTTTCATATTCATTGTTCCTTGTTTACGTTTTAGGCTATCTGTTAATTTTTTGGTCCAACAGATAGCCTTTATATTTCTATCAAACCTCTAAGACATGCTTATGTGCTCTGTCAAGCAATATTATTGTGCGGTGAAGTAGGTCAAGCATTTCTTCTGCCATAGCATCTGGTACTGGTCTTTCTTCCTCTTTGTAATCATACCCAAAGTACTTTCCACCCCTGTCTCTAACATCTAAATCAAGATATACAGCCGTTTCGTATACTCTATGGATTTCTTTTCTCAACTCATCCATAAACCCTTGTTCTTGTTTTACTTCCTGTTTTGCTTTTTCACTCATAATATCTCCTTTTTTGTTATTCTCTTTACTGGTTGTCCACCAAGCCAAGCATAAACATTCTTTATCCTTCTATGATTGAAAGGACTGACAAATTGCCAGTTTCCTTGCCTTCCTATGTCTATGTAATAGGCAAATCTTACATTACCCAACTCATCAGTTACAAGATATTTATCATAAGTCCTATTACTGTAAGGAGGAGGATAAGTAGGATATTTTCCTTCAGGTAATCGTTCTGATACAAGTGTCCATTCCATTATTTTATCTCCTTTTTTGTTATTCTAGCTTGTGCCATACCAAGCTTTACTGCTTCTTCGATTGCAGACATGGTAGCTATATTATCTTCTGGTAGGTGCTCAACTAGTGCAATAGCTACACTTGCAAGTTGCACTGCATACTTCTGTATTTTGGCTAAATCATTGGTTGGCTTTTTACCTAGATAAGCATCATTCGTAGCCTGTGCAAGCTTTCCAAACTCCTCACCTAGTATAGAAATCCACTCAAAAGGAGAGTTGTTCTGCGGGTATCCCCATTTTGCGTCCTGCTTATTACGTTCTTCAGTAACCTTTCTAAAGACACTATCTCTTTGAATCATCCATTTTCTCCTATTATTTTCTCATTCCATTCCTTAATTACCTCTTCTTTTGTGTTGGCGTATGCCTCACAATGAATATAAGGTGAATCAATATAAGGTCCATTTTTATATAAAACTTGTGCAAGCCAATAATTACCTTGTTGTGTTATTGAAGGATATTGCCCATTATGGTGAGGTAGACAACCTTGGTAATCTTTCTTTTGTGCAGTATATTCCTTAGAAAAATCACATTCTTGGATTTGGTTTTTAGCCAACATTGCTGACCCAAGTGAATCAATTACATATTCCATTATTCTTTATCCCTAGTTTCATTTTGCTCTTCTTTCGCTCGTTCTACATGTGCATAAAGATTTCGGTTATTTACATTCATTTCAATGCAAACCATTTCTGCATAAGAAGGTGATTCATGACTAAACAAAATATTACCATTTATGTCAACAATATTATATTTCATTATTCTTCCTCCTACTTCCTAGTCCATCTATCAAGCAAATAAAATTCCATAGCAACTACTATAACAGCTAACATGGCTGACGATAATGTATTAGTATCCATAGCCTTCCCCCAACTTCTCTATATTATACTCAAAAGTATCCTCACTTGGTTCCTTGCCTTCTAGTTTTCTCATTCGTTCTACATGTTCTTTACCAAAAGCAACTACTTTAAGCAAGTCTTCATTAGGTACTCCAGCACAAGCATTGACACAAGCTACTATACGCTCAGCATTGGCTTCAGAGTCAATAGACCAAGCCACGTCATAGTCTTCTGACTCACTAAATATCTCATAGCTGTTATCCACGCCTACCACATACCAAGGCTCCTTTATATGCTTTCTCTTACACATATCTGCCACACTCCTCAAACACAGGAGCACCTTCATAGTAAGGAACACCTCCATCCCAATCAACTCCAATTTGCTTACCTTCATTTAGAACCAAAGCAACACCATCGGCAACAATACCACTTTGCAACACTTCATTGGTAAGTCCAATACAAGCATTCACACAAGCCACGATACGCCGTGCATCAATCTCATCTACTGCCCAGTCATCTACTACTACCATTGGTTCATCTTTCCATGGATGGTCAGGAGATATTCGCTCTCCATATGTCTGTACTCTGCTTACAATACGACTAGACCAATTATAGTCCTCTACTGTATTAATAACTGCCCAAGGTTCTTTTGTATGCTTCATACTTCCTCCATTTCTTATACTCATATACTATCATACTTTAGCATAAATGTCAATAGGAAAATAAAAAATAAATAAAAAACCTCCATGGAGTTCATGGAGGAAGTAGGTCTGGGGAATCTATGTGTAGGGGTATCGACCTACTTTTTAATTATTACTTCTTAGTCTACTCTTCAAAAACAGAGTAAAGTCTTTATTCATATTTATAGGATATATTACAATCTGTGCATTTATTCCTATAAATAGGTGTATGTCTGGTTGCCTATTAAATTTTCTAAAATACACATTTGTTCCATCTATCTTATAGGTAGGAATCATGTCATGAAATTTTATAACGTCGTGTCCGTCATGTAAAGCCAATGCTGTTAATTGCCTCTCAAGGTGTGAAGGAGAATCAAAACCTGACTCTACAACAAATATATTTTGTATTTCTCTATTTGGTCGTTCTGTATTCTTATAGAAATAACGTAACACATAACTAATATCTTCTTCTGGCATTACTCTAATATCATTATCTAAAGTAGCAAACACATACACATTTTCAGCAATAACGTAGCCCGAAAGCACTATTTCCTTACCCTCATCATAGAAGTTTATTTTTCTAATTACTCCGGTACTTTCTAACCAATATAAAATCTTTCCCAATTGTATTCTATTATCAAAATTACCCTGTACACTTAGCTCTTGTAAGATATCTTCCTCTGTTATAGCGAACCCGTTATATATGTAATTATATGTGTAAATGATTCTTGCTACATCTTCTTTATCAAACATATTATTCTTCCTTATAATCTTTAGCATCATATATAATTCCTACTGTACCTATTACTCGCTTCATATTATACTACCAATAACTTCATGCAAACTAACATTGTTATCAAAGCTACGGAAGTATAAAGAAAATACAACCCAGTAAACAATAATAGTTTATCAATAAAATCATAAGGCATTATTGCCTTCTTTGAGTCACACGTTACTGTTATAAAAGCTACCAACGCTGGTATAATTACCAGAGAAAACAAAATGAATACAAGTTCCATACTTACTCCTTCTTATACTTAAGATACTAGCATAAAATAGAAAAATAGTCAAGTACTTTTACAATATTATTTTTCTATTTTCTCTCTGTGCTTTTACTTCCAAGTAATCCCAGTTGTCAATGCCTTGGAGTTTTTCAATAACTTGCTCACTACTAATTGGTTTATAATCCCAGAATTCACAGTTGACATTAAGTTGTCTTCCATCTTTAATAATATCCGGGGTACCTTTATGAATATGCCCATATAAGTTAATACTATTGTAATGAGAACAGTCCCACACTTTTAGAGGATAATGGCAGAGGAAGAATTTATGATTTAAATCTTTAACCATAAGATACTCGTGATAAGGTATCTTACTGGTTCGTGCCATTCTCTGTACAAAACTTTTGTCATGGTTTCCATGTATCAAATGCAATTGTACTGCCTTTGGCTTATGTGCTAGTAGCTTTGCCATACCTTCTTGAGAGAAAGCAATGTCCCCTAGTACGTATAAATCACTTCCTTTTGGAATATCGTATATTCTATCCAACACCCAGTCATCATACTCAGCAACAGTTTTTACAGACACATCCCTATGCTTTAATATAGAAAGATGACCTAAGTGCAGGTCACTCGTGAAGTACTTCATCCTTAGCCTCCTTATAACATTCAGGGGGTTCCATAAATTGAAATAACCAGACTCCTTCTGGGATATCTTCTGGTACTCTCCTAAAGCAATTCTCTCCATCTATACATGATTCCCAAAATGGACAAAAGGTCATATCTCTATATATCATTAGCATTTCCTTTTAGTAGTTCTTTAAACTGTTCTAATTCTTTAACCATAGAATCAACTTTTTCAATAACACCATGCTCTGGATGTTCATTTCTTTCAAACCAGTCAGATAGTGTTTTTCTTGAAGGAGTATTCTCCTCTAATATATTATGTACTAACTGATAATGATGAAGACCAAATACATCATATACCTTTTTAAAGAAAGTATCAATATCGTTTGCTTGTTCTTCTAATCGTTTCTTAGTACGTACTATATCTTCTTTATCATATTCAAGTTGTCTCAATTCATGCTGTAGATTCTGAGCCACATATTTACCAATAGCACTAAAGGTCGCTTTCCCTTCTTTGTACGCAGTAAAATCATTAAGCTTCTTTACTCTTCTCATTAACTCATAGTCTGAATCAGATAACATCTTATCTTTATTCTTCAATCTATTGACAATAAGTGCTCTCCAGAAACCTTCTGGTATCTCTACTTCCCGTACCGGTGCTTTTATCTTTGTCAGCAACCTTTTCTCTGTGGCTAGTATAAAACCAAAGCCCTCTGGTAGCTCACCATCTTTTACTACACCTTTAGGAGCTACCAGATACATTTGATTGCAGTAAGGCATATACTCTTGCATCTTAGTGTCATGAAGAAAATCAGCACGTGATACTTTTACTTCATACGCAGTAACAAGACTCTTGGTATATGAAGGTTTCATAGCCCACGCATCCATTCTTCTTTGTCCAGAGTTTATAGCGACTTCTGAGAAGAAGGCATCGTCTTTATGTCTTGTCTCTAACATACTAATAATATCTACTGCTTTCATTACTACTTCCTTATTTCAATACTGGTCCACGTAATTCAAGAAATTCTCCGTCATAGAAAAAGCTTCTTAGTTCTGTTGGGATACCGAACCCCTCTTCATCCCCATAACCATACCCAAGCACATATACACTAGCTTCTTCATCCAACCCACTTAAAATACTTATTAATTCTTTTACTAACATACTTCCTCACTTTTTTCTTCTAAAAAATCTCCGTCTGCTGTCTTTACTGTTTGATGTAACAAATCAGCAAACATGTCTACTAACTCTTCATCTTTTTGAAGTTCTGTTCTATTCAATTGTCTAAAAATCCAATGTACTAGCTCATGCAAGAATACATGTTCTAATTGTTCATGAGTCATCTTAAACGTTGCGGTATTCGGGGCAATAAAGATTTTGTTTCTCCGATAATTAGCCATTCCCATTGCATCACTATCCAACATCATATCTGCATTGTATTCTAATTCAATAGTCGTTCCCATTAACTCAAACTTCTTAGGTATTTTCACTATTTTTCTCCAATTTAGGTAATTTTTTTAACAATTCCATCACTATATATATTGCTTCATCAAAGGTGTTACACACTCCCGATTCAACAATTATAAAATTAATTCTCCCAATATGCCCTACGTTAACTACATTATGTATTGGATGCTTCTTAATAGACCAATACACTTCACCTAGTACTTTGTACATCTCTATTAAGTAGCCCTTTCGTATTGCCCTAACATACTCATCTCCGTTAAATTTCTTTCGTCCCAATGGAGCAATGTCAATCTCAGCCATGATGTACTCCTTGCATGTATACATAATTCATCAAATAAAGGAAGCCATTCTTGAATATCCTTTTCTGTTTCTGGGTGAAAAATCATACTGTTTTTATGTTTACGATAATAGACTGATGTACTCATTTCACGGTATAAAAGAGTTTCCACTGTTAAATTAAGCAACACCTTGAACAGCATATAAGTAGGTATCTTTATTGGCTCAATACCATCTTTGTTTACTAACATCCAATACTGCCACCGATAATCTTCAAAATGTTGTAATTCCAACATAGCGTACTCATGCTCATCTTTGCTATACGCATTCCCTAGAGTATTCCTATCATATAGTACAGAAGAGTACTCCCTAGAGAAATTAAAGTAGTCATATATTTTAATCTTACTCTTAACTCTGCTTGCCTCTTCTTCTGATAGTGTACTTAAGTATGTTTTCACTTTCGGAAAAGTCTGCAATCTTATTAATAAATGTTTATATACCTTTTGTCGTAAAGCAAATATTGAGTAATAGTTAGTCTTCTTCTGGTACTTCATACAACTTCTAACCTGTCACCTATGCCTAAAATTCTTACATCTAATGCACAAGTTCCAGAAAAGTAGTCACCTGTACCATCAGGAACTAAGAAGTACTTTCCTAACTCCTCATTATATGTACAAAGAACTAATCTTCCCTCATGAGGGGTAGTGTGGTCAACGACTTCTGCAATATCTCCTAATTCTAGTGTATGCATTTCAACAACAGGAGCTTCATTTCTTACTAACTTCAATTTCATACTGTTCTCCTAATATCTCTTGCCGTGCTTAAATTCTCTCGTAACGTTATACCTATGTTTTAGTTCTGCAAATTCAATAAGTTCAAAATCATACTCATACTTAGCGAGATACATAACAAGATAAATTACATCACACAGGTGTCCAGCAATATCATCAGTCTCTGCCATCCAAGCCACATATTTCTCCATAAGAAGCAGTATCTTTTTTGGATTAGTATAGGTTTTCTTACCTTTTTCATCATCCCAAACTAACCTACTTAATAATTCGGAGACATCATCAAGGTACTTTTGTAGTGTAGGTGTGTCTCTGTCATTCTCTAATTCATATCCATATAAATCTAGACATCTGATAAAGAAGTCTGTTAATTCCATTTCAAAAGTATCTTTTAAAAGAAATTCAAATAGAGTCGTCCAGCTTTCAGAACCTTCGTTGTAAGCATCAACCACTTTCTGTACATCGGCTTCCTTAGCGTGTAACCACTTACGGTCAGCTTCAATCGCCTCAGATATTTCACAGTTAAGAAGTAGCAAGGAGTTAATCAGGTCAAAATCTAAGTAAAACCCCTTAGTAACGGCATTTTTATGAAATATTTCCACGTAATCATCTAAGTCTTTTCCTATCGTCCCCATTTTTCCCTCTTTTCATCTGAAATCTGTTCCACAAAATCTGGGTAGGTAAGCAGTTTGTCAAGGTATTCGTCAAATGGAATATCTTTCTTATTTTCCCTGTCCCAGATAAGAAATAGTACATCACAAGCCAAATGTGCTAAATGTGACTCACCTGATTCCTTATCAAACTCTTCTCCATCATTGAAGTACTGTTTCCAATGACGAATAATTGCATCTGCATATGCTGCTTTATGAGGAACATACTTCCAATTATTTTTACAATATTTCGTAGTAGCACCATAATTTAACACATCTATGACGGGCAGTAAGGCATCCATAGGAAGTAAACTCCATCTAGCCTTATCTTTATATTCCTTTACACCATTATCATCCATTCTATCTTTCCCTCCGATACTCTAAGTCAAACCAGTCACAATACATATCACGATATTCCACAGGAAGATGCTCTGGGTATTTAACCTCAGGTAAAGGCTCATATTTAACAAAAGGTTTCTTTACCATAACTACCAAATCATCCGGTATAGATGAATCTTCTATTGGCAATAGATTAAACCACAGCTCATAATACAAATGCTGTTGTATCCACTGTACATTGTTAGGACTTAAACGTATACTACTGATATCATATGCATACCCTTCATTAGGTGTGCTCATATAGGTAAACTCAAATAATCTATCACACCACTCTAAATACATCTCAAGATTTTTGTTAAAATTAGAAGCATGTGGTCTAAATCTAGTACGAAACACAAACTTAAAAGGTAATTCTATCTTTTTATCAAAATCCTTAATAAAAACTATCTCAGGGCTTGTATACATCCAAAAACCTCTCTTCTAGACTACGTGCCAAGTGAGTGTTACAGGCTTCAATTACTTCTTCCACTGAAACACCAGTATACAGCTTCTCTGTCTCATACTTGAACTCAGTAGAGGTATCCACAAACTGACAAGTCCATATACCGTTTTTGTATTGTGCAATATAATGACCATACACACCTTGTGATGCCAAAATATCCATATCCTCGCTATAATCAAACACCAATGGTCTTATTGTATACATTATCCAAACATCCCCGCTATTCTTTTCCAAAACCCATATCCTTCATAGGTACTACTCCAATCAAATAACTCACTCAATAAAGCATCGTCCTTGATATATGTATAAATAAGTTCTGGTCCGTGCTGTGAAATACCGTGCATTACTGCAACAGTCCAAACAATATCTAACCCTATTTCCTGCAAATTCTTCTTCAATGTACAGTTAGGAGTGTTTTCTGTGATAGAGTTTACCAACGGTGCATAAAATGAGTTCTTATCCATCATCTTTGTCAATGTGTATTCAAAATCAGTATCTGTGTATTTCTTCATGCTTGCTCCTGCTCCTCTGGTGACTTACTAAATAAAAGAAACAAAAATACTATAATAAATAAAATTGCTCCCGTTCCTGCAAGTAGAATTGTTGGGGCTAAAACGTATAACCATGTCCAATTAATTACATCAAGCAGTTTTAAGATAACAAATGGCAATTGTAAGAGAAGATAATTCAACACCTTCAATTGCCATGCTACTGAGTTTACCTGTACTATTAGTTGTTCCATTAATCACTCTCCAGTACTAATGTGTTTTCCTCTAACTCTTCATCAACAGTAATCCACGGTTTGTAAAAGTCTGTGTTTAATAACTTATCCTTAAAATACTCAAACACATTACTCGCCATGTTAATTTTTGAGGCTTCCGGGAACTCTTCTTTAATGCTTTCAAGAAACTGATTATATTTTATAGCATTCTCTTTTACAATATCCTTCCAACACTTAGTCTTTCTTACTATTCCTGCATAAGAAGTCATTCCCAGCTCTTCTGGGTTAAACTCTAATGTGAATGGATATTCTGGTGATATCATTTCTTCTACTTCTGTGTCTTCTTCAGTTACCTTTAGTGGTAAATCCAATACCTGCTTATCAATAGTTATTTTGTAATCATCTACTTCATCGTTGTTCATCTATATCTTCCTCTTCATCTTCGTCATAAGCCAAACACATAAGAGTATGTGCTTCTTCATCATAATCATCATCTTCATCAATATATTCAGAAAGCCTCAAATTACACTCTCCTATGTGTTAAATGCTATACTCAGGGAGGGACTTGAACCCTCACATCCGAAGACACTAGCTCCTTAAACTAGCGTGTTTACCAATATTACACCACTTGGCAATTTAGCTAGGGAGGAACTCGAATCCTCATTCATCGAATTTTAAGTCCGATTGCGTTACCATTTAGCATACCTAGCCATATATCTTTATAACTTAATTCCGAGACTTTTAAGGTCTTCTTTTTCTAAAATTATAATCTTTCTATTAGGATTATAATTTAAAACTGCTTCCATCTTTCTCCTATCATCAACTCTACCATCAGCAGTTTTCCAATAATATCCTTTAACCTCAACAAAAGAGTTAGAGTCTGGAAGATAGAAATCAGGATAATAATAATGAGTATAATCATCTTCAAAAAGCTTATATTTTAAATGTTTTTTCTTAGTTTTTTCCCAATTAATGTTATTCTCATTTAAATATATAGCATATTTGTACTCCCAACTTCCTTGAAGAGAAACTTCTCTATTCATATAAGGACTAAATAGTTTATACCATTTTGTTCTTACACAACCATTATTTCTTACTCCCATACTATTTGATATTTTTTGTTTTGTCTCTTTTGTATGCTTTCTTCCTAAAAAAGGTGGAGCAATCTTATTTTCTTTTATATTATTTGTATAGGTTTTTCCTTGTTTTATTCTACTTTCTTTTTCTTTTTCTTTATTATTCTCTCTCCACTCTTCTGAAGCCATTCCAAAAGGTCCTTTTCTATCTTTAAAAGAATAACTCTTAGGATATTCTTTATGAGCTTTTTTAACCCCTTTTGAATTTTTTTGCTTATTAATTGGACATTTAGAAGGTGAGCTTTCACAAATTAATTTTCCATTTTTTAATCTATATTTTGCTACATTTCCACATCCATAATAACACAGTTCTTCTGTTTCTATTTTTTCTAGCATATTATAACCCTCTCATTATTATAATAATTATAATATCTATAATAAGCCTATTCCACCACCTAAGCAAAATCAATCAGAATGGTAGGACTCGAACCTACGACTTCCTGAATCCAAATCAGGCACGCTACCAACTGCGCCACACTCTGAAGATGTGTTATACACACATCATGTAATTTTTACAAACTCTGTGTTTAATGCAGTAATCACAGATGCATATCGCTCACTCTCTAAAACTGAGTTCATATATGCTACAGGGTCTGCACCACCCGTGACTGAACTAAATACAGAAGGAGACAGTCCAGAAACCAGTACCACATTGTCCTCATTATACCTAACAGGTATTGTATCATTCCTAGCCGATGCATTCCAGAACACAATCTTAGGCATCTCTACCCCAGCTTCTTTAAACGCTTGCTTAGCTCTATCAAAGTTACTTACTTTGTGAACCTCAGAGGAATCAAACTCCATATCGGTAACAAAGATAAGTGTATTAGGTACATCTTTTTTGTTTGCCAATTGAGCAGACTGTAAGAAAATATCAAACACTGCATTGATGTTTGTGCTATACCCAACTCCTGTATCTTCAACAAAAGAAACTTTTGAGTAGATATCCTTTGTATCAGGTACTGAAATCAATTTAGGGTTAGAAGAAAACGTCATATACTTTCCAGCAAATGCCCCTGTATTCCTTTCTGCAAAATAGATAGCTAGAGCGATAGACACAGACATCGGATGATAAGGAGTATCTCCCCATGTCATGGAGTTAGATACATCTGCTACCACAAGTGCTTTCATATCTTTGCCAACATAGTTAGGTAGATTATACCAAAGCATATTTGCATCTTCACGTGCATACTCTTTTTCTCGGACCTTTTCTACAATCTGATAAGGGTAAAGAGTAGAGGTATTTACTTTCTCAGTACCGCCCAATACTGCTTGTCGATACTCCGTGTACCTTTCCTCATCATGTCTTTTAAAAGCTTTCACATGTTTAAACATAGCTTGCGAAGGAACGTGAGGATAGTCAATAGAAGCCCACTCTTGAGCAGACATCTTCTGTTCAAGAATATTCAACACAGAACGCAATGTTGACAATGTTTTGCGATATTCTTTATAAGAGTATCCTATTTTTCTAGCAAAGAATTGTGCTTTCTTTACAGTCTCTTTAGAAGATGTGTTAATAGAAGGCATCCACTTAGCTAACAGTGATACTGAACCTTGTATCTCGTCAGTATATCTATCCCGTGCATTTACAACAGACAAATCAGCTCTCAACTGTGAAATAATAATGGAAAGAGCAAGTCCATCGTCGTGAGCGTATGCAATTTCTACTAAATCATCCCACCTACCATACTCCGCTACCAAATATAGTAGATTATGTATCTTACTTCTTCCAAAATCTGTCACAAAAATAGGGTAATATTTGTGAAAAACTACTCTGAAGAATCTACGTTCTCCTTGTCCACCTCGTACATCACGAAGATAGAAAAGGCATACCAGTGCTTTTACTTTATCTTCCGTATAAGCTTGGTAAAACAAAGAACAGATATCTTCGTCTGTTCTTGAACGGTATGCTCCCCCTAAGGCAAACATATCTAGTACTTTAACTAAACTGGAGCTATAGGCCATAGCTCCGTTCTCGGTTACTTTCTCCGTAAGTGTAGACTCCATTCTCTCAAAAAATGTATTCATTGTAAACTCCTCGACGCATTTTTTTATTACACCAAATAAATATTTCTGCTGTTTGCGTCAATAAAACCTAGATGCGAAATTGTTTTCTAAACCTATTATAGAATTAATTATTGCTTGCTGTATGCATCTATTGTATTCATTTCAAAAAACATGACACATATAAAATTCAACTTAAAAGGTTGGTCTATAGATTTGCTGTTTGTGTCATCCTTTATACTCATATACTATCACATTTTCATCATCTTGTCAAGTACTTTTCACATTATTCTTTACTTTTTTTGTCAAGTATTACACTTGCTATAATAAGAACAATTAGTAAGAAAATACCTAAACAAGCAGGTATCCATATTGGTGCCAATACCCACAACCAACTCCATTCGATTACACCAACGAGTTTCAGTATTACAAAAGCCACCGCCAATAAATTGGCAAAACTTACCGCTTGTACAGTTACAGTACCATTTTCTTCTTGCATTATCTACTCCTTACAGTCTACAAATGGTATTCCCATTGACACTTACCTTCTTTCTTATGTGTTTTATAGGTTCTACACACTATATTGATAAAATATAGAACCTATATTGTTGCCTAGGGAGGGACTCGAACCCTCACGTCTGGAGACACTGGTTTCTAAGACCAGCACGTATACCCATTCCATCACCTAGGCGTTTCGTATAGCGTAGGGCTTGAACCTACAACCCTCTGATTAACAGTCAGAAGCTCTACCAATTGAGCTAGCTACACATGAGCGGAACAAGGAGGATTTGAACCTCAACGTTTTACCGTCAATCGGTTTAGCAAACCGTTGTACATCCCCTGTACTTCTCTGTTCCTCCTAATTAAGTACCTCTTACCGTTCTATGCCTCTGAACTACTGCCCCTGCCTCTCGGAGTGACCTTCTGGATTTGAACCAGTGTTTGTAATCTACAGTACTTAATTATTTTATAGCTAAGGGAGGACTCGAACCTCTACGCAGTCATGCTTATGAGACAGACCGGCAACCTTGCACTCAGCGATGAGCGGGCAGTTTTTCAATTTATCTATGGCTACCCCGCATTCTCCACAGTTTAGTCAGGAGCTACCCGACCTACTCTAATCTGTACGGACTTTTCTTTTACGATGCAGTCCTACATCATTATGCTCGTTACAGCGGAAAGCCAGCAGAAGGATTTGAACCTCCACCAAACAGTGTACAAGGCTGTTATCATGCCATTAGACCATGCTGGCAAAATGTAGTGGGTTTCCTCTACTGCGCTAGTAGAAGCATAAACAACTTCACCCACAAAGCATTTTAGGACTGACAGGATTTGATACCTGCACGAATGGGTTGAGTGACCTTGCGTTTCATCCTACCCCTATGTAGGGTCGCACCATTCTCCAGAAGTCTTGCTGTAGCGTCTACTTCCGCCACAGTCCTCCGCTCTTCTATGGTGAGCATTCCCGTCGTTCTCCGAAAAGATACGATGCGATTATCGAATTGAGTAACCCACTGATTTGAGGAATTCATTACTGAATCTAGCCTTAGTAGGTATTGTTAAATATACTATAGCATATTTTTAATCTTTTGTCAAGTCCTTTTAAGAAATATCTTCAACTTCTAATCCATTTTCTCTCAACACTTCATGAAAATAGTGCCAAAGCTCCTCTTTATTCTTTGATGGCTCTGGTCCGTGTTTATACCAGCTATATAACTCAGAGTATATATCTGATAAAGCACCCATAAATTTCTCCGCCTTAGCACCAACCCTTTCAAATTGACATAAATCATAATCCGTTAGCTCTATAGTGACTTTTTTCATAGTATATACTCCTACTTATTTTTCTAGGATTGGCTAGGTAGGCTTCGAACCTACAAATGCCCTGTTTATAGTATCTCATTCCCATATAAGGAATTAGTAGACACTTCAAGGAAACTGCCTTGAGGATTATAAACTAATCTTCTTGGTCTTACAGTTTCTCCATGCCTGTACTCGTCGTACTCCGACGATTTTAAAAATTCATTCTCAATATTGATTGAGGCATTCAAATCTCTGTCAATTTCAAAACCACAATCACATTTATACACTCTATCAGAAAGATTTAAATCTTTATTTACTTTCCCACAACTAGAACAAGTCTTTGAACTAGGAAAGAATCTATCAACTTTGTATACTGTTGTATTGTACTGTTTGGCTTTTTGTTCCAATCTAATAACAAATGAACTCCAATTAATATTCTGAATACTGTGGCTCAACTTTCTGTTTTTCTTCATACCAGAAACATTTAAATCTTCAAGTACTATAGCTTGGTTTTCACTACATAACTTGTTGGATAAATGCCACTGAAAATGATTAAGATAATTTTGCCTATATTCATACAACATATTCAATCGTCGTTTACAAGCATACCATCTATTGGAACCTTTTACTTTTCTTGATAGATGTTTTTGTTGTTTTCTAATAGTACTATCTAATCCTGCTATCTTGTCTTTTATACCATAAATAAAATCTCCGTTTGAACAAACTGCAAATTCTTTTAATCCTAAATCAACACCAACTATATTATCAGAAACCCTTTTACGCTTTTCGATTTGTTCCTTTTCTACCAATATAGATGCGTAATATTTTCCTGATTTAGCCTTAGATACTGTAACGTTTTTTATAATACCTGAAAAATCTCCTGATAACCCTCTTATTTTTACTTTCCCAAGCTTTAAAAGAACTATTCTTGTATTCTCTTCTGTTAATCTTGGTAATTCTTTAATGATGCATTCTCTATAAGAATCATTACATTTTCCTTTCTTTTTAAACTTCGGGAAACCCGGTTTATGCCCTTGCTTTACCCTTCTAAAGAAGTTAGTGTATGCCTTATCCAAATTAAGTTGACTTTGGTTGAGTGCACTAGCAGATACCTCTTTCAACCAAGAAAATTCTTTTCTAAGATTTTTAATAGTAGGATACTTATAGGTTTTTAACATTTCTTTATTGTCCTTATATTTTTCATAAAAAGAAATTCTATCGGCCAAAGAATAGTTATACACATATCTACAACAGCCTATTGTTTTATTAATAAGTTCTGCTTGTTGTTTTGTTGGGTATAGTCTTACTTTGTATGCTTTGTACATTAAATAACCTCTTTGTTTCCACTAGCCAGTTACGGAAGATGAGGGACTCGAACCCCCAAGGCTTTTACACCCAGCAATTTTCAAGACTGCCTGTTTACCAATTAACATAATCTTCCTTACCTCAGCCACAGGAGGAATTGAACCTCCAATAACAGAATCAAAATCTGTTGTGTTTCCAATTACACTATATGGCTCTATTCAGTAAAGCGAAAAACTCTGTCAATAGTTTTGGAGACTCTTATGTTTCCACTACACCAACGACCCATTTACCATCTTCAAGTACTTCTACTTTGATATTTTCATCTTTCAAAGCACTTTCAACTTTTTCTTCTATATCAACATATTCACCAAGTGCTTGCGAAGTTCTTATTTTAAGCCACTCTTGAAACTTCTTTGACTTCACCACATTGTTAAAAGCATCCTTCTGATTAGAAACCCTATCTCTCTGAGACTGACCAGTACCAATCGCACCAGATTCTTTGTGAATAATTCTACAGCAATTCTGGTGTTTGTTCTTATATTGTCCTCCCGGACCCGTACCAGAAAACCAAGTAACTGTAAAGTCCTTCTTTGTAACTGAAAAAAGTAACTCTCTTTCTTTATCCATAAAATAATCCTCTTCACATCATGAATATACTATAGCATACATTAACACAAATGTCAAGAGGATTTATCAATAAATATGAAAAATATTATGTTATTTCACAAGCACCACCTCCACAGGCTACTTCTCCTTGCCTGTCTGTAGAGTCTATGTCCTCATAAACGGCAGTTAAATCAATATCACTAAGATATTTAACTGCTTCCTCATATTCTTCTTTAGTACATTCCTCAAACGGACTCTGTGTATAAGTGCCTCCATCATAGGGCAATACAGCGATACCTGTATAACTATCACGATTATTCCACATCCACTCACCAACCTCAGACCACTCATCAGGTTTAACGGAAATAGTACAAGAGGTGTTATTAAAATTTGCTCCTTCACGGTGTCCGGGTTGAATCCACTCAAGGTTCATACGTTTAACACGTTCTAAAGTATCTAAAGCAGACTCATATCTAAGCATTGCTCCTTCAGGCGCTTTCATAGGAATTTTAATCTTTGCCATAGTAGTAGGTTTAAAATAATCATCTTCTAGAAGCTCTGGGTGATTATCTCTAAGATAGGCGTAAATTGGCTCATCCTTACCTACAGATATTCTTCTCCAATAGTACTGTGCATACCAAGCATGTACTCCAGAAGATGTACCAAGCATCAGACTACTACTACCTTCTGGTTTGACAACCGTAGTTCTCGCAGCTTTGTTAATCCCTAGCTTACTAGCAAATTCCTCATTCTCTTTCATCACCTCATTCGAAGCTTCTTCGATGTTTAATGATAGAAAATTTCTATCTGCAATACCTGTGATTGAAACACCAATTAAAGCCTCGTCCTCTGCATTTTCTCTCCATTCTTTACGCAAATAGTAAAAATCAGTATATGCTGCTTGAAGAGTAGCAATACGTGATGCCATCTTAGCTCTCAAATTAAAGTCTTCTTGGTCAACAATCGATGTTGCATTAATCGTTGAAAGGTTGCAGAATGAGAAACTTTGGAGACTCACTTCAGCACATGGGTTGGTTAAAAGTTCAATATCATTTGTAAAGAAGATACCGGGTTCACCTGAACCACTTGCCTGTACCTTTTTCCACAGAGAATCAAAAACATCTTTTGTGATAAGGTTTCTATCAACTACTACAGAATTATTAGCCCTACCACGCTGTGGATTCTTTTCCCACCAATCACCATATTTACAGGTAAGCATATCTTCATCATCAAGAGAAAACAGCGCAATAGTAGCCGAGCGCCTAATTCCACCACACAACACAGCATCTGCCAAATGACAAATAATATCATACGCTTCCAGAGTAGTCAACTTTGTACCACTTCCTCTTGTATCTACTGCGTTATCCAAAACAGAAGCAATCTCTAATAAGCATATTCTTAAAGGTTCTGGACCCGGAGCATGTCCTCCTGATGTTTTTAATGGAGCACCTTTCTTACGAATATCTCGAAAATCAAAATCAATCTCACGCTCCCCATAAAAATGAGACTCCATCAACTCTCTAACAGCATCTGCCCACCCAACAATACTATCTTGGATAAGAAATCTTCGCTTATGTTGCCTTCCAATAGGCTTACTAACACCTTTTAGAGGTGGTAATTGACGAACATGATGTTTCTGTATTGAGAAACCAGTCCCAGTACCCATCAACAGTAGATACATAATCTCAGAAAATGCCTTTATATCTGTAATAGCCAAAGCAGAGCAATTGTAAATTCTCACAGGAGACATCTCTATCGCTGTACCAGCAAATTGTGCACTCCTACCTGAAGGCCATATCTTCTTTTCATAAACTAACTCATACGCTTCTTCAATCTCATCTTTTAAATCTGGAAATTTACGTAAATGCATTTCCTTATTTCTTGTAACAATTTCTTCATAGGTTTCCCGCCTATGAAGCTCTGGCAAATACTTTGCATATTTCATATGGGTAATGATATCGCCCATGATTTTAGTTGACAGATTCTTCTCTTCCATTTTCACTCCGTTGTTCTTTTAATATTTCAGTCATTGTCTTAAATTTTTCAATTCTTCGTTCTGTTTGTTCCATACCTAAATTTTTATAAGGCTCTATAATTTCTCTCGCCTCATCCCCACATACTACCCCATCTTCAGTAATGACCATAGGTAAAAACACATTAGCTTTCTTGTTCTCCCCATCCTCATATACCTTCATACTTGCTAATAAGTTCTTCATATAACTATCAAGCACATTTCCGTATGCGAGCAATATATTACTTCTTTTTTGAGGATAATTTTTATTTCGTAAATCCTCTGAACCAATAAAAATAAGTCTACTACCATTGGATAAAGTAATACCTAATGTAGAAGAATCCTGCATGTATTTATCTTTTGTCTCCTTAGTTACCCCTAAGTAGAATAATATCGCAGTATCCACATTAAGCTTTCTATCACTCATGATATAAGCTATTGTGTTAGGAAATGTAACACATAACTGTACAATACTTTCTTCAATTTCTGTAGAAGAAGTTAATTCTCCATTTTTAAACTTGAACGCCAATTCCTCTCCTCCTCTTCCACATATTCACTCAAATGAGCCTCATCATCAATATATATATCATTGATACACATGTTAGGTACATCAATGAAACAATACCCCTTTGGTACTGAATCATCAGCAGTGAAGAAATTTTTACCTACATCTGTAGGATGTAGGCTTTGTCTCACTCGCTCATAATCTTCAGGGTTTATATGTAAAGCACTGTAATTATATATCGAATATGGCGGTGAGTGGTGTGGCATAATACTTCCTAAAAACTCTCGTATTATGCGTATCAGCTTAGTGTAGTTTCTTTCTGTCTTTGCCTTCCAGTAATTCAAATCATCCTTTGGTACTGGTTGCATATTCCGTAATCGTTCAAATTCTACTAACATACTAATCCTCAGCAAATATATACATACCGTCATCACACTGTGAACAAAAGTACTTATTCCACCACTCACTGTTCTTTTTCAATGCGCGAAGTATTGCTTTATTGTCTTCCCAAACCCCTGTATTCAAATATAGCTGTGCAGATGACGCATCACTAGAGTCACATTCTTCAAACACAGAACCCATGTCTAATATCCAAACATGGGTGAGCAACTCTACCATTTCGGAAAATGTAAAATGTTCTTTTCTTATTTTTTCTAGTAATGACATATTTACGTCCATACAACTTCCATCCAACTACAAATAAAGTATATCACAAATATTACATCATGTCAAGGACTATGAGGTAATATTGTTAAAAAATTCTTTCTCTCTACTCAGTGCTCTGCGAACAGCATCCTGACTATCTTTGGTAAATTCCGGATTTACAAAAAACTCTTGTTTTACCATACCTCTTGGTACGATAAATATTTCTGCTAAATCAACTTCCCCTACTCCATGACAATAAGGACATTGCATCTTCTTATACAGAGGATAATTATCTTCATCCAATGAATATTCATAGTATACAATCCCTGTACCAGCACAGGAAGGGCATTTCATTAAAACCATATTAACCTCGCATAAATCTAGGCTTGTAGGTAAATTCTGCTAGCTTACCTAAGTCATAATCAAACATACGAATCAATCCTTCTCTCACGTGGTAGTACCCTTCAGAAGAAGACCAAGCATCTTCAGGCACCATTGCCGGATGCTGAACTACCAACACATTCTGTTGATATTCTTTTGTTACATCCATATTCTTCAATGTATGTAAATGTCCGGTATTCATAATCAAATCTGTACATGAGGCACAATCTTGAGGCCATAGGCTATACATGCTCTGTACTACATTTCCTTTCAACTCATGTGAGTATGCTAGCAAGGTATTGCCAAATACAATTCTCTTCCTTGGTGTAGGTTCACACATTACATTCACTGATTCATCGTTTCTGTAATATGCTTGAATAAACCTACCTAACATCAGTATTCTCGTAGCATCATGATTCCCCGGAACAATCATCAAGGTAATATTCTCGCTTATCTCATGCAAAGACTCAATAGCATCAACCAACATACTTTCAGCATATGCCTGTGTTTTTATATAGCGAGAATCTTCTGCCTGTGCAGTACCAGCTACTGTGGTGTTAGCAGATGAATCAACATTGAACCAATCACCTAATAGTTCTAATACAATTTCTTTTGGATGATAGGGTGTAATCACCATTTTTGCATACGCAATATAGTTTTCAAACTCAGACCTTGATTCATGAATATCCCAGTTATCTCCACCACCTGAGACTTCCTTACCCCAGACCTGTTTTCCATGGTGCCAGTCAGCTAGAGATATAGTTGCCATCATGTTATTGAAATCATGAACAACTCTATCAAAAACAGGAGTCTTATATTCTGAAACAAACTCTCTAAATGCGTCTGCATATGCTGAAGGATTCATTACCCCAGCATCTACTGTGGGAACAAATGAGGCTTTGAATTGTAATTTACCATCAGCTCTCTGATTATAATCAACTCTATGTGGTTTCCATGTTGAAGCATCAAGCTTACCATAGTCCATTGCTTCAAATACATTGGTAATTGGTTTATTATCAGTTGAAGTTATTTCTACAGTCCCATTTGGTTTTTCATTAATACCTTCTTTTGACTGTTGCTTGTATAAGTTAATATACCTTTTCACAGACTTTACAGAGATATCAAAATATTCACTTGTTTCTTCAAAACCATGGTCCATAAAATAATCATATACTTCATTCAATTTTTTATTACTTATCACTACATAGTTCTCCTATCAATAGAATCAGTGTATCATAATTCATATGCCATTGTCAAGTCCATTAATTCCTAAACAGAGTATTTATATTGTTAAAATGAAATCTTCTGATAAGTAAAGATTTTTCAAAATCTGTTGTAGGACTTGAAAAGTCCTTATATTACGAAGTAATATTCTTTTCTTTTATATAGTATTATATATATTATATTATTGCAGGATTCGTGCCAACTTTTTTATAACTTAGTAACTGCTTATCTTATAATAGTTTACTGTTAATGGATAAAAATATATTTACTTCAGCCTACACCCAAAAACCATGGAACGGCTATGTACCGTCACCCAAAAACCCGGGAATGGTATCAAAGGTCTGAGTACCGACACCTAAAAACCCGGGAATGGTAGTAAAGGTCTGATTATTTATATTTTAAAATAAGATAGTTAACAAATATATAAAGTTTCTGTACAGACTTGACAATGGCGTAAATACGTGATATACTGGTTATATATGAGAAGGAGAATAGGATGAGTAGTTATGCTGACTTTGGATTAGATTTTAATTTGTTTCCTAAGCAAATGTTAATGTTCGCACACCCTGATGTGATACCACCGGGCTATGAAATACCGAGAGAAGTGCTGTTCGGGGGCGCTGCAGGTGGCGGCAAATCTTATAGCATGAGAGCTATGAGTATTGCATTAGCTATTGAATGTCCCGGTGTTAATATTTACTTGTTCAGAAAAACATACACAGAGCTAGACTCAAACCATATGCTTGGTCCTAGTGGCTACCGTGCAATGTTGTCGACTGCTGTGGAAAAGAAACTTGTACGTATTGATTCACAGAAGAACTTGATTCAGTTTAAGAATGGTCCAAATGGTTCCTTTGCTGGCGGTTCAACAATATTCTTACGCCATGTGCAGTACGATAAAGATGTGTACATTTATCAGGGAGCTGAAATACATGTGCTTATGATAGATGAGGCTACTCACTTTTCTGAACCAATTTATAACTTCCTTAGAGGTCGTGTGCGTCTAGGAGATTGGAAACCACCAGAAAAGTGGAAGAATTGGTTCCCTAGAATCATCTGTTCATCTAACCCGGGGTCTACGTATCATAACTTTTGGAAACATATGTTTGTTGATTTTGTAGATAAAGATAACATTTATCGCCCTAAACGAGCATCTTCGGAAGAAGGTGGTATGCTTAGACAATATATTCCTGCAACAGTATATGACAATCCTGCATTACTAGAAGGTGACCCGACATATATTGATAGGTTGAAAGGACTTGGTTCACCTGAGCTTGTAAAAGCAATGTTAGAAGGTGACTGGGATATTGTTGCTGGTGGTATGTTTGATGACATATGGAGAAAGGAAATACATGTAAGAGAACCATTCAAGATACCTAGTGGGTGGTACATTAACCGAGCATTTGACTGGGGTTCCTCAAAACCTTTTGCAGTGCTTTGGTTTGCTGAGTCAAATGGCGACCCTGTAGAATTTGATGATGGCACATGGTATAAATTTCCTCCCGGTACTTTGTTTGTTATTGATGAATGGTATGGTAATGATAAGTGGGCTAAAGACCCTAACACTGGATTGTTCATGGCTAACTACGATATTGGAGAAGGTATTAAGCGTCGTGAGCAACACAATAAGATTTTACGAGGTGTGTCAGGTAAAATAAACCCCGGACCTGCTGATGCAAGTATTTATACTATAATAAATAATGATTCACAGGCATCTGGTATAAATGCTGGATATTGGGGGAGTGCTTCAAGGAAACATAGTGATATTTTCTTTCCTTCTGATAAACGTTCAGGTACTCGTGTAAAGAGATGGTCTCTTATTCGTGATAGGTTGAATAATTCATTGGATATTAAAAAAGATACTCCTATGGAAAGACCGGGTTTATTTATATTCAATTCTTGTTCAGACTTGATAAGAACATTACCCACCGCTCCTAGGGATGAAAAGAATATTGATGATATTGATACTGCGTCTGAAGACCACTTGTTAGATGCTTTAGGATATCGTGTAATGCAGACACGAGCAGGGGTAGGAAGGCTTGGTGTTAAGCTAGGATAACCCGGACTTGACAATGGCATATCGTATATGTTACTGTATAATGTAATTTGTAGGAGAAGCTATTGTGGAATTAAATATAACAGATGTATCATACACACGTGGTGAATTAGTAAGAGCGTTACCTAACATGAAGAAAGTTAGGGACGCTGTTGCTGGTGAATGGGCTATTAAACAGGAAAGTACACTTTATCTTCCTAGACTTCCGGGGCATACGGATACAAAAGAAGGGAATGAATCGTACTTAATTTATTTACAATATGCTCACTTTTATCCAGCTACTGCGAGAACTGCACAGGGGTTACGTGGACTAGTATTTAGGCGTGACCCGGTAATTAATATACCAGAGGAGTTGGAACGCTATAGAGACAATATTACTGCAGATGGGCAATCTCTTGTATCATTTGCTAAAGATGTGTTGCTCGAAGTTATTCAGACAAACCGTTGTGGTATATTTGTTGACTTTCCTGAAGTTAATACAGAGTATAATTATTCTCGTGCAGATATGGAAAAATTTAATATTAGACCATATGTACGTTTGTATAAAGCTGAAACTATTATCAATTGGCGAACAGAGGTGGTTAATAATCAAACAATCACCTCTTTAGTCGTGTTAAAAGAAGATGTTGAAAAACCAGATGTGGGTGGTTTTAGAACAAAGACCATTCCGCAATATCGTGTATTATATTTAGATGATGATTATGTCTACACACAAAATGTATACCAGTATTTAGATGCAGACCCACGTGTAGGTATAGAAGGTGGAATGACTTTGATTGATAGTGTACAACCACTTGTGAATGGGAAATATTTAGATTATATCCCATTTTACCCAATTACTGACAAAGGTATTACTTGGGAATTAACCGATTCCGTATTACTTCCTCTTGCAGAAACTAATATTAGTCATTATAGAAATAGTGCAAACAGAGAGAATGCTTTAATTTGGACAGGGAACCCTACTCCTGTCTTCTCAGGCTATGCTGGAGACCCAGATGAAGGAAGTATACGCTTAGGCTCATGTGAAGCGATACTGGTCCAAAACGGTGGTTCTGCAAGCTTCTTAGAATTCACTGGTCAAGGCTTAACTCCTATTAAAGATGTTATGGATGAGAAAGAGGAAGAGATGGCTGTTCTTGGCGCACGTATTATCGCTCCTGATAAGCGTAGTGCAGAGACTGCTGAGTCTGCTGCAATACATAGAGCTGGTGAGCAAAGTGTATTGGCAGACATTGCAAATTCTGAATCTGATGGTCTTACTCGAATTATGAGGTTTATTGCTTTATACCATGGAATAGAAGATGTGGAAAGTATTCAGATTATGCTTAATACTGACTATATGCCTACTGAAATGAAAAGTGATATGGTTGCTCGTCTTGGTGAATTATACCAGCTTGGTATCATGTCTTTTAAATCATATTTCCATGCATTACAAAAAGGTGAAATCTATAAGAGTGATTTAACTGCAGATGAAGAATATGCATTGATTGAAGCAGATAGAAAGAAGAAAGAAAAACAAGCAGTTATTGCTGAAGAGAAAATAATAAATCGTACTTCTTCTTTAAAACCCAATGTACAAAATACTGAAAATCAGCAAAAATAAGTAAAAATCCCGGACTTGACATTGGCATAACGAATATGTTACTGTATTTATAGAATAAAAATATGTGGTATTAGACCATAGGTAGGAACAAAATTCAGTCGGAGACTGAGTGAATCAACCCGGAGGGTTTTATGGAACGAGAAGAATTAGAAAAATTGTTAGAGTCTGAAGATGTTCAGGCTGTGTTGAGTGAGAAGTATGTCCTTAAGAATGATGTGGAAAAGCTTGAGGGTAAAAAGAATCAGATTCTCGGAGAGAAGAAGAAAATTCAGGAAAAGAATCATGAGCTAGAGCAGACATTGGCACAATATAAGGCTATGTCTGAAAAGATTGGACAACTAGGATTTAATCCTGACGAAAAGTTTGCTGAATTTATTGCATCACTAGAGGTTAAACCTGAAGGTGACGTAGAAGGTGCCCCACATAAAGATGGTACCAAACTGGAAGACAGACTTGTCATCCAACAGAGAACCTATGAAGCACGTCTCGAAGCTCTTAAAGAGTCTAAGGATGCCCGCATCAAGGAACTTGAGGATACACTGCATAATACCATCTCAGGATGGGATGCTGAAAAAATTGAGAACGCACTGAATCATGAATTAGACAGAATTGATGTGCTGCCCACACACAAGAAAATCCTAAAAGACGCTTTTAGGGGTCTGGCTAGTATTGAGGAAGATGAGGATGGAGTCCGTAGCGTTCAAATTAGAACAGAGGACGGGCTACAAGTTTCTGCAAAAGAATACTTTGATGCCTTTGCACAGAGTGCGGAAGGTAAAGCCTACATTGCTGCTCCTACTACGACAGGTGGCGGTGCTCTTGGTGGAAAAGGCACTAGGAACACAATTGATTTCGTTGCCGAACGTAATAAGGCTATGCAGAATGGTGACACACCGCAATCTATTCATCTTGCATTAAGTGAATGGAAGCGAAGACAAAAGAATTAAACGGAGGTGCTTAAATGGCACAATATACTGGAACTGTTTCCTCATGGGAACTCCCTAATTTTGTTGGAGAGTTGTATACTGCCGAGATTATTCCCGGCGTGCAGGAAGTAAACCCTACTTTCTTGACCCTTATTGGTGGACTTAATGGAGCTAATGCTCGTATCGTCCCTGATATGAATTTTACTATGAACGTCGACTTTGATTATCCTGCGCCTAGTCAGCCAGCTATTTCAGAGCAGAGTTCAATTACTGGTGTTCCTGAACCAGTTAACCCAATTGTGACCCCTTCCGACAATACTTGTCAGATTTACATGGCTGGTGTTGAGGAATCTTATGTCAGCATGGCTACTCGTGGTCGTATTATTACTGACCAATTGTATCCCGCTGTCAATCCTACTGAAGGTTGGGTGTCTGAAACTAGTCCTATGAATGACATGGCTGCTATCGAAAAGCAGATTACCTATGCATTACAGAGGATTTCTCGTGATGTTAACTTTACTTTCGTAAATGGCGTCTATCACAAGGCTACTTCTAAGGCAGATGCTGCCAAGACTAGAGGTTTGCTTGAGGCTATTACTACTAACGCTGTTGATGCTGCTGGAGCAGAGCTTTCTGATGAAATTTTCAGTGCTCTAACTCGTGCTGTTGTCACCAACTCTGGTGGTCGTGCTTTTGGTAGTCTTCCTATCTTACTGATGAATGCAACTCAGAAGCAGAAATTCTCTGCAATGTATGCATATCCTCCTACTGATAGGAATATTGCTGGTTACAATATCAAGCAGTTTGAAACTGATTTCGGACCTGTTGGTGTTGTGTACGAACCTACTATCCCTAATGACACTATCTTACTTGTGTCTCTTAGCTTGATTAAGCCTGTATTTAACCCAGTTCCGGGTAAGGGTATCTTGTTCTATGAGCCAAAGGCCAAGGTTGGTGCTTCTGAAGGTGGTATGATTTACGGACATATCGGTCTTGACTATGGTCCAGAATGGATGCATGGTAAGATTACTGGATTAGCTGTATAAGCTAATTATTGTTAACGGAACTAATGGGGGGAGTTACTCCCCCCTTCGTTAAAGGAGATTTTTATGGCTACTGAATTTAACTTAAAAGTTAGAAACCCTGAACTTAAGAGACAGCTTGAAGAGATTGTCGGAGTGGTAAACACTCTTGAAGATGCAAACACTGCTGTTGCTGTTTCTGGAGCACCTACTGCTCCTGTCGCTTCCACTGTTGATTTAGAGTTAGCTACTCAACCTACTGCTGGGGACACATTTAGTATCTCTCAGGGATTAGTTGTTGAGGAGTTTACATTTGTAGAAACTGCGGAAGATGCATTTGACGTTGCACTTGGTCTTGATGTATCGGCTACTCAGGCAAATGTTGTAACCGCAATCAACACTGACAGTGTTCTTGTAGAAGCTGGTGCTTTTGAATCTGATGTTAGTGAGTTAACTGCACTTGTTGCAGGTACTGTTGGTGATACCATTGCTGTTGAATCAGTACTTACTGATGAGACTGATGGGTTCTCTGCTGCGAATCTTTCTGGTGGGGTTGATGGTACTGTTGGTTTTGATGGACAGTTACGTTATGCATCTGATGCATTGTATGTCTCTGTTGGTGAGAGCACTACTGCTGTTTCTAATTGGAAGTCTGTTGCACTGAGCTAATGTGTATATTGTAGTCAGACTTTCCTTATATAAGGAAAGTCTGATTGTAATTAGGAGTAAGGAATGGCTAAATATACTAAGACTTATACATTCTTAGGTACTGGAATTATATGGGACAGTGCTGAGCATAAAGAATTATGTTCTTTTGATAAAAATGGCAGACTGGTAACCAGTGATTCTACCCTTGTTGATAAGTTATTGAAATTAGGTGTTCCTTATGAAGATGCTCAATCAAACATTTTATCCCGTACTGAATACGCTGTAGAGATACTTAAAGAGCGTATTAATATACTTGAACGTATCAATGAAGAACAACGTATTAAAATTGAAAAACTAGAAAGAGATAATATGATGGAGACTATGTTAACGAGAGAACAGCTTGAGGCTGAACTTAAGTTCATTGGTGCTCCGTATCCTAGAAAAGCAAAAGATAGTACATTGGTCTATATATTAAGAGAGTATAAGAGACAGTTACGGGAAAAGATAGAGCGAGAACAACACGCTAAAGAGCACAGTATATAATTAGGCGGTATAATAGATGAGCACTATAACATGGGACTTGGTCCTTGCTATTGTAGGTAGTGGATGTTTAGGTGGTGCCATCATGTGGATATATTCTACAATTAAGAATAAAGGTATAAGTGAGTTTAAAACCAATGAATTATTCTGTCGTGTAGACGATATTGAAAAAAGGCAAGACGAACATGATACTAGCTACATAGAATTTAAACAAGAAGTGAGTGAAGAACTTAATTCCTTGGAGAAAAAGATGAATGATTCTAATAAGGATTTAGCTCTTAGATTAACTAAAATGGAAGTTGATTTATCGCATATTAAAGAAATGCAGATTGCACATAATCAAGCGTTAATAGAGACTTCTAGAGATATAAAACAGATTTTGAGTAGGACGCCTACAAAGGAGTAACATAATGTTTATAGTAGAAGATGGGACTGGATTATCAGATGCTAATTCATATGTTTCTTTAGATTGGGCGAATTCCTACTTTGCAGACCGAGGAAACACTTCTTGGTCTGGGGCGCTCGATGCTGAAAAGCAGGTGGCGCTAGTAAAGGCAACAGACTATATTGATGCGTCGTATGATTTCCCCGGAGAGATTTTAGTTTCTTCACAAGCATTAAAATGGCCTAGGGCTAATGCCACAGATAAATATGGCGAGACACTGGAAGGCATTCCTGTAATATTAATGAAAGCTACTGCTGAACTAGCAGTACGTGCCTTGTCTGAAGAGTTACTCCAAGACATTGAGAAGCAAGGCTACATAAAGAGAGAGCGTGTCGAAGGTGCCGTTGAAAGAGAGTATGGAGGAGATGGAGTATATCCTCTTAAATCATATGTTTATATAAATAGGCTATTAATGGGAAGTGGTATTGCAATATCCAAGAGTGGAACATTAGGCCAAAAAAGAATAATAAGGTGTTAATATGGGCGCATTTAGTGATTCGATGAAAGGTGTTTCTGAATCTCTCATTATTGAGTATGGTTCAGAAATTACATTAGTTCAGAGTCCACCAGAACCTCAGATTGAGATGGGGACAACAAGACCATATTGGATGATAGAGGGTGTGAAGTCGTATACTCCGCCCTCTTCTGCTCGTTATGCTGGATATGCGATTCAAAAAGACGTAAAAGCACATGAAACATTAGACGGACGTATTCGTATAACCGATATGGTAATGATAGCAGTGAGAATTCCCACTCCTACAGTTAAAGACATAATTGAATGGGCTGGAAATAAATATACTATTTTACATGTCATTCCAACATATGTGCAAGGGAATATTGTTATCCATAAACTGTATGTTAGGAAGTCTTAGTCGGACTTGACAATGTCATAGCAAATATGATACTGTATAGGAGTAACAATGGGAGCAAGAGTTAGTATAACAAGTAATCCTAAAAAGCTAAAAGCCAAGATGGAAAAAGCTATAGGAAAAAAGAAGAAAGTGTTGAATGAAGCCATTACTCAATACGTACTAGCATCATTTGAGACAACTCTACAAAACACTCCTACTGATACTGGTCAGTTAATGGCTAACTGGAATTTTTATATAACAAGAGGGGAAGCTCCTTTTGTTAGGTTACCGGACTATAATGCAAGACGTCATGACAGATATGATTATTCTGGAAGACGCGCAATGCATGAAATAGCGGTAAGAGAACAGATGATGGTTATCAAACGTGAACTAGCAGTTTCTGGTATTAACTTCCTTAAAAAAGGCAGAACAAGAATAACTGTTGGTATAAAGAATGAAGCGCCATATTTTGATGTACTTGATAAAGGGTTATACAGAGTAAAACCACCTTTAGTAAACGTTACACCAAATGGTTATTCAATACAAGCACCACAAGGTATTATAAGAGTTACACTTTCATCTATAAAAGGTGAAAATGAGTTTAAGCAATTTATTGGAGTGAGAGGAGTTAGTACATGATAGACAGTCAGACAAAAGCTGAGTATGCACTAAACACTCACTTGCAAACATATATTACAGAAATTCCCCTAGTATTTCCAAATACTCCATACAATCCGTCAGTGACGAATGAGTTTATAAGAGTATCACATATACCGGGAGGTAAGCGACAAGCCACATTGGGCAGTACTGGTTTGAATCGCATAAGTGGTATGTTCGTGCTTTATGTCAGTTATCCAATAACGGCAGAAAACATAGGTACATATAATGCTAATCAAGTTGCAGGGCAATTAGTGGCATTATATGAACGAGGCACAAAACTTACCTACGATGGAGTGGTCGTTACATGTGAACGAGCACAAAGAACAGGTTCTTTTGGTGATGAGACAAGATATACAGCTACGGTTGAAATATCTTGGTATGCTTACACTGATAAAGAAACTGTATCATAACTGATAGTATAGGAATGGGCAACTTTACAATTCAGTGAATATTAATTGTATTATGGAGGTTGGCTAATGGCAACTGCAACTGGTTCTCTACGTAGAATCATATATGGGACTGAAGCGACATTTGGTGCGGGTCTTGGAGCAAGCGCTTCTATCTTGCGAAATGTAAGTGATTCCCTTAATTTAGCTAGAACTACTTCAGAGTCTGCAGAGTTGAGAGGTGACCGTTCAAAGCGGTTTCTTCGCTTAGGAAATGAATCTGTTACAGGTGATATTTCATTTGAGTTAGCTCATGGGGATTTTGATGATATTTTAGCTGCGGTAATGTGTAATAGTTGGGTAGCAGGTACAGGTACTAAAACACTTGTGCAAGGCGATACTATTACTTCGTTCGCTTTCGAAAAAGGCTTTACTGATATTAGTCGGTATATTGAGTATGTTGGATGTGTGGCAAACAGTCTTGCAATCAGTTTTTCTACTGATTCGATTGTCTCTGGCACATTAGGCATCATTGGTGCAGGAAATGACGGAGGATATACTAGTGTTTCTGGCTTTGCTGGCACACCTACTGAACCTACAAACACAGAACCTTTTGTATCCTTTGATGGTGAATTACTAATTGATGGTGCTGATGGATGTGGTATTATTACTGCATTAGATTTCACTATTGATAATGGATATACTGCAAATTATACCTTGTGCACACCTGAGGCGGTTTCTATGACTCCTGCTTCATTTAATGTCACAGGTACTATTACTGCATTATTCCAAGATTCAGTAGAGTTAGATAAGTTCTTAGCTGAGGAGACTTCTACTTTAAAGGTTACCTTAACAGATGTTGATGCCAATACTTTAGAGTTTGAATTCCCGAAGATTAAGTATACTGGTGGTGATGTACCAGTAAGTGGTGATGGAGTTATATCTCTTTCACTACCTTTCACTGCGTTGTATGATGAGACTGTTAAGTCTTCTATCAGAATTACTACCAGTGATGCATCTGCTGGGTTATAATTGAATTACTTGTTTGGCTAGTAATTAGCTAGCCAAACATATATAAACGAACAAGGAGAATATAGTATGGATTTAGCTAGTTTAGACATTACTACAAAAGCAGAAGATGGAGTTGAAATGCACCTTCTTCACCCAGTAACAAACGAAGATACTGGTATTGTTATGGTATTACGTGGAGCCTCTTCAAAGGTTGTGAAAGCAGCTTTAGCGAAGTATAGAAAGGTTTCTGAAGATGAGAGAAAGAGTGATGCGGACAAAGAACGTGCAGCATCAGATTTCTTATCAAAGTGCATTATTGAAATGCGTGGTGCAACGTATAATGGAGAACCTGTAGAATCTACTACGGAGAATATCAAGTGGTTCATTGAAAAGTTCCCTTGGGCATCCCCTCAGATTACAGAGTTTATTAATGAATTAGAAAATTTTTTACCGGAGAAAGACAGCGATTAACTGATGCTGTCGCTCAAAAAATAGAGCTAGATTACCCCAGAGACTCACTGGATGGAAAATCGCAGAGAGAGCAATACTTATTCGCTTTATCAAAATCAAACATAAAAGAGTCAATGAAGAAGGACTTAGAAAGTAAGTTAGAAGAAGTAGAAATACCTGAAGGACGTGAATTATTATGGACAATTTTCTGGGATTTATTTTCTGGAGAACGATGCTCATACACTGAGATATATTCTTATCTTCATCTGACTAATCTTACATTGACAGAGTATGAAATTGAACTCCTTAGGGCAATGGACAATGTAGCTTGTGATAGAGCATATAAAATACGTTATCCTAAGAAGGATAAGGCAACACCTGCGGGTAAAAATAATAAGTAGAGGGTACTATGGCTATTGATAATGAAGACGACATCCAGATTGGTATAAATTATAATGAAGAAGGTGAGCGTCAAGCTTTAAAAGGGATTGAACGTTTATCTACTGAATTACAGAAGTTAAAGAAGACAGCTTCTGCAACTACGAATGATTTAGCCGAGATTGATAAGTCGGTAGTTAAATTACAAAAAACTTTACAAAGCGCTACTGGTTCTGCAAAAGAATTCGGTGGCGCTGTTGTGTCTTCAGGCAAACCATATACTGTTGCTGGAGCACGAGGTCAGAATACTAAACAGACTACTTCAGCTAGCAATGCTATGCAGACTGCTTCTAACCTAAATATGCCAGACTATCGGTATATGAATAAGCTTCAAGACGAATTAAGTGATACCAAGGATTTACTTAGTCATTTAAATCAAGTCTATAAAAATACTGCTCCCGTAAATAAATATCTAGCATCACAAGACGCTGCAAACAGTAAATTGTTACAGTCTAATCAGGCACTCAGTAGCCAGATTGAAGCCCTATCAGATACTAGTAGTAAGGTGAAAGCTGTGGACAATGCTATTGCGCAGTTAAATACACGTATAAATAGCACTAATTCCGCAATGAGTAGTGCTAATACATTATTAGCTAACTCTACACAAAATATTCAAAAATATACTCAATTGGTCGATGGGGAAGATAAGGCATTAGCTGGTTTGAAAGAATCAGTTAAATTGGTTGTGAATGAACATGATAGATTGAACTCAATATTAAAAGAACAAGTTAATAATCAGAAAAAGCAAATTACCGCGTTAACAGATTATAAAAGAGAATTGCTTAATACTGAGAAAGCTCAGAAAGAAGCAAATAAAATTGCAGATGAACAGAAGAAATTAGAGATACTAAAAGAACAAGAAGAGCGATTATTAAATGCAAAGAGATACTATCAGTCGTTAGTAGCACAGGCAAAAAAGTATAGTGATGAGTTAATAAAAATATCTGGTCTAGATTTAAAAGGTTGGCAAACAGTACCTTCTACAACATCTCAGGTAACTACTCAGTATGATGTAGGCGCTCGTATGACTGCTGTTAAGACTGATTATGAGATATTATTAAAGAACGTTGAAGCAAGGAAGCAGAGCACACAACAGATAATGCAAGAAGCAAAGGTTTCAGCTAAATCTGCGCTGGAGCAACAGGATTTATCCTCTGCTATTACTTCAACACGCCAACAGATAGATGCTTTGGAAAGTAGTCTGAATAAAAACAGGGCTACGATGCAGTCGGTAAGTAATTTATCTACTAATTTGAAGACAAATTTTAATACGTATACTAAGGTATTGGGTGAAAATGATAAGGCTTTGGCTGAATTAAAGGTATCTAGTACTACTGTAAGGGATGAATTTGAGGAGTCTAGGAAAGCATTGAAAGAAACAATGACTACTCAAAGATTGCAAATAAAGACATTAAAAGACCAAGAAAAACAATTAATACTTAATAAAAAAGCACAAGATGCGTTAAATGAAGCACAAGAAAAATCGAGGATGTCTGCTCAAGCAGTAAGTGCTTTAGGTGGTATGGAGTCTGGCTTAGCTAGAGCTACAAGCACAATTAATACAGGGTATAATCGTAGTGCAAGTGCCATGGATAGCTCTGCTTCAATGGTCAGAGAAGCCAATAATATCGAAGATTATGAAAAAAAGATAGCTAAATTACAACAAGCATATACTGTATTAGATACCGCCATTTCTGATAATAATGCTACCATGAAAAATGCTTCTGCTATAGTAGACCAGTTAAATGTTATTTATAAACAATATTCTGCTAATTTAGATGAGAATGATGAAGATGCGGTAGAGTTAAAACAGTCGATTGAAAAGTTACAGAATGCGCATAAGCTGGCTACTGCTGAAATGACAAAACAAAATACTGTACTAGGTAGACGTAAGTCTTTTATTAAAGGTGAGATGAGTTCTTGGAAAGCATTAGATAATCAGGTTAAGAAATCAAATGACAAGATAAAGAAAGATGTATTAGATACTGAACGTAAATTAAAACAAGCATTTGCTAACACTAGGCAGAATATGAGAGATATTTCAATGTTTGCCAGTAGCTGGGGAAGAACCATGTCTCGTTTTATAACTGCACCGTTAATTGCAGCTGCAGCACAAGCTGTTAAGTTTACTGCAGAGATGGAAATGAATATAAAGTCATTAGAGATATTGTTAGGAAATAATGCTCGTGCAGCTGAAGAATTGTACACGCAGGTCACTAGATATGCGGCCGAAACACCATATGAAATTCCAGACTTAACAGATGCTACTAAGCAGTTATTAGCCTTTGGTTCTGCATCAACTGATGTATTACAGGAATTAAGTATGTTAGGTGACTTAGCACAGAACGATGCTGAGAAGTTAGAGTCCGTGACTTCTGCTTTTGGTAAAGTACAGGCTCGTGGTGTAGCGCATATGCGTGAATTGAATAGATTCATTATGGCTGGTGTACCTATTATTCAAACATTGGGTAAAGTAATGAACATGTCTGCTGAAGAACTGTTTAAAGCAGTCGAACAAGGACAGGTTAGCTTCGGTGCAGTAAAGCAGTCAATAGAGATGCTTACTAGTGAAGGTGAGCGCTTCTATAATATGTCTGAGAAATTAGCTACTACTGTTAAAGGTAGATGGTCTACGTTGAGTGATGAAGTAAACTTGGCTTTAAAGTCGTTTGCAGAAGATTACATGGAAAGTATTTTAAAGATTATTAATAAAGTTATTGAGTTAGCTCAAGCAATACAGGCTATGTCTCCTGCACAACGTAATGTTATTAAAAACTGGGCATTGGTAGCAGCTTCTATTGGACCTGCATTATTGATGGTTGGTAAGTTAGTGTCTTCTGTAAGAGCTATATATGGACTAATGAAAAATATTTTCATAGTGCAGAAAGCAATGGCAATAGGGAGCACAATTGGAATAGTACTTACTATAGTATCTACTTTAGCATTAGCATTAGGGATGGTGTATACTAACGCTAAGAAAGCTACTGAGGAGTATAGAGAACAGAAAGATTTATTAGACGCAATATATTCTAAATCTAAAATTTCTCCTACTTCTAGTAAGGAATTAATTACTGTAACTGCAAGAAAGTATAAAATGGATGAAGACGGTAATGATTTATTACCTAATTTAAGTGTAGAAGAAATTTCAAAAGTATTAAGTACACAAGCTGCAAGTACGGTAAGTGATACATTAGTTAAGTTAAATACTAAGGTAGGCTACTATAAAGGCCTTATTGATGAATTGCAATCTGAAATAGACACGAAACAAGGCATAATGGATAGTTTTACTGCTGAGGACGCTAGCCCTCGTCTTCGGAGGAATTCCGCTCCTGATTATACAGAAGACATAATTATAAATACTAATAAAATTATAGAATTAGAGAAAAAGTTAAAGAATGAATACGCCGAAACTGTTCAAGCTCCAACATTTTTATCCCACATGGCAGGGGAGTTTCAATTAATGGGAGCTGAGCTGACTAGTGTTAGTGAGTTAATGGAAGTATTTAAATATAACACAGAAGAGGCTATTAATGGAAGTGTTGCTCAGTTTGGTCGTTTTGCAGGTGCTGTTCCTTTAGTAACTAAGGCAAAAGAAGCTTTAGCTGAATTAGATACATTTGAAAATAAGCTTACTAAAGATGGTGACCGATTTATTTTAAATAAAGGCATTTCTGAGGAAGCGATTGATACTGCATTAAAGAATGCCGGATTAGACAATAATATTGTTATTAAACGAATATTTGATTATTTATTAGACCCAGAAGAAGCAAATCTATTAGTATTAGCTAGGTTAGGTGAGGTATTTGATGGAGTTGAAAAATATTCTGCAAGTGCTATAGATGATTATATTAAAGCTACTCAAAAGAAATTCCGGCAAGATAATTTAGCTACATTATTACTTGAGAATACATTAGATAGTGGTGGTTTTGATAATAACGAACTTGTGAAAGAAAATGCTAAAGTTATGCGAGATGCTTATGTTAATATAGCTAATGAGGCTATAGACCAGATAATGGCATCAGACACAACATTAGATTTTGAAGGTGCTGTTAAACTAGCTAAAGAACAGTACGAAGATGTTTTTGCTAATATCGCTAAGTATGCTAAAACATATGAAAATTTATCAACTAGAAATGAGTTTGATAAACTAGTAGATAAATATGGTACAGAACTAAAACAGATAGATTTGAATGAGATTGATAAGTTTAGAATAGAAGTAGAGGCCATTACTGACAAGTTAAAAGGCACTGAGTATGAGGTTACTACTGAGGCTATTGACAAGTTAGTACAGTCATTTGCTACTCTTAAATTTGAAGACGCTAAGAAGGCATTACAAGACCAAAAGAATGAGTTAATATTAAATGCAGATGCATTGACTGAATTAACAGATAAGCAAAATGGTTATAAAGATGCTCAGATAGCTTCTTTAAACCAAATGAGAAGTTACATTGAAGCATTAAGAACATTACAAGAGGTTGCAAATGCTAATCCACAAGTTAATCAAGGAGCTAGTTTTTCTAGTGTTTATGGGGCATTACAGTCACGTGCAAAGAATACTCCAGTAGCTGATACACAAGCATCTTTATTAAGCAACCTTGTACCTGTAAGAGCGCCTCAAGCACTTGCTCCATTAGCACAAAACATAAAAGAACAGGTTGCTTTTACTAAGGCAGAGAAGGAAGCAATAGCTTCTTTAGCTGCTCAATATGTTCAAATGGATGATGTTACTAAGAAACTTACTGAGAGTAGTGAAGGGTATCTTAATTTAGTCGAGTTAATTACTCAAGCAGAATGGGATAGCGCAACTAGTAGTGCATACGTAAATAAAGCAACAGAAATGCTTATTGCTAATGAGTTATCTTTAAGTCAGCATGGTAAAGATGCTAATGAGATACAAATAGAATTTTGGACTAATCTTAAAAATTCATTGGCAGATACATTGGATGATTCACAGATTGCTGTATTTGATAAGTTAATTGCTTCATTTCAGAAGTTAATTGATTTAGATGCAGAAAAAGCAGGTACTGCTTTTAATGATGCGCTAAAAGGTATTCGTGAAGAGATAGATGCTTTTGGACGGTCTGCTTCTGATACACGAGCATTTGAATCATTAAATAAACAAAATGAATTATTGCAAGCTATTGCAGACGACATGGGTATGTCTTTTGAGGATGTCTTTGCTCAATTTACTGGACGTAGTACTGATGTTGATGAATCCTTGAGAGAAAAATTTGAGTTAGTAAGAAATATACTGGGGGATTTTGATGATTATTTAAAAAATCAGGCATTAGAAGGTATTAAAGGCACGGTAGCAGATTATCAAAAGCAGGTGAGCCAATTAGGCATGACTGATAAAGAAAAATTTATGGATGATTTTATTAGGCAGTATGAAGAAGCAGGAATTGCAGTAGATAATTTTACTGTGTTTGTTTTAGAAAACTTGTATGATAAGATTGAAAAAAATAATGCTATGGAAGATGCTACTGAAGCAATTGAAGGGTATAATAAGCAGATTGCTCAATTAGGTATGAGTGAACAAGCTAAAGCAATAGATAATTTAAGAAGACAGGGAGAAGCTTCTAAGTGGAGTGCAGAGAAGATTGACGAAGCCACTGAAGCTCTGAATAGGTATTATACTGCTGTTGCAAATAAAGAGGCACGAGACGCAGTAAGAACTAATGCTGAAGCATTTGAGGGGACAATAGAGTCTCTTACTATGGAAGGATTATTAGCAGGTAAAGATGATTTAACTGTGTGGTTAATGACAAATGCTACAGCGATTGCGGATTATGGAAAAGCTAATAATATGTCTAATAAAGAGGCTATTGAATTTGCTACTTCTATATATGCTCAGTCAAAAGCCATGAAAGATGCGGTGGAAAGTACTGATGCATTAGAAGAAATAGTTACATCTTATGGAAGTAAACTTTCTATGTTAAATTCTACAGAGTATGAACAAGCTGTAAATAGTATTTATACACAGGGTATTGCATCTAAATGGACTGCAGAACAATATAAAGAAGCAATGGATGCTCTTAATGCATATTATGATGTAGTTAGAGAAAATAAATTTAGTTCTATGGAAGACAGTATTGGTAAAGCTTCTAGTAAATTTATAAATACTGCATATTGGGGACAGAGAGATGATATTGACAAAGCGGTAAAGGCCGAAGAGATAACTGAAGTACAGGGCGAGCAACTAGAGAAGTTATTAAATACGGTTACGGTTACGCAAGAGCTATATAATGTATTAGATAGTATTGGAGATATTGCATTTGATGGTTTAGTTTCAAGTATGGAAGCTATTGGGGATGCAATGTTTAAGTCTTCTGATGCTGGAGAAGCATTTAAGAATTCATTACAGGATATTGGTATCGCTATTGTAAACGCACTACCTAACTTGTTACTACAGGCTGGTTTACAGTTAATACCTACTCCAATGTGGGGTATCGGTTTAGGCTTAATCGCAGCCTCTGGGTTAGTAGCAATAGGTAAGGGGTATATGAATGCTAAGTTAGATAGTGACATAGAAGGCACTACATCTTCAGGAAGCTCTATTACCTACAGTGCTAAAGGAAATGCATGGTCTGGTGGAAACTTAATAAACGTGCCTACAATGTTTAATGCTAATAATGGGTTGAACGTAGGTGGAGAGTTAGGTACTGAAGCTATCTTACCATTGACCAGAACTACTACTGGACAATTAGGGGTTAATGCAAGCACAGGAGCCACTAATGTTACAGTTCCAATTCAGGTTAATATAGTTAATGAGACTGGTGCTGAGACTGAAGCCGAAGTTAACCAGACAACAAATTCTGATGGTTCACAATCAGTTGATGTGATTATTAAGAAAGTTGTTAAGAGCAGTATGGCGAATGGTGAGTATGATAGAGTACTTTCATCTAGATATGGTGTTAAATCAAGAGGAGTTTCATAATGACAAACTGGCCTTCAACACTTCCACAATACGTGGACCAAGACGGATACAATCAAACAATTCAGAATCCTGTGTTAAGTACAGATATGGATGCTGGTCCAGTGAAGAAAAGACTCAGGTACACATTTGTGCCTGAGCAGTTTTCTATTACACTGACTATGACAAAAGCACAGTTTGACACATTTGTTACATTTTTTAAACAAACTATTCACTATGGTGCTGACACATTTTCATGGAAGCACCCGGTAACACGAGCTATAGCAAACTGTCGGTTTACCTCTATGTATAGTGCTGTGCCACATGGGTTAGATTTTAAAGTTAGTATATCGATGGAGATACTTCCATAGGAAGGAGTAATTATATGTCAAGAGCAATGAGTACTGCTGCGTTAGCAGCGTTATCAGCACAAGAAACGAGTGAGATATTTCTTTATTTGTTAGAAATAGGGATTACTGTTAATGGTACTACTGATACTTATTATTTTGTAAACAATACTGTATCAGTAGAAAGGAATGGTACTACATATGACCCACTAGCATTTAAAATTGTATTACCTCAAGAAGGTGAACATATCAATAGTGCTACTATTAACTTAGATGTTGTAGATAGGGAAATGATTGAAGTAATGCGTTCTGCTGATGAACCACCTACTATTAGTTTCATTCTTATATTGGCTTCTAATTTAAATGGAGACCCAGAAGCTGGTCCATTTAATTTTGTACTCAAGGAAGTTTCTTATAATAAAACCAGTCTTTCTGCTACATTATCTACAGGTAATCATTTAGATGGGACATTTCCTAAAGTGATTAGAACTCCTTATTACTTTCCGGCATTGTTTTAATATGGAAGAGTATATTGGTATTCCCTATATAATAAATGGGAGAGATAAAAACGGTTTAGATTGCTATGGTTTAGTTTACCTTGTTGAGAAGGAATATTTTCACAAGGATTTACCTGAGTTTAGTAATATCTCATTGGGTAATGACTCAGAGATTCTTATAGCGGAGAATAAACCATTATTAGAAGCTACTAAAGTAAGTAAACCATTGGATGGGGATATTGTATTATTGTTTATTCAAGGCACTCCTTCCCACGTAGGAGTATACTTTGACAATGGTATTTTACATTCAACACAAGGACGTGGCGTAGTATATGAGAAGATTAATTCGCCTCATCTAAAGAGGTTTGGTACGAAGGAGTATTACCGTGTATAGATTACATATACAAGAGCATCCATTTAAATCAGATATCACTATTAAAGATATTGAATCAGGGCTTTCGTTAAAGGAAGCCTATGAAAGTACTAACCCTATTTTACCGATAGAAAACGCTCGGTTTATTGTCGTAGATGAGATTGTAGAAGATATAGATTACATTCCTAATGATGATGAAATTGTGTATGTAAAACTTATCCCCGCTTCTGAAGAACGTAAGTGGTGGTATGCAGCAGGTGCAATAGTAGCTGTAGCTGCGATTCCTTTTATGGCTGTGTCTCTTACACTAGCTGCTGGTGTTGCTTTAGTAGGTGGTGCTATTGTTGGTGTTGCTGGCATTATGGACTGGGTTGATAAGAAGTTAACTCCTGAGGATTTAGGTGAAGCACAATCACTACATGGAGGCAATGGTAGTAGGGATGTGTGGAATCCAGTACCGGTTGTGTTTGGTGAACATTTATTAGCTCCTTCTTTTGCTGCTCCAGATTACAGCGAGCTTGTACCGTCTAATAAAGATGATGTTGCTGATACGTATTATTTACATCAACTGTATGTATTAGGGCAAAAACCCTTAATTGTTGACAATATATCTATTGGGGATAATTTATTGTATACAAGAGAGAAACTTGAGAACTGTACTGCAACAATGACTCGTATTTCTGCTACACAGGCCAGAGTATCTAGTAGTAGAGCATTGAACCCATTCTTAAGTGGACAACCGAAAGTTTGTCTTACTGGTTTTACAAGACCTCAGAATAATAAAGAGTTTAATATAACTAATCTTAGTACTTACTATGTAGATATAGAAACTACAGACGATATAGTAGATGAGACGAGTGGTGACTTGGCAGTAACTTTTAGTTATTTAAAAGACTCAGGTTATTACAATGAAGTACAAGGGCAAATAATTGATAATGGTGTATTTGATGGTACACCATATCCCAAGATAGTAAATGAATTATACATTGGAAGAGAGATACCATATGCCCCTACTAATGACGTAGTAATAACCACTCCTTCTGATGTACATAAAATGGATTTTACTTTATCTATACCTTCTGGTCTATATAAAGTAGTAGATGGTGAAAAGAAAACAGCTTCTGTGCATGTAAAAATGTATGTAAAACCTGTTACTTCTGATACATGGATTTATATAGATACTTACGGGTTTGATAATTATAGAACCGTATATAATAGAGATAAACAATGGACTTATGATTTTGGTGCAAGAGGTCAGTATAATGTACGGTTTGTAAAAGTAGAACAGGATATTGATGGTGAAGATGGTAGTAATGCTATCCAAATCAATAGGGTGATAGTGTATAAAGCTGATGAAAATGGTGATGAACTGCCTCCAGTAAGCGATTTAATAAAAGACGACTTTGTATTCCTAGCATTAAGAATAAAAGCCACTGACCAGTTGAATGATACTATTAATAACTTGAACTGTGTAATCAGACAAGCACATAGAGTATATGATTCTGCTTCTACTGCTGAGAATGAATATGATAAATGGGTTGTTGGCTATTCCAGTAATCCGGCTTCAGTATTTGTAGATGTGTTGACAAATCCTATTATCAATAGATACCCAGTAGGTACTAATGGTTGGGCAAATCCAGAAACGCTTCCTATAGATTGGACTGTTATGGCAGAATGGTATAACTTCTGTGAGACGATAGGATATACTTGTAATGGTGTAGTCACGAGTACTACAACTACAAAAGATGAGTTAGAGAAAATAGCTACAACTGGTCGCGCTACATTAGTATTAAAAGATAATTTATATGGTGTATATATTGATAAGGAGAAGTTACCTGTACAATTATTCACTCCTCGTAACAGTTATGATTTTACTGCAAAACGTACATACTTTGAACCATTTGATGGAGTGAGAGTTAAGTATGTGGATAAAGATATCGGATATCAGAGTAATGAAGCTATTGTGCAACCGGAAGCATCTACATCGAATAACAAATTTGACGAAATATCCTTAACCTATATTACTGATAGAGCAAATGCAAGTAGGTTTGGTAATTATTATTATAATATTAAAACACTCAGGCAAGAAACCTTTACATTCTCTACTGACTTTGAATATATTGTTTGTACTACTGGAGATAGAATAAAACTTCAGCACGACGTACCACTCATTGGTTTAGCTTCTGCGAGAATTAAATCTAAACTATTATCGGGTAGTAATTTGACTGGTGTATTACTTGATGAATTTGTTACTATGGAACCGGATACTGACTATGGTATTGAAGTAAGGACGAAAGATGCATCTGGCATATTTACTATTATCGGACCGTTAGCGGTAGCAAATACTGCTATAGATGAACCTGTGAATGTAAATATTCTTACATTTTTGGTCCCACAAGGTAATATTAATTTAGTATCTAACGGAGATATTGTAGCCTTTGGTAATCATCATTCTGAAACTGAAGATTTACTGATAACTGATATTTCCTGTGGGGATGATTTAACTGCTACGATTACTACGGTTAAATATGATGCTTCTGTGTTTGTATTAGACGAGTTTCCTACTTGGGAACCAGTAGTAGCTAATGTTGGTTCAGCATCAAGAGGTGTTACATTTCAAGATAGTACTTCACGTTCAATATCTATATTACAGTCTACTGTAGCTAACTTGTCTAATAATAGAATATTTAATGAGGAACAACCGACACCCCCTTATAGTAGAGGAGATATCTGGAGACGTGGAATAAGCATGTACATATGTAATGTAGCGCGAACCTCCAGTGAGCAATTTGTTGCTTCTGATTGGGAATTAACTACTTCTGATACATTCCAGACAATTTCTAAAGATATATTTGGTGAACAGTTCCCTGAGCATAGATGGTATATGTACCCGGACGGAGATATACCTATATTGTACAGTGACTTGTTCTCTGTATTTTCTGGTGAAGCTACAAAAGATAATATGTTATCTGACAATGTATCATACTGGAATGCTGAGCAAAGTGAGGGTAAGGTGTTAATACCAACTACTCCATCATTAGATGCCATTACTATAAAAGAGTTAGATGCTAAATTAGGATTGGACCAAACCGCATACATTGTAGGAAGATATAATAGAAATGGATGGATAAGCTCATCGTTTACAAATATATACCCTGTGTCAAATACTATTACTTTAGATGCAGGGACTTATGTATTACAATGTTATACAGGGACTATAGATTGTAATAAGGGCTTAGCATACGCAGATAACCCCTTAGTATTTGAAACCTCAGGAGAAACTATTACATTTGTTCCTAACAGTGTTACTTATCCTTCATTAACAAAAACTTCATTTATACCTCCATATGTAGAAACTTCTTATACTGCTGTATACTATACTTACAATATTACTCAACCTTCTATATCAGGAGTAGTGAATATTTATAATAAACCAACAACTACTGTTCCTATAGCAGAGATGTATTATGATGCAAATAACTATATAATGCTTGCATTAGGTGCAGATTTCATACGTATCATTGTTACTGGCTCTGCTATTTCTGCAGTAAAGGATATACCTTTAACAGATATTGGTATACCAGATAATGTACTATCATTTACTCTGACCTATGATGAAGTTTCCGCTTCAGTAACAGGTAATATTAATGGTTATGATTTTTCATTTAACGATGTGGAAGTATTTGGTGTACTTGGTTACTATTATGTAGGAACTGACCATAATACAACTACCTACTTTAATAATCAGGTATACGAAGTAACATATAATTAGTGGACTTGACAATGGCTATTGATATATGGTATGGTAACTTGTATAGGAGATAAAAATGGACCCTGATGTAATAATTCGTGAATTTACTGATAATGCTTTTGTAATTGAAGCAAAGACATTTGACTATGGCTTGTCACTGGATATAGACGGTGACGTACAGTTCACCTATAAGGGGGTATAATGATGTTTACCGTGTATGTGTTACCTGACAGGTCTATAAACGTATGGCCAATCTACAGGATGTCAATTGTGGAGGACCACATAGACACAGTCCGTTTCATCATACCTAGAACGTATGATGCACATGACCTGTTATCAGGTGTATGGAGAATGAAAGTGCTTGGGACTGTGGCAGGTGAATACATAAATCTACAGGCGTATGAGTGGACCACAGGATATATCTATATTGATTGGGTACCTTATGGCGCTGCAACTGCATCTAGTGGTACCTTACAATTTGCGCTTGAAGCTACAGTAGGGGATTACTTTTATCAGACACATACAGCTCAGATACTTATAGATAGTAATCTTGACATTACCACAGCACCAGAATTTCATCCATCCGTATTGGCAACGTTTTTGGATGATGTGGAAGAGCAGGTGGCATTGGCTACAGAAAGCCAAGAGGAAGCGGCCAGACAGGCGGAACTTGCAGCGCAATCAGCTATAGATGCAGAACAGAGCGCTGAGTCATTCACAGATATTAAAAACACACTAGACTTAGTCAAGGGTACGGGTTGGGTCGATGAAAACCTTGTTGACCATGAAGAACGAATAACCATACTAGAAGGCAATAGCACCGTAGAAGGCATAGATGAGAAAATCAAGACCCAATCTGAAATGGCAGACTTTACTTCTACTTCAGGATTGGACTCTATTACTATAAAAGATGCAATCAATGAGATTTATGCAGAAAAGGCAGCAGCAAATGGACTGGCATCATTAGATGCAACTGGAAAGATACCATCAGCCCAACTACCAGTGTCTGCAATGGAATACAAAGGCACATGGGATGCATCAAGTGGTGCATATCCTGTTTCACCTGATACTGGAGACTTTTGGAAAGTCTCTGTTGTAGGGATTACTAGTGGTGTTGAATTTGATGTTGGTGATGCAATTGTGTACAATGGTACTAGTTGGGATAAATTCAACCAAATAGAGATTGCAGAGGAAGTTTCTTATAATAACTCTGGTAGTGGGCTTATATCCACTAATGTGCAAGATGCTATTAATGAGCTTGATGGCGATATTACAACAATCAAGGGCACAGGATGGACTAATGAAACAATCAAGGGCAATGCTGACAATATTGATAGTTTAGAAGCCATAGTAACTGAATTAGAAACAGTTGGTGCTTCTGCATATGAAATTGCTGTATCTCATGGCTTTGAAGGCACTGAAGAAGAATGGCTGGCTTCATTGCAGGGACCACAAGGTGTTACTGGTGAAGACGGCACTACTGCTTATGAGAATGCAGTTTCTGCTGGATACACAGGGACTGAAGCAGAATTTAGTGAATTGCTCGCATCATTAGGTGATTTAGCACCCGCTTTAGATGCTATTAATGGGGAGGTTGTATAATGGGAACAATAGCAGATAAATTTACATATCTAAATGGGACAAAGTCAGCTATCAAACAAGCAATAATCGATAAAGGTGTGGATGTGCCAGTAGGAACGTCATTCAGAAATTATGCCACAAAGATTGGGGATATCACAGGCGGTGGAAGTACACCAACTGAATGGAGTTGGCCTACCGGTTGGCCTGACATCACTTCTATTGTAGAGAATGATACTGACAATGAATTCCCATATAAATGTATTTGGCTGTTGAATAATGACAGTCCAACGTTTGACTATATAAAAGGAAGCGGAGTGCAGAAGGTTCTTCTGAGTGATGGAACGGTATATACAGATAGTTTTACTGACCATGTTTGGGGAACGAATACTGACCCCACTATAACTGAGTATCGTTGGATAATTATATATATGAGTTCTAATAGCTATTTTCAAATCGATGGTAGACCAATAAGTATTACATATAATAGCACCTTCTTGAGTGGTAAAACTAGTTTCTCTTATATGTTTAATGGTTGCTACTCACTCCAGACCATACCATTGATAAACACAAGTA